CGATCGCTTTCATCTTATCCATGTTCTTTTTACCGATAGCGGAACGCAGAGCGTCAGCCTCAGCCATAGAGAATCCAGCGAGTACGCGAGAGCTTTTCATGATCTGCTCTTGATAGAGTAAAACGCCGTTGGTTTCTTTAGTTGCTTCCTCAAGACGCGGATGAATTGAATGTGGAGCCATAAAACCTTTTGCCACGGAGACATAGTCGTCCAACATGCCTGACTGAATTGGACCTGGTCTGAAAAGCGCAGTTGTGGCCACAATGGTTTTGAAGCTCATTGGCTCGATACCACCACCCAGATCTTTGAGTAGCTTCCTCATGGGGCCGGACTCAAGCTGGAACACACCTTGCGTATACCCCGCGGCGAATCCATCAAGTACTTTGCGATCATCCAGTGGGATGGCATCGAGGTTGATGTCCTTGCCGGTGCTCTCTTTGATGTAACGTTTTGCGCTATCCAGCAGATCGAGAGTGGCCAGGCCCAGAACGTCCAGTTTGATTAACCCCATGGCCTCGCAGTATCGTTTATCGAATGCGATGCAACGCGCGTCTCCACGTCGCTCTACAGGGGTACGTTCCGTCAGAGGTACGCCAGCGACAATCACCCCTGCAGCATGACGGCCGAAGCCACGCATCAGGTTTTGCAACTTGCTCGCCGCCTTAAATGCATCCGGATGTTTGGTGGCGTATTTGTCCAGGCTGGCCAGCTGCTCACGCAGCTCCGACAGAGACAGACTGTCATCCTCCAGGGTCTTTAGCTCCTTGGAAACAGCCATATCAGCCGCATCGACGCCATAAATACGCGCTGTGTCGCGCAGCGCGGAAGCGGCGCCCAGATAAGTGAAGTTCGGAATGCCTGCAACATACTCTTCGCCATATCGGGCATTCAGATACTCGATCACCTCATGGCGCCGGGCCTGGCTAAAGTCCAGATCAGCATCCGGCAAGTCGAGACGTTCAGGGTTAATGAAACGTTCGAACAGCAGGCCATGACGGATAGGGTCAACGTTGGTAATGCCGATGCACCATGCCACCAGAGAGCCGGCGGATGAACCACGACCTGGCCCGACCGGAATACCTGTCTCGCGACTATGATTCATCAGATCGCGAACCATCAGGAAATAACCGCAGAATCCCAGGCGAGTGAGCGTTTCCATTTCATACTTGAGGCGATCGACGTAAATGCGGTGCTCGGAAGCTGGTGGCGTGTAGCCAAATTCTTTGTTGCTGAGACGTTTTCGAAGCCCTGCGACAGCCAGTTTCATCAACGTTGCAGGCTCATCGTCTGCCATTTTTGGCAGCGCCGGCGCCATCTCGTGCCAGCGCCATTCGCACGCCTTAACGATGGAGTCCTGCGTTGTAGAAGCCATGGCAGCAGACACAGATACGCCCATCCGGACAGAAAACTCTTTCAGAGCCTGCAGCAGATGACGACGACCATTTATTGCATTGTCGCGCTGGTGGGGGATACGCAGCCGGTGTGGCTGATCGACTTTGATATTGTTCATCACCATGTGGGCGATGTCTTTGATATCAGCGTCATCAACCCCTTCGTAATAAGCTGGGTAAAACGCAACGGGCTCGATTTTCAGTGCGCTTGCCACTTTCATGGCTCGCACGTTGATCTGGTCATAGAATGGCGTAGGGTGCGGATAAACTACGCTGTAGAAATTCTCGCGTCCGCCGGCAGTAATCAGCGCGCTAATAATTTTAGCGAAGTCCGGGCGCTGGAATACGCTGCCGATATCCGAAGTCAGCAACAGTATATTGCCTTTAGCGTAAGTAGCTGCCAACTGGTCGAGCGCCAGACGTGGCACGAAGTAAAACTGCTCGCGGGTATTGGCTAAAGTCATTAGTTCGCAAATGTCGCGATAACCTTGCTCGTTTTTAATCAGTGCGGTGAAGCAGTAGTTACGTCCACGCTCCAATGATTCCATACATCCATTAGACTCTTTAGCCAGTTTAGCCCGGTACTCGTATGTTGGATCGTCGACAACATTCAGCTTAACACCACAGATCACCGCCATCTCATCGCCAGCTGCTCGCTGCAGGGGGATAACGCTGGCGATATTCATCGTGTCAGCAGAGATAACCGCGGTATAGCCAGCCTCCTTTGCTACCTTTACTGCGTGCTCTGCTTTCAGTGCTGATTCTCCCAGGGAAAAATCAGTCCTGACCATCAGTGCTTTCATGTGTTTTTACCTTCTGTTTTTTCTTAATTTTGTCGTTGGGGAAGCCGACGAACTTCCCGTATATCGAAATCGCAACTCCTTTGGCTGCCTGGTGGCAGTCAGGCCTGTGAGCGCATGACAAACAGGCCGCGCCAGTTTCAGAAGCTGCGATAAGAGATCCAAAACAACCTTTACGCACGATTAACCGAAGATTTTCTGAACCACTTCACGCGCCGCTTGCGCAGAGGTGGAGGGGAGTTTATTGATGAATGACTTCTCGATGCCGGCTGCGAAATCACCTCGCATCATTCCGATTTTTGCGGACAGAAGCAGCTCACGCGGGCCGATTGGTTGGCTGATCAGGTGTTGCTCATACCCGTCTCGTACCAGATTGGCGAACTTAACCATTTTTTCGGCGTATTCACGGATGATTCCCGCTTCGACCAGCATGTTCACCTCAGCACCAGGCTTCATGTACTTGACGTGAGATACGATGCCAAAGCGAGAGAAGTTAGCCGCGTTCTGGATGTTCGTTCCTTGATAAAGCCCCGTTTCATCACCTGAACCATTAGTGTTGCCTGTACCGATGAAGGCGAAGCGCTTATGCGGCGCCACGCGACGCCAGTCAGGTGTCGCTTCTTTGATTACGAGTGGTTCGCCTTCCAGAACTGGCTGGTAGATCCCCAGAATCTGCGGGAATGCAAAATCGTATTCGTCTGCCAGATAGACCCAACCGTTCTTCATCGCCAGCGACAGAAGCCCTGGTTCAAAGTAGGTTGTGCCTTCTCGCGCCAGAATCTGGCCCGTAATATGGGCTTCCTCAGTTGATGCCGTATGCTGTGAGCGGATCACCGGGCGATTCAGGAGCGCGCAAAGCTGGGTTGGCAGGGAGGTTTTCCCCGTACCAGCATGACCCCACAGATAACCAGGAATGCCGATCTCCAGCATCATGAAGATGTCTTTAATCAGATCGAAGTCGCCGTATACATAGCCGGCTTTCACTTCTGGCACGAACTCCGGATATGGCGTGTTGATGTTGACCGTCACCTGAAGGGGTTTGCCTCGGGGCGTGCCAAGTTCCTTGATAGTCAGGCCAAGCAGCTCGTGCGCGGCGACAAGCTCAGTTTTGTATTCGACTGTCCCTGCATAGCCAGGGTGGGCGCTGATATCCGCGATTTTGCCGTCTGCGCCAGCCTTCTCAGAGCGTTTATTCTTTAACGCTTCAATGGCCTTTGGAGACAGCGTTGGTTCCCCGGGGAATGCTGTGGTGTACATTTTCACTACGTCATCCACACCAAGCCCTTTGGCTTCTTCCGGAATGCCTTCACAACGTCCCATCGAAATGTGGGATTTGAGGTGATGGAAGGATTTTCCGCACCATTTGCAGGTGACGGCATCAGAGTGGGCGTCTTGTGGTAGCGCAGTCGCGGTCATGTGTTTTTCCTTACTTGTTGTCGTTTCTGGGCTCTATTCTATACGAATGTATCAGGCTTTATAGTAACTAGTTACTTATTTTATAGGGCGCAAGATTTACCCTAAAATGATACGAGATAACTCGCTGACAACTGACGAACCCAACTCTTCGACCTTATTCACTAGCGCATAGTTTTTGTAATACCGGCGCGGCGCGTCCGTAAGAATGCCAATGGCCAACAGGTTGATGTCACTTGTGTTTTCGATGTCATTCGTTACTGAGCGCAGATGGTTACTAAAGCCATCCCCCGCAGCGCATGGGGCGCCGTCGCTCTGCACAATCATGATCTTCTTGTCTTCCATACGCCCTGCAAACAGAGAAGCCAGCTGTGCGATGCTCTCGCCATCCACGTTGTTTAGCAGGGGGAAAGTCTCCGCCACACAGCCCATACGAGCACGTATCTCTGGGGAGTTCGCTTTCTCATGCCAGTTTTTAATAATCGGCAGCATAAGCGCTTCAAAGCGGCTAAACCCACGTTTCGACATAGTTGCTACATCCGGATTGCCATACGTAGTGAAGCCGGTAATGACGTTCGGAACGTGGATACGATCTAGGGCGTCAGCCAGTGTGTATGCGGATGCCAGCGCGAGCTCGATTTTTCGGCCGCCCATTGAACCTGACAAATCGATGACCTGTTGAACGCACGCGTTCACGGCCTTGTGGTCTTCTTTTCTCCGGAATACCCGATCGTCATTCATCGACAGTCGGTAAAGACTCGCCCCATGTACGCGTCCACGACGCTGGCCAGGGATGAACTGAACACGGTTGCGACTGGCGATCGCGCGCTCCAGGTCTTTGGCCAAGGTAGATGACACCGAGGAAGACAGATGTCTCTCCACCTTCATCTCAAACAGTTTTCTGCCCTCTGGAACAATGCGGTAGCGATCTACGGGCGAATACATAGGGATTGCGCCAAAAGCTTTTCTGGCGCGCTTAATATGCTCTTCTGCCTCGTCAATTGGCCCCAGGAAGTCGTAGGAGCGATTGTATGGCCGGTAATCAGATAGTGACGCGCTGGCTAGCTCCGACTTGATCGCCGACGCCAGCGCATCTTCGGTTGAAGAACCTATCTCTTCATCGACGTTTTCTAATGCCTTGAGAGCATCATCAAGAGACATATCGTCAGCGTGTGGGGCAAAGCCGGCATCGCTTTCATCCGAGGTGTCACGATCCCCTTCATCCTTCTCCTTGCCACCGTCTTTGTCTGCCTTGCCTTCACCTTCACCGTCCTCGACAGCTTCGCTATCATCAGAGGAGCTGCCGGGCCCGTCCTTAGCGCTATCATTCGTGGATGGGTTGTAATCACCTTCATCATCCACTTCTTCCCCTGCATCTGAGCCCAGAGATGTAACAGGATCATCAGCTGTCGTTTCTTCGCTGTCAGGCAAGTCGTCAACATTTTCATGGCCTAAATCGCCATCTTCAGGTTTACTTTCTGTATCATTTATTACTTCATCACTGTTAGGTATGTACTTACTTATCAATTTGTCTGATTTTTCATCATCTTCATCGTCAGAGCTAAACTCATCAGGAGTGCTATCGAGCCCCTCTTCGTCACAAACCTCAGTATCGTCTCCAGCAGCCGGCTCATCTGAACTGTCTTCTTCTGATTCGGTCTTTTTGGTTAAAGAGGACTCACGTTCAGGTAACGGGCCTTCTGGCATCTCAGTCATTTCACGAAGGATCTTAGCCATTGCTGCTGCAACCTTGACGCAATCCTCAGTGCTATCCATACGACGGACAGCTTCATCGACGCCAAACTCTTTCAGTACGGCAATAGGTTTATCGATGAGGTGCCAGTGCTCCTCCATGAAATCAACAAAAGTTGGTTGGCCATCCCACGCCCGTAGAACCGGACAGAGGAAGAACTTTAGAAACAACTCGCGTTGATCCCCGCGGCACATCGCCACCGCCTTTTTAACATGGGGATTAAAATATTTGTCAATCATGAGGTTACGTGTGGACAATAGGTTCCGCCGGCTGCCGGTGAACGCTTCACTCATGCGACGTTCGATGTAGACGTCTTCCAGGGCGTTCCAGAGTCCGAATGCCTTTGTATTGCGCATTTTCTTGACGACTTTTTCGTCTGTGAAAAGGAGATGGCCAACCTCGTGATCAAGGAATCCACGTATGGCATTCATAAGCGCAGGGCTCGCGTCATCTGGTATGGATGGGATGTTAACCATTACTGGTTCACCCTTTTTATTGTAGCGAACGTATGCTGTGTCTCCGTATTCAGCTACAGGAATGTTCTTGCCCGAAAGAAGACCAACGACGCGTTTTACGGAATCGCGGAAGTCCTGTACCTCTTTGAGTACAGTTTTGCTGGGTTTGGTTGCCATGCGCTTTCCTTATTGAGTAAACAAATTGTTTTCAGATATAAGAAAATAACACTGCGCGAACAGGGGAGGAAGCAATTCGCGCAGGGGATCAATGAGTTATAGGCGGGTTATAAATTTTAGTTGATTCGAACCGCGAAAGAGAGGTCGCCAGTATTGATCAGCGTGAAAGAGCCATTTTCCAGGGAGAACCGGAAAACAGTAGCGTCGCGCGCTCTAACGTTTACCTGGTGATTTGGTAACTCAGATAGTACTTCTGCAGCCTCCAGGTGTGTCAGCGCGAAAACATTGCCTACATTCAGAGCAAGTAAATTAGATGACAATTTTTCCATTAATAGCATCCTAATCAACTGGTTTCATTTGGAGGTGATGGTACTACCTATTGATATAAAAGTTAATAAAAATGTATCGTAATGTCTTAAACAAAAATAATCAAAAAAATCAACAGAAGTACCGGATTTTACTAATTTATACCTTATTTCGCGTGATTTATGTGCGATAATTGCCTACAAATAGCCGGATGTAAGACTTTACAATAATAACCGTTGCTGTAATATCGGTAAGTACTTACCATACAATAAGATCACACGAGGATAGTAACTACAATGACAATGGCCGATGAGAAGACCGCTCGTTACGTCGCCTACATCGATTCTTTAATCACTGTTTCGCCGAAAAGTCAGTCGGCGATCTCCCGTGAGATTGGTTACAAGAATCCCAACATTTTGTCCCTGATAAAAAAGGGAAGAATTCCGCTGCCGGTAGAGAAAGTGCTACCACTGGCAGAAGCACTGAATGCAGACCCAGTACGTCTCATGATGATGGTTCTTGAAGACCGTCAGCCTGAGCTGGCAGATTTTTTACGAGACCAGGGCATAGCGCCGCTGACTCCGGAAGAACGTGAGGTTCTCGCAGCTTTCCGCAACCGCTTTCCGGCTCAAACTGATGGTGTTGAGCAGGTTGTCGAAGCAATTAAAAAGCTATGAGAAGTTTACTCTGATCAGCTCGGTGGATAGGCGATCTCCCTTCATTTTGTGGTCAATTTCTTCTAAATCTGGTTGCTCAACAATCGACGAGATGTACGATGAGAAGCTCTCAAGGGCTTCTCGCATCTGATCCATGTAGTCATATCGGTCGTATACACGGTCGATCCCTTCCAGACTATGATTCATGATCTTACGTGATACTTCCTGAGAAATATTAAGGGCTGGAAAGTAGCTGCGTGCCGTTCTACGCAGATCACGTGGGGTAAACGACTCCACTTCCCCAAGCTCTGGTCGCTCTAGAATCCGCCTCAACGCCTGGGCTATTGCAACCTTTGACATTGGCGTATCAGCTTTCTTTTTGTTCGACGGGACGAGCCACTGGCTGCCGGCGCCATAAGCAATCAATTCTTCTACGCACTTCCGCATCAGTGAGCTCATCGGAAGGGTGTGCGACCGGGCCGATTTGTTGCGAGACCCTTGATTCCATACATTTAGCTTAAGGTCGAACTCGCTTACTCTGGCCCGCAGCACTTCATCTGGACGTCTGGCAGCTACGAGGCAAAGCCTTGCCGCCCATTTCGTGCCTGGACATACGTCGAAATAGTCCCAGACATTCCAGAATACCCAAACCTCTGCGTCCGTCAGGCATCGTTCCCGCGGTGCCGTCTTCGCGCCGCCGGCAACTTTGTTCAGCGACATATCATTCAGGGGCGATGTTTCGATAATCCCCTGGAAGGCACACCATCCCAGGAACTGCTTCATGATGGAAAAAACACGGCGACCCATTACGATCTTCCCTTCAAGGATCAGCGGGTTGACCAGCTGATTCACCATTATTCTATTCAGGTTACTTACTTTTTCCTGAGCGATATGCGGGAGAACATGTATCAAAACACAATGGACAGCTATCTCGGGCCGGCGGCGAGTTATCAATAATGATAAGCGAGTGAATAACATGAATGCGTCGGCGAAAGTCAGATCGGCTCCCTGCATCGAGACCGATCTGGCATCCATCTGCGATGCCCGATCCAGATAGGTGATCGCTTCCTGTGACGTGTTTTCCGCTGCGCGTGCTCTGTCAAACGTGTTTTTCATAATCTGGCCACTGTATGACGCTTTTTATACTGTGTTTATATACAGTATATTAGGCATTGTTTTTATTGAGATCAACCTAAAATACCCTCTTTTGTCTAATGATTCCATACCTACCAAGTATGGAATCATAGAAAGGCCTTTTTTTGAAAATTAGTCATCAGGGCCGTGCCATTTCCCGCTTGTTTGTTTGCGACATCACCCTTGTCTATGCGTTATGTCCCATCGTTGTCCGGTGCCAGTTCAGTCATGTTTGCGTCTATGGCTGTCTCGATGCCGCCTGGTCTCGAAGGGGGTACTTCGTCAATTCATGATATGATAGCTTTAACGGTATAGCTATGAAGGAATCATAGATGATGACCTTAAAATATTATTTACGGCACTGCTTATGGGGATGGTGTGGTTATGGCTATCTGATCTATTTTATAGTGCGCGATATGAATGACGGACTCATTTTTCCTGCCTATGTTCCTTATATGCCATTTGTGGTTACATATCTTGTTTTAAGCGCCGTCCTGTACCCATTCTCATATTATACTTCGGAGAAACTAGCCCTTAAGATAATGACCAAACCCTTTTGGGATCGTCACATTGGCGTGAATAGCGGTGTGTATGGCATGTTCATTATTTTGTGGTTATTTTGCCTGCCGCTTTCTGTACCGTTATTTCTCGTATATTTATGCATACGCGCAAAGACTAGATTAAGTGCCTAAAAAATATGAAAATTATCGCAATGGAACCACGCTACGAAAGAGAAAGGCATGGAGCTGCAGGTAACTACGGGTTTGTTAATTTCTGGAAGGCTGCCGCGTATTTGGCGATGTCGCTCATTTTGACTGGATCACTGGCTGTTTTGTGTGCTTCTTTCGGGAAGATGGCCAGCAGACTATACACGTCCTGAAACTTGGCGTGCTGGGTATAAACGAGGGCGCGGTCGCTTGTACAGTTGAACCTGTTTCGGTGACTATTTCGTTCTTGCTTGGTGAATAAGAGATGAACGTGGTAAACACGAGAGGAAACTACAGAACCAGGTTCGGTATAGGGGCCATCTTTGCCGAAAACGGCCGGATAAAAGCCATTCTTAAAACTCACAAAGTCAGCAAGTAAGGAGGTCTTCAGATCAGGCATTACTCTGAAGACCGGCTCCAAAAATTGGGCGTAACTATCACTGTTCCATGTGACTTTCATCGTTCAGCCTTAATGGAAGGAGAAGTTTGCGAAGACGTCCTCATCAATGAGGCCTGTCTGCGATTCGATAACTTCTACCTCGTTAAAGCACTGATTTAGAATCATCAGGAGGTCAGAAACCGCCAGACGGTACTCAGTGATAGCATCACTCAAACGTTTCAGGTACGGATGTGGCAGTTCGGCGTCACGGATGAACTTGTTAACGAAGCCTTCTAAACCGCGTATGGACAGGTCAACGTTCTTCAAGTCCTCGTAACGGCTTTCACCGAAAGTATCGCGGATCTGTTCCGCACTGTAACCTGAAATGTTATGGGTCAACTGAACGTGTTTCGCCGTCAGCTCTGCGAGCCTTTGTTCAATATCCGCAAGTTGAGCTGCGGTGTCACTCTCAGCAACCGGAATGCCTTCCGTTTGCGGCAGTCTGAACTCATGGGAATCTGCAAAACCGGGCCTCGTCGACCTTGTAATGCCGCCGATACGGGGATGCATCTTAAATTTTGTGTGTACACGCTTCGGGAATGCTTTCGGAGTGCTATTTGCATTCGAAAAGCGTGAAGCGTTAGAAGTCACGGTAGCAAGAGCATTGCTAATGACATTCATATCTTCCAAGCAATTTTCTAAATGCATAAAACCTCTTTACAGCTAAATGGCTCGTACCTAAGTGTACGCTCTGTTATCAAAAGCGACAAATCAAAACGGCCCCAAACGGAGCCGTATTGTATTACAGAGTGCTTGCGAAAGCAGCAAATTCTGTGTAACCGCCGATTGGAACATCGTCCAAAAACACCTGGGGAATGGTTTCTACCGGCTTCCCAACCATGTCACTCAGCTTTTGTTTATCGATCCCGGCAGCGACAATATCGATGTACTGATATTCGCCATATCCATGCCCCTGCAGCTGCTTCGCCAGCTCAACGGCTCGCTTACAAAAGGAGCAATTTTCTCGTCCATAAATCACAAAGTTCATTGTTTTCTCTCGTTTATCCTCGGAGAACTGGGGGTTGCGGCCGATCTCTGATCCAGGTGGATAGTAGCCGGCCACACCGAACGGTAAAGGTAAGTATTCTTTCGAGATCGCCATAACAATCATTTTTTCCTTACAGATAGGCTTGAAGCGCCACTTTACACAGCTCTGAGCGCACGCAATCTTCGGCCGTGAACTCAATGAGCCCTACCTGGCGAGACGGTTGGAACCGCTGCAGGGCGTCCTCAAGACCAGATTTAACATGACCCGGCAGGTCGCATTGGGTTACATCACCGTTAACGATGACCGTTACGTTCTCACCCATCCGGGTCAGGAACATCTTCATTTGTGACGCTGTCACGTTCTGGGCCTCATCGAGGATGACTACAGCATTTTCGAACGTGCGACCGCGCATATATGCGAAGGGTGCGATCTCGACTTTGGCCACTTCTGGTTTGAGGCAGTATTCGAGAAATGAAGCACCAAGGCGCTTCTGGAGCACATCGTAGACGGGACGAAAGAACGGAGCGAACTTCTCGGCTATATCGCCAGGCAGGAAGCCCAAATCCTCCTCTGCCTGCAGTACAGGGCGCGTAACGATAATTCGCTCTACTTCCTTATCGAGTAATCGCTGTGCGGCGACGGCCGTAGCCAGGAAGGTTTTACCACAGCCGGCTTCGCCAGTGGCGAACGTCAGTGCTTTGCTATCAAGGGAGATAAGATAGTGGGCCTGGGCCTCATTGCGTGCCTCTATGGGGGAAGTGTCACGCTTCGGTTTTGGGGGCAGAGCAGGGACGGCGGAGGCCAGCTCGTCTACGATAATAGTGTCGAGCTCGTAGCCGAGGATACGCGATTTTGACTTAAGTGCCTGGCGAGCTGCGCGACGTGCCTGTTTACGTTTGTTTCCCATATTGAGTCCTTTCAAGTGAGTAACCGGAAGAACTATACCTAAAAGCGACCGAAAAAGTAAGTAAGTAATTACCTATACGCCAAATATCTATCTTTATCCTAGTAGTGCTATACAAAAAGAAAAGAGGTATCTTGCGTATATTCTTCGCGAACTTCTTTTTGCTCGTAGGAACCTTCTGGGAAGTCTGTATATGAACATATGGGATTGCAATTAATTATGACACCTCCAGACAAAATTGATACCACAAGTCTACTAACCATACTGGGCGTCATCGCTGCGGTTTGGGCTCTTATAACTCCAAATGCACGTCTTCGCTTGCGGTTTTGTCTGGCTTGGTGGGATTGGGCAATTATTGTTACTTCATTTATCCTAAGTAATTACTTAGTATTTGCGCCGACTTTGAAAGCATTGGGTTTATATTTTAGCTTTGGCCCTTGGATGTGGGGATTAGATAGTTCAAGTGCCGTATATCTTATATTACTTACTGTATCAATTTATCTTTTAGTTCGCTTAAAAAATCCAAAACTTTCATCTAGCAGGACAAAGATATTTCTCGAGTTAGTCGAAAATTTACACCTAACTAAAAAATATGATGATCTTGCTCAATTGCTTGCGCCGCAATTAGGGAGGCTAATATCAATAATTGATAAACCAGCAAAGCGGAGCTTTCTTAATAAAATTGCCGAAAAACTTCGGTTAACTAACAGTGATACAGCTGCCGAACATTCACGCGAAGCATTAATAAATATTGTTTCCTCACCTGAACTCACAAATCATTTTGCTCTTGCTCATCCCTCTCTATGCTTAGAGTTAATCAAGATTGAGTCAAAAATTCGTTCTGATTTTACTTATAATTTCATGAACTCATTGCTCAGTTCACCTAGCAGTCGTCTATATGTTGAACTAAAAAATAATCTCAACACAAGACGAGGGCATCGCTTGTTGATTCCCGAAAGCAACCGTATCTTACACTTTTTCTTCTCTAACGCCAAGTTTGCTGATCAAACACAGATCTATCAAGATATTGGAAACAACCTTTTCTGGAGACTTGATGAGGATGAAAGCCTTATAAAAAACCTTAATAAACCATTAGGTTCCTACAATGAGGTGTCTAAGTACAAGTGTCCCATATATTCTGGCGTCACTATGTTTGAAATCATGGTTCATGAGGGTATTCATCAGGGGCATCAAGATCACCTGTGGCTTCATTACTATGAACATTTTGCAGATAGAATTTTAAAGAATATGGACAAACAAACAAATGAACACATTGGTGAGTGGGATACTCCTTTTCATTACCTGTTATGTCATTTATTCAGTGTTGCTACTGATTGGGCAGAACAAAGTGCATATATTGATGAAAAGGATATTTCTCAAGAAAATACAAAAAACAATGTGCACTTCGACAAGCACTACATTTCAAAAGAATCTACAAAATTACTTGGTAATATGCTGCAAAAAACCATGCCCAATAATAAATTAAGTTTGTCAACTAGAAGGAGAATTTTGAGTTCTGTTGTATCTTGTTATATTAGATTGAAAAGAGATAAGAACTTAAGTGATATTGCTTCGTCATTATTAAATTATGCTACCAAAGGCGATTTAAACTCCGCAAGCCCGAATTACTGCAGAACACTACTAGAAATATTTAACACTCTCGATGATTATCAATTGAAGAGCGAAGCAAAGGAGTTTAGAGCAGCAATTGAATCGGCAATTCAACAACGGCCTAACCCACTGAGCTACACCATCTAAGGTTGACACCGTCAGCCCCTGTCGATTCACGGACTTGTGGGGCTGTATCACCGATTCACCGGTGTCGTTCGCAGCAGTCCTACCGTTTTCTGCCACTTGTGCTTTACGTGTTCACCAAACGCTTACAAGCCAAGACCTTCAAATACTCTCCGAGGGTTGAGGAGAGTTTTCATTCAGATCAAATTAGATGTATGGAATCATTTAATCGTTGTGGCCACGGGGCAGTGACAACAATGGCTATAACCAGAAGGATAATGAATCCGTGGCCACAACGTTGAGACCACTGGGACGGATTAATGTACTTGGTCCTACATGTCTGCCGGTTCTGCCTCTGTGATGCAAAAACCAGTGGTCTCAACGTTGCGTGCTGGCTCACCAAACCAGCCGGGTTACGTCGCCATTTTTAACCCAAGACTAAACGACATAAGTAACAGAAATGACGTAACAGGATAGACGGTCGGGTCTTTGGGAGCCGGCATGTGTTGGACATAATACCCAACCGCCCATTCTGTTACCTCATCGGTAAGGGCACTGGTTAACCAAATGCCCTACCTGCGTTTTGCAATCACACTCGCTTAGTGCGTCCCATTTCGGTGACGAGGCTGGAAACTGACCTCGCTGGTATTTAGCTTTTTAGGCTACTGCCAGGTACTGATTGTCGTTTGCAGTTATCTTTAAACGTTCAAACAGTCGCGTTTCAACGAAAACAAGCCAATCATAGTTGTATCAATTTAATAAGTAAATACTTACCTATTATTTCATGCGTCCGTTTGCTCCTTTTTTGATCAGTACTGGCTTCTCATCCTGCGTCCGTTGGATTGTGGCCGTGAAACGTTTGACTCTGATCAATCGCACTTTCTTAGATCTGAGCAGTCACCCGTTCTACGTTGTTAATACATTTTGTCGTCTATGAACGTATAAGTGATTCACACAATTTTACTTATCCATCCTTCGATAACATCATAGGCCACATAGCTTTTCGCGATAACAGTTGTCACTATTACAAAGAACCATTTATGCTTTCCCACAAATCTTTTCACCTTTTCATATTTACTAAGTGATCCCTCGTAATACTCAATCAGAGTAATCCACTGCTGAATTTGCTCTTTATAATGATTACAAAGATTTTTATTTATTTGGGCTTGCTGCAACGACCGACTCCTAGACAACCAACCACCAGTAACTGGTGGCTTAATTTCAGGCAGTTCAGTATCAAATTTAGTACGTTGTTGGTTAAGCCGATCAACGACAACACGAAGTTCATCTGCGGTGAGATCATTACGAGCATAAATATCTTTCAGTTGAGCTAGTGTCATATGAAGCACTCTTTTGGTTGATGACATTAATTATACCATCTTCAGATATGCTCTGTAGGAGTCACCCCGTGGAGCTACAGAAATGTAAGTTACGGGCAAACTTCTTAATCAAGTCATGACAGATGATGAAACCAATGGCGACGCCTCCAGAAAAAGACAATAATATGTATGGAATCATGAGCATTCTCCTGCTTCAATCAGCTTCTCCATCAGTCGGTCTTCTCCTTTAAGGTTTCTTTGATAAGTTCTGAATAAATCTCGCTGGCATCCGGCAGTCGACAAGTTTCAGCAACGGTCGAAGATTGGCGTTTCCCTTTAATTCCACTGTAGATAGATGCACTGCCTCTCTTCGGCTGCAGAGTTCTTGCTGTTCGGTTTCTTTCCTCCACCTCTTCAATGAGCGCTGGCATATCGACGAAATACAGCGACTCACCTTGCCGGATTTCCTCCACCATCATTTTCAGCGCCTGGCATTTTCCGGCCGAAATGGCGTTCGCACAGGAGGTGAACGATGACGCCGGCAGTCGCTTCTCTTTGAAGGCAAGGATCGTGTGCTGACAGACGGTGTAGCTGCAGTACGAGGCATGTCCGTTAAGCTTCACTTCCGGGCAACGCAGCGAGTAGCCGTTGAGTCCAGAGATCGAAGGGATTTTTGATAAGTCAGTTTTGGTAGCCATTTCTCTAAATGATAATCTTGTACTTACTTACTAATCAGTTTAAATAACTCTGTACGGGGACACAGTACATAGTCACGGCTTACCAGGTGGCCCAGCCGGTCATCTTGTCACTTGCGGCTTCGTATCGATAAGGGGTTAGCAGGTCGTTTGCGGCATGAACGGCGTGGGATTGGGCTTCCTGACCCAGCATAGGCATTTCATTGGCCAAACGACTGATCTTACTTGCGTATTGCGCCAACACCCCATCACAGACGCGGCCAGCCTCAACGATCACGTTGATTAAATCCAGATCACTACGACACAAGTCGCAGATGCGCCCATAGTCCAGCTCACGAACACGCGCTATAGCCTTGTTGTAATCTCCAGACATAATCATTTCCAACAAGCCTGGTGGTGCCACCAGATCTACATGGCGCTTTTCAACATCGGGAGAAGTCATGACGCTGACGAAAGCCTCTCCTACTGTCTCGCATTTGCTTTCTACGGCTCTTAGAGTCACGTCCACGCTCTTCTCAAGCGTTTCTCTGCTTTCCATCTGGTAGCAGTTTGAGAAGATGATTTTGTCGTCATACCAGGCGCCAAAACGCGCAACTGGCCCAATGCCGGCCTCAAGCGACGGGACGATGAACGCAACCAGAGCTACACGCTTTTGAACAGTACCAGGCATTTCAGGCGTCTTTGCGTACCACACCACCACCGACGTATGTGTCGCCCCTTCTTTGAGAGGAATGCAGGATAGCGCATTCGATATATGCTCTGATGCCGTGTTGAATGAGGCATCGATGATGCTCTCCAGTTCGCCTTCGCCAAGCTCTACGCCTGACTTCTTGATCATCTCTAAAACTGCCTGTTCGATATCTTCTTTCATGTGATGTCCTCCACAACCAGAGATTAAATTATCACATTAAAATATGTAAGTATCTACTTATCTAAAGGCGGCAAAGAGGTACATGTTGGCACCAGACCAACACAGCAATGCATAGGCCCCAAGAGCGTTTGGCTCGGAGCGAAGCTATCTATCAAGAGTTAACCTTATTAATGCTGTTCGTACTCTGCTAACATCTTAAAGCGCATAGCAATGTGTCAGGGTATTGACCACCCTGATTGATAACAAACGTCATAAAATTAGAATGCGTTTTGCATAGAAGAGGAAGGTATGACTTTTTGGAACGATTCTTATCAAAGCGAATTAAATAATATAACCAATTGGATAAATGGCAATTTACCTAATAAGTCAAACATCCAAAATGACTTAGACACTCTTGATGATGAACAATTCTCGGATGCTGTTTTAGTCCATGCTTGGGTGTATTTTAGTTTTCTGTTCAACAATAGAAGGGAATCACTAAACAAATACACTCAATTTAATCAAAAACACTTGCAAGAAAGGGCCATACCAAGTTTAGATGAACTAAAATCGAATCGATTTTACTTCTTAAGCAATTTAATAAGAGTTGTATATGAATATTACTTTTGGACTCAGGAATCGGACAGTCGACCTGTATTTGTCAACACAAGAGTCCTTGAAAGATTGGACCGACTATCAACCGCAACTGATTATAATGTACAATTCATTTGGATAGAGCGTTCAATGCCTGCCGCCCTGACAATGAGTATATTAGTATCGGATGAATTTGATACGTTAAGAAAAATAGCCAATGATGTCAGTGGGTATGAGGAAAAATTCACCAACCAGATAGACTCAGGAACGCAGAAAGCAAATGAGGAAATAGAAAAAATATCTGTTAACCTTAACGAGTTAATTGATAAATCTGAAGATTCTCAAAGAGACATCAAAACATATGTTGATAAGCTTAATGAATATAAAAGCGAGTTTAACTTTGTCTTGTTGAGTAAAGCCTTTTCAAAATTATTAACAACAAAACAAGAAGAGTACCGAAAAAATCACAATACCATCACTTTCTTTTCAGCATTATTGGTTGTTATCCCTGTGGGGGCTTTACTAAACCATATTTTGGAGTGGTATAAAGTTGAGTTCAATTTTAGCGCGCTTGCATATTACTTGCCAATACTATCGCTAGAGTTATTAATGTTTTATTTCATGCGCCTATATTATATTGAAGGCAAGGCTATTAAAGCTCAACTCTTACAGATAGAACAGAGGCTTAGCCTATGTGAGTTTATACATGATTACGTGGAGACAAAAAATAAATCAGGCTCTGAAAAGGAATCATGGTCGTTATTTGAAAAGCTAATTTTCAGTCCTATACAGGTTTCTTCTGAAAATATACCGTCCTTACTGGATGGTGCGTCATCGATTGCAGAGTTGGCGGGAAAAATTCTATCTAAAGAAGCAAAATAACTATTGTTGGCTGCTCGCTGCCTTGGCAGCCAACAATATACCTCACGAATTAAACACTCTTATACCGAGAACCTTGCTCTGCAGCTCCAGCTGCTTAGAGTAGGGTTTTGCACGATAGTAGGCTTTGAGAATTTGTTCCTGGGTGGCCTCTCCGGGATCTAGCCCTTCTTCTCCAAGACAAGCTATTTTCACATTTAACCCTATACTGGTTAATCGTCTGGCGGCCGCCATTGTGTTTCGGATCGCTTGCTTCTCGCTATCCCACATCATGATGACGTTTCGCAGACCATCAGCCTTTAACGACAGAAACGCGCCCAGCTGGTCTTCTGCGTCTACAGTCGTGTTTCCGGACAGATGCATCCCGAACGTGCCAATGGGCTCTACGTAGTCCCGGAGCGTCTCTTCGTCGAATATGGCGCGCTTAACCCCCATGACATCGAAAGCCCCCTCACAGACGACGACGGTTTGCTTACCAACTGCGTTATGTCCGTTATAGAGAAACCTCCCGGATGCCGGCAGCTGCATAGGGAAGAGATATCGGCGTTCTGCTGCGCCGGTGACGTCACGCCCCTGGAATGTCTTCATCACCCCATTCAGATCGTAAATCGGTATCAGGATGCGCATATCGAATGCCTGCCCTTTAACCTGATCGGTATATGGGTCGACATAAGCATGTTTTCCCTCGACGCAGTAACGCAGGTCAAAATATTTGGCCAGCTCCGGGGTAATGTTCCGCTCAACAAGATAGTCCGGCAGCCGACCGTCAATTGGCAGTTCATAATGCCGCGGTAAAGCCACCGGGCCTTCAAGTTCCACAGCACTGGCCAGCACAACCTCTTCTTTTTTTGGCGCCCAACCTTGAGACAGGAGTGCGTTATGTACGTACTCCTCAAAGGCACGACGAGACTTACCGCTGTAGTGTTTGAGGAAAACCAGCTTGTTAAATTGAATTTCTTCTGGGTGATCGCCGGCGAAGCATTTCCCGACGTTGTTGGTCAGGTTGAAATAGACCTTCCAGTTTGTGCTTCCACATACCGGACATTCTTTGATATTCACTTCGCGGCCGCGGGCGCTTACACCGCCGCGACGATAGATGATGCCTTCCATATCCAGCCATTGTTCGAAATCCAGCTCGGACAGTAACTCTTTGAGGTCACTCATTGTCATTTACCGCAATTTTTAAAAGTCAATATCTTGATAAACCTCTGTTTTTGAATACCATAGAGGCTCATGTGTTTTTCCTTTTGTGATTAAACAAAAGGTAATTTGGAAGGGCGTGGGGCTGTTATCCGTCTTTGCCCCACGCCTATTTTTTTAAAGAACTTCCATGATCCGCTCGATGAAGCGCATCTGTTCGAGGTTCTGCTTAACGCGAATACTCACCCCGCCCTTCTGGTTACGAGAACCAGCAAAATAGAGACGTGCTTCGCCTTTGGCTTCTTCCTCCTCAGTCTTGTTGATAGTGATGACTAAGTCGGCAATACGGACTTTTTCGATATTGTCCGCGGCGTGCATCATGGTGGCCACTTCGGATGAGCCACCTTCACGATTGGTCTGGGATGCCGTGATTCCTGCAACGTTGTGCTTATCGTAGAGAGCACGCAGATCGGTGTAGATAGAACGGATGTTCGCCCGGTCGTCACGGAGGTCGTAACTGGCACGCATCAAGTCCGCATAGTCGACCACCACCATATCCGGGATCATGCCATTCGCTTTCATGCTATTGAGCATACGATCCAAATCTGCAGGCGACATGCTTCCTGACGGGCGCTCAACCACCCACAGACTACCCACCCCTTTCGTCGCGCCAAGCTCCGCGAGTTTCCGGTGAACGTCGTCACGCTGCTCTACCAGCTTTGACATCTCCGTTTCAGACAGCCGCGCATCGAAGCGATCGGAGAGAATCGAGGTATGCACTTCGAGAGAAAGATACAAAACGTTGTAGCCGGCCAGCGTTGCGTTAATGGAGAACTCCCCCATCGCTGTCGATTTACCTGATTTCGCAAACCCCATGAAGAGCACCATCTCACGTTTCGCCCACCCTTTTTGATAGAGCATACGATCCAGCAGCGGCAGGCCAGTGGTGATGCTGTTAGGCACGTAATCATCTGAGGCTTCATATTCACGAGCCTTGTAACGTTCCGCTGCAGAGGCGAAATAGTCATAAATGCCCGTCGCTTCGTTAGAACCGATCTGCTGCACTTTGGCCATGATGGCCATCGCTCCCTGGAAGTCGCCCTTCTCCTTCATCTCGGCCGCTTTAATCAACGCATCGTCGAACGCTACACTTTTAGCGAACGTCGCGACCTGGTCGACCATGTAAGCCGTATCAGAGAGTTTTTCCGAGAGCACCCGCTTAAACGCCGCCACAACGTCCGGGAACATCTCTTCTCTGATCGTCTTATCGCGTTTAGCACGCTTCAACATATCGAGGATGGCCGCCGATGAAGGCGCGCTCTTATACATTCTGAAATAGCCCGATACCATGTTCACCAGTATGGCGTTCGCCGCATTGGAGAATTGGTTGGGGGCAACCAGATCGCCGGCACGAGTCAGAAACTCATGATCGCGGCAAAAATACGCCGCCAGACGATTCTGGAAGTCGTCGTCGAACTCTTCAGACAACCCTCGTCCTGTGTGGCAAAGTTCGGTCATGTGTTTGATATCCTTTGGTGCTTAAACAAGTTGTTTTCTAATCGTAAAAATATGGAGCAGGCAATCAACACAGTCGCCGTGCTTCTTCAAGTTCTTCCGGGTAATGGGCATAGATAACGCGCTCAGGCACCAGCTCCATCAACCAGACAGCAGAGAAGATGGTGCGGATACGCTTATCACGGGTGATGTGCTTCAAACGCTCCAGAACCCATTCAAAGTAACGTTCCTGAATTGGGTCATGCTGCATGTCTCCTAAGTGCTTAAAACTCACTGCAGAGTCATCCAGACGCGTTCCCGCACGATTGGCGAGTTTGCTTTCGAAGATCTCAATCAGTTCTGGCTGCCAGAGGTGCTGAGGGCGAGGTAATTTGTCCCAGAGCCGGCGCGCAGCTGCAGAGAGAACGGTTGATATAAAATAGTCATAAGAGCAGCAATATCTATCTGCAAACTGGCGAGCTTTCCAAAGGGATGTTTTGTTCACCGCCGAGAGCTCTTGGTAAGGCAAGCGTTTCAGGCCAGTACTGAATGGCGCCGTCTCGAAATGCTCGCGGCCATGAGACAGCATGATCTGTGAGTATGCACGCTTATAGGCTTCCGTGAAGAGACAGGTTGCCATCAGCGGGTGCATATCACGATAGTCAAACCACTTCGTATCAAAGAGCTCAGCCTCCCCCTGGCATCGTGAAAGACCGATGTTTTCCGCAACCCACTTGTCCATGGCGACCGTGTCCCACTCCGTCATGAAGTCGTACTGGCCGTTGTTTATGGTGTCAAAAAAGATCTGGCTCATGCTCTCACCGATAGGTAACTACTTACTTACTATTTGACAGATCATAGCGACTGGAGACTGTTTTTGGAAGTAGAAGCAGAAGGGAATGTGTCTGGGAAGAATGCAAAATACCTACTTACGTATAAATAATAAGTTACTTAGTTTTTATATACGAAAGCAGGTTCTGAACTTATAACCAATTAGTTTCTAAGAAATGCTATAATGCAAAAAGTGTTAACTGTATCTAAACTTCAACATAAGGCGCCATGATGCTATTATATAAATACATACCAGAAGAAAGTCTAAAACTATTTTTTGATCATGACGCAATCAGCTTTAAATTTACGCCAGTTGGTCATTTCAATGATCCTTTCGAAACATATGGGGTATCGTTGGCATCAGAGGATGTAGACTCGTTAATGCATTTGACCTTGCGCTCAAAAATAAACTCTGAACTTGCCAGTCTATGTTTATCCGAATCGCCATTAGAAGTTTTAATGTGGTCTCACTACGCACAACATCATAGAGGTTACGTAGTAGGCATAGATACAGATTTAGCAGGTTTTAACGATGACTCTCTTTGTTTAATAACAGCTAATGAGGGAAATATCGACTACCGAGAGGAGAGAGAGAAAACAAGAATCATTGTTTCAGAAAAAGATTTTAAAAACAAAGAGATAATCAAAAAAATATTGTTACGAAAAAGCCTACACTGGAAATATGAGAAAGAAGTTAGAGTTGTAATAGAAAGTAAAAAACTGCTCCCCATAGAGAATGAAGAAGAGAAGTTCTATTTATACAAGGCTCCAGGGATTAATAGCATTAAAGAGATTTACATTGGCATTAATAATGAGGAGTATGAATTTACCGTTACAGAGAATGAAAATTTAAGAAATGCCATAGTGGAAAATAATATAAAAATTCAAAAGTGCAATTTTAAAAAGGGAACTTGGGACTTAGATTCGATGGACTACGACATGAAGGACATTACAAACATTGAGTTCAATATACTTGCGGGGGTAATATCTGCTTTTGAAAAAAATGAAGTATAAAATTAAGCGAGCACAAACCACCGATGCTCGCTTTTCATAGCGATATTAGCCTTTCTTCATCAACTCGCGCTTTATTTCGTCAGTACGCATCGTCACATCGGCAGCAGTGATCGCCTCGTTCATCTTGACGATGTCCTCAATCTCCTGCGGGGACTTCTCTGCCAGATGGAAAATGGCTGCACGTATCACATCAGAACGGGTGAACTTCTCGAAACGAGGGATGAACTTCATCATCTCCAGTAATTCGAAATACTCGTCTTCAAGAGACATCGTGCGGCTTTTGATTTTCTCTTTGCCACGTGTTGGACGGCCTTGTGGACGGACAGGCTGGCGCATCGGGGTGCTGCTTTTAGGCGCAGCAGCTTCCGCAGCCGGACGTTTTGCCAGATCACCCATTTTCATGGACATTATTCACCCTCCAAGGTCATTACGTATTCTACTAATGCTTCAATCTCGGCCTCAGCCTTTTTGTCGCGTTCGGCTCCGGTCATCTCAAAGATGGAACGACCCGCCTCTTCGGCATCGTCATAGACGTTGCGGTTGTAAAGATTCACCGGTACCGCCTCGATGCCAAAGGTTTCGACAATTTCTTTTGCAGCGATAATGCGCGCAGCCTGGGAAGGCAGAGACGGGCACTGGTTCATTACAGCACGGATTTTGATTTTGTCATTCACGCTGCTAACGCTGTCGACAATGGGGTCGATGTCACGCAAGGATTTCAGATCACGACGTTTCGGGCGAAGCGGGATAAGGATCACGTTGGCCATCAACATTGCGTGGCGCTGAATTTCGGAGTCAAAACCACCAGCGTCGACTACGACGTAATCGTAACGGCCGCGAAGCGAAGTGATGTGTTTGATGATGTCATCCTGGACATAGGCGAACGGGATCAGCTCCAACTCTTCATTATGCCGGCGGTCTTCACACCATCCTGTCGTGGTGCGCTGGATGTCGATATCAGTGATCTGGACTTTCTTTTTCTTTTTGATTTTCAGACAGGCTGCAATTTGCTGAGCAACAGTCGATTTGCCTGGGCCACCCTTGGTACCGCCCACCACAATGATCTGAGTCATTCGTGATATCCCTACGTGTGATTTATCGTCGTATGAAACAACTTGTTTTCTTATATGCGATATAGCCTAAATGCCTACGGCTGCGGTGTAAAGGTTAAATGGTAGGTGGTTCATATAAAGTGTATAAAATCGCCTTGCGCCTGCATTGACGCCTCTACATTCACAGGTTAGTATTTCACCAGGTGGTGATGGTCACCTGGCGCCTGTCTCGCAAAGCAATAGCCCATCATTCTGCAGTACCCAACACTTGGCCGCCATCATTATGACGCTGCCCGGTTAACAGGCTATCGGTATGCGTCTAATGTGTGGAAACATAGCCATGTCTAACTACTCTGGTCTAAACATTCTCAAAAGCAAAGCTAAAGATTTAGCTAAAAAACAAGGGATTAAGCTAACGGAAGCTCTTGAAGCCGTCGCTATCGATGCAGCGTTTTCGAACTACCATGAACTTTCATCTGTGGCGAAGCGATTTCCATTAGAACCTAGGTTAATGAAGGCCGCTTTTGGTGAGACGCACTTCGAAAACGTCATTTTTTCGAGTGATGTTTACGTTCAATTTGAGATGGCTGTTGACGAACTTTTATCCGATGCGGTTGCTTCAACCAATGCTAATGGTTGTGCAGTATATGACCTCGAGCCAACTGAAGTTCAGTATGACGAGGAAAAGGGACTGTTGAACATGACTGTGGCGTTCAGTTATGAAGGTGAGCAAATGCCAGACCATTTTTTCTCCGGTACATCATTCTTCTTAACAGCAAATGTTCCTCTTATTTATCGTGATAATAATTGGCTAATCGCTGAAGAAGGTATCGAAATAATATCTTCAGACTCAAATGCAGATCCTGACAGCGACTGGTACGACCTTACAGATAGCTGATAAAAAATGCGCTTTGGTGTTAACCAAAGCGCCTTCTACCTGATATTGATAGTAATGCAATCACCACTTACACAACCGCTCACCGAGCGTGTTGTGGATCAGGATTTCTCTCTCAGTTTCTTCTGTCAGGGCGTCGTCCTTGCTGATGTAGATAGGATTAGCCCCATCGCAGAATTGTACGCCCACGGTCTGAGGTTTAATCACGCATCCACTTATCGCGAAGCTCGCGATGAACGGCAGAAGCATCCTTAGTCCTGACTTCATTAATCGTCTCATTTTTCACATCCACTGTGCCTTGAAGCCGTTTGTTGGTTTCTCTCTGCGCCTTTTCCTCCATGGCCCGCCGGGCAGCGCGTCCACCCCAGGTGTACGCCCCAACGAGCACAAAGAAGACGGCAGCCAAAGTCATGATGGTCGATTTGACCTTTGAAAGCAGGCTGCCGTTCATGGTTACACCACTCCTGCCTGATGCTTACGAACTTGCGACCAGGCAATAAAGCCGGCGACAACAATGGTCGCAATACCGAAGATAATGCGAACGGTATCCCCGCTGGTGATATGTCCCTGGGCCTTATCCATCGCAACGGAGATCTGCGGCATTACGTCCGCCAACTGCGCAATACCGATACCTGCAGTCACCGTTGCGCCTGCAGTTTCTTTCGTGACAGGTACGGCTTTCACTGCAGTCACCGGTTTAACGACGCCGGCGCGACGCATACCTTCGTCAATAACTTCGGCCGAATACCAGCTGTTGAGTGTTTTCAACGGGCCACGACCGTTCTCATGACGAATAATCGCCTCCACCAGCGGCCGCATAGTATTGTAGTCATGCAGATCGATGATCATGTCCGGCGTCACGCCTACGGCTTTAGAGACCTCATTGATATAGGCGGCCGTGTTGTTTTCATGCGGCGGCGCCCAACGCTCGATGACTTCGCGGATCGTATCGATGCTGGAACCGTCTTTTGCGCGGCGCTTATCATGGTAGGTGATGAGCGTTACTGTCAGTGCTCGAATCCCCCATACGGGGTCTTTAAAAGTGCAGAACCGCGGTTCCGCCGGGTTGTTTACTAACCCTTGCCACGGCGACCCCTTATCCAGGTTGCCAGGGTTATTGTTACGAATGCCTCTTGGAGTACTCATCCTTGTTCTCCTGTTATTGCAGTCCATTTTTCACGCCATAAGCGGCCAAACCCAAAAGCAGCACGGTGATCAGGAACGAGGTAATCTTGGAAATAATGCCCCCAAAGAACCCGCTTGAAATCGTGTCGAGCCGATTAAGAAGTTTGTCCAGGTTGGAATGCTGAATGCTATGTTGCGCCGGAGTCATATCACCAAAGTAGGTTCGCAGCTGATCGTTGACCTCCTGGCCAATATCCTCGCGAAGCTCCTTACTTAATTTTCCTACGACTTCTCGCGCCACAATTGCGGCAATGCGCTCCACCTGCTCTGGCGTCACGCCTGCCATCTCGTTTGACATGTCTTCCTCCATGAATAAGTCAAATCGGATGGCAGATTTATATCATAAATTAGAAATTAATTGTAGGTAAGTACTCACATACAATATCGATTGCTTTTATGCCGCTGTTTCTGGCGTTTGCATCACTAGATCCTTTAGATTTTTGAGCTCTTCTTTAAGTTTTTCGATACAGTTGCATTGCTCCTGAACGGTAGTTACCAGGTCTGCGACAATTGCTGTCTGATCTACGTTAAGGATATTGATCTTCTCGCCATCAATTTCTACATCACCGCTTTGGAAAGTGTAAATCGGGTCCACTTTTTCAGCTTGTTGAGCAATAAATCCACGCCTACGGCGTGTTTCGCCTTTCATGTTGAACTCACATACCCCCAGCGCGTTAATACGCTTGGATGCCCCTTTCTGAGAATCCGTAAAATCTTTTTTCAGCCGCACGTCTGAGCCAGTGGTCATAACATCGCCTTTAGGTGTGGAGATTGTCCCACCGGTGTAAAAGAGCCAGGCATCTTTTCTGTCAAAACCGTCCATATACAGTACCACCCGGTGGTTGTACCCAACGTATTCTTCCAGGTAGAAACCACCCCACGCTCCAGACGTGTCGCCGTTTCCGCCACGCCCTGTCATGCGGGACCGGACTCTGCCACCGGAAACTAACGCGCCAATGGCAGGGGAACCGAAGTCGGTCTGCTGGGACACACAGTCATAGCGACACTGTATCCAGCTGCCGATGTCGGCCGCTTGCCCTACCCGCAGGTCTCTGTCTACCCGTAGATGGCTCCCCTGCACACTCAGTTGATCAGCGGCTGTGGTTATGAAACGAGCAGTGTAGTCGTTGGTACTGTTGTTATGATGAAAATCGATGTACGGAGTGCTCATCGAAAGCTCAATTGCCTGCGCAAAATATTTCCCCGCACTGATGTTGCCCGGAACAGTCATATTGCCGGCACTATCGACCCCCATAATCTCCGTCTGGGTATCTTCAGGGCTAATAGTCGACTTATTCCCCTTCACCACGCTGAAGCGCGTTCCGCTGCCTACCATCAGCTTTCCGTAGGTGCCTGATTTTTTGACCAGTCCAATATCGTTGTTCCTGCCCAAAATAAAACCGGAACTATCGCTGGTTATAATTTGCGAGCCGGCGAGGTTGTTTCCCCCTGAAAGTTTAGCCAGCGCATCCAGATCCGAGGCCTTTGCCATCCCGGCAATCGCCGGTACGGTCACCTGCGTACCTGTTATAGGGTCTGTCATCGTAATATTGCCACTACCTGTTAGTGCTGTAGACCATCCTTGAACAACGTTACGCCAAAGGGTAAATGCGCTGGCTAGTTGATTTGCAAATGATGAAGTGCTCGCTGTTTCTGATGTGATAATTCCATATTTCGCGCCAGAAAAAGCTGTTGTGATGTTTCTCGTCAAAGTCAGTTGAGTGTCATTATTTACTGATTTGATGGCATACAGATCAGCACTTCCATTGCGATAAATGACTAAAATTGAACCCTCTTGAATACCAAGTGCGTGCTCCGACCACTTTGTTGAAATACCAGTAACCTTTGCCTGGTTTGCTGCACCCGTTACGGTGCCAACTTCATACATTGCCATAATTACATTCCTTGTAATTTTAATGAGCGGCTCTCAAAGAGCCGCCTGAAACTTAAGCCAGAGAGATGGAGCCAGTAGTTCTGTACATCGAGACAACCCCTGTAAACCGGAACTGACCGCTATCGCCACGGTTCGGCCACTGAATGGTAATCTGGTGACGTTGACCGAAGTTTGACGCCGGGATACGGATTGAGAAGATTGATGTTTCAAAGTCCTTACCATCGTTTCCAGAGTCAAAAGTCCAAACGGTCGTTTCATCAACGCGAATTGTTACGTTCTGACGCCATACCTGAACAATCGCAACGGAACCATTGAACACCATACGCCGTTCAAAGGGCATACCGTCAATCGTTGCAATCAGGTAGCGCGTGCCGGATGAGGTATTCCCGGAAGCTGGCCAGTTTTTAACAACACGGTCGGTCATTGTCACAACGTCACCAACAATTTTATTGGCCTGAACAGTGCCAAGCACAGTGCAGTTCTCGTTAATAGTCACGTTATTAAGCACACCAGTATTTGCGTGAACTTCACCACGAATAACTACGTTGTTGAACTGTGAACTACCGTCTTTTCCAATTCTCCAGCCATTTGAACCGTTAACGAAATTGTCAGATCGGATTTCACCGCCAATTTTTGCATTGGTGATGGAGCCATCCTTAATCACAGCGGCATTCATGTAGGCAACGCCATTTTCCACAACAAATGGTGTGGTCGTGTTTCCGTTAGAGGTATTGATTAAGCCGAAGCGATCAGCCTGAACCAGAAACTGGCTCTGCAAATTTTTGCCATCGATACCTAAAGCGATACCAGCAGCATACTTTTTACCGTTACTGTTGGTTTCCATTTTGACCATCCAGGTACTGTTAACGTTGCCGTTTTCGACAACCGTTTTCTTCAGCTCCTGCAGCTCGGCTGACTGGCCTCCTACCTGAGCTGTCAAATTCGTCTGCTGCTGAGACAGTGCGCTTATCGTTGTGGCCTGGGTCTGCTGAGTTGACTTAATTGCCGCCAGAGAGGTGGTGGCGTTATTCAACTCCGTCTGGTTTTTGATGTTTGCCGATGCCTGCGCGTCAATTTGCGACTGCAAGCTGGTATTCAGCGACGACTGCGTTTTCTCGTTGTTGGTGATGGTCTGCGCCATCTGATCAACCTTCGAAGACGCATCATTCACCTGGGACGTCAAAGAGGACAGCTGAGACGCCTGGGATGTTACCTGCCCTTCCACATTGGTAACACGTGAGGTAAGGCTGGTGAGGGCGGATGCGTTTACATCTGCCGAATCCTGTGCCTCTTTTGCGTCCGTGATATCAGTGACAACTACGTCATCGATATACAGATCATACCCCGGCGTACCGGTGCCAGTTGACCCGCGGGTAGAAATCCAGAACACGCCGCGGGTGTGGCCAGTCGCTACACGGAGCGTGCCTGTGAATTTCTTCCAGGTTCCTCTGCCCCCCAACGAACCTTCAGTGATGGTGATCGCCGACGGCCAGTTGTTATTGTTGGCAGCGTTTTGGGTCTGCAAACCAACGATTGTTGACCACCCGGATGATGGCGACTGATCTGCCGGCATCATCGCCCAGAGTTCAATGCGGAATACCGCATTTTCTCGCAGAGCAATCCACTTACCAATGGATTTATCGCTGTTTCCGCCCTCACCGGCGCCGCGGGAAACACGCAACGACTTCGTTCCGCTTCGTTTCTGAGAGCTGACGACGACCGCACGCGAGCCGCTGATCTGCTGGTTTTCGGAGTACGTCTCCAGAGAACCATCAAACCACGGGTTACTACCCATTGCCTGAACAGTGCTCAAAGAGTTTTTGAGCGAAGTTGTCTGGCTGCTCTGGGTTTCAATTTCTTTCTCGTTCTGCGTGACGCGATTCGTTAATGCCGTTAACGCAGCCGCATCAGCTTTCTTCGAAACATTTGTGTTTGTGGTCGCAAGGTCATTCTTAAGTTGCGTAACTTGGCTGCCCTGGCTGGTGATATCATTCTCTGTCTTGGTCACACGACTATCGAGTTTAGTGATCGCGCTCGAGTTCGCCTGAGTTTCAACAGAGTCGGTCACATCGACGACGTAAAAATCATCAAAGTACATCGCGCCTGCGGACAAGAAAGCAGTGAACTGAACGTCAGCAACGACATCCTTTGTCGCCTTCCAGGTCCAGGACACTTCCTGCCAGTTCGAAGTGAACGGGCCATAAGCCTTACTTGCGATTAGACTGTTACCTTCTGCCACACGGAATTTTGTGTTGTCAGTCGACTGAATGGTGGTATTAGGGTCCTGCTTTGCCCAGATGCCAATTTTGTACGACCGATCCTTTTTGAAGGAGATCTTCTGGCCCACGCCTGCAGAACCACCCGCCGCCAGTTTGGCGGCTTTGGTGCCAAGATGTGGAACCTGCAGCGTTACCACCGTGGCAATCCCGCTCCAGCCTGTATAGCCCTCCGTACCACGCTCAAAAGACGGGTTTACGATCAGGTTCCCGGGGATCTGGCTTGCTGCATCCACGCTGGCGTTACTGGACGCAAGGCTGTTTTCCAGTGCCGTTGTCGAGGAGCTCAGGGAGTCAATATTATCCCCCTGGGTCTTCACTGTGTTCTGGAGCGTGGTAATTGCCGACGCGTTCGCATCAGCCTTCATCATCACACCGCCGGTGGCGCCCAACCCCATCATTACCCCGTTCACAAACTCGACTGAGGTCGAGATGTGGGCGGTGCCGTCGCCACCGGTTGGCGCACGCAGTTCCAGACCATCGCCAGGCTTCATGCCTTTGCGGCCAAGGAGAATGTAGGCACCACGATACGGCAAGGAGTTGACGACTTCAGATGTACCACCAAGAGATTCCAGAGCAGACAATATCTTACCTCGGTTGCCAGATGGCTCATCGAATGTCAGGACGCAAACGTAAGTGCCACTGGCCAACGCCTCGATATCAGCCGACATCGTGGCACCATTATTCGCGCTGCCAAAGACATCGTATGTTTTGGATGTCGCAATCACCGTTGATCCGTCGCTGTGTTTTGCAAAAGTGACCAGCGCCCAGCTGCGACCAGGGGTAAACAGGTTCTTGCCGCTTTCATCAAAAACCCCAGGAGTTACGCTGTTGCCATTCCCCCGTGCAGTGACAGTAAACACAGTGCGACGGTTCATCGAGGCCTGCAGGCTGGTAATGCTACTGTTCGCCGCAGTTAAATCGCCCCCCTGAGATGTCACCGTGTTCCGGAGATCCTGCAATGCAGAAGCATCAGCCTTCTTGGCAATGTTGTTCTGAGCTGTCGATAGCCCGTTTTCCAACGATGTGGTGCGATTTCCGATAGAGCTAATGGAAGTGCCTTGCTTATTCACTTTCGTTGTCAGCGAATCCACAGCCGACGCACTGGCGCTATCAGACGGAGACTCGTTCCAGTCGGAAACAACGTTACCTACCTCAAACTTCGGACTGTTGATGTACACCGTCTGGTCTTTGGAGGTATTGCTCTCGATACGGCACAGAATCAGGCGCTTGGTGCCCGTGGTAGGTATCTGTTTCCACTTAACCCAATAGCGGGCCCATGAAGTGGTCAGCGTGAACTGCGCACGACCATCACTGTTGTTACCTTTCGCACCCTGGCTGGTCTCGATGGACGTTGTGGTGTTCGGATTGTAGAAGAACGCCGTCATCGTCTGGCCAGCAACGCCGCCTTTCGCATAGAAGCTGTAAACGTACTCACCTGCATCGACCGGCGACTCAAGCGTGATTTCCCGCAAATCCCTGTAACCGGAGCCGGCTTTTACAGTTGCGCCAATTACCGCGTTACCACGATACGTATCGCTGACAACGTTCGACCAGCCGGCCATATCGCCGGAGTTCTTGATCAGGTTTGTACCGCCGACAGAAATTGCATCAACCTTGTTGTTCAGATTCGTGACAGAAGAACTCGTTGAGTTAATGTCTTTTTCGGTCTGGGTAACACGGTTGGTCAGTGCCGTCAGAGCATTTGCGTCCGCTTTTTGAGCAACGTTTGCATTTGTTGTTCTCAAATTGTTCTCAAGATTGGTAGTGCGTGTACCAATACTTGAGATGTTCTCCCCCTGCTGATTTACCGTAGAGGTCAGCGAATCAACCGCTTTCGCCGTGGCGTCGAGGGAATCCTGGACTTTGGAGGAGTCGGTTACGTTCCGCAGATGCCAGTCAGTCACATACCAGACGGTGCCGAATGGGCTGGACTGGTTAATTTGCAGGAATGGACGGAAGAAGCCGCGATCGACAATCCCCTGAGTAATTTTGAAACGCCAGGTTACTCGCTGCCATGTGGCCGACGCCTTGCGGTTGCCGCCAGATGACAGAGGCGCGCCCACGCTGCCGCTTGGCCGTGTTGCGGTTCCGAGATACAGGTTGAAATCAGCGGAGCCGGCACCACACGCGACGAGAGCAGACATTTCATAGACATCCCCCAATGTCGCCGGAATAGCAGCAAAATTGGGGTGATGGTCGCGAGCCGCAATGCGTGCAACATAAGCGTATGGGCAATTGGCTGGCACGCCCTCAGACGAGCTGGAAACCACAGTGAAGCCCATCTGACTAAACTCTGGGTCAAATGTCGGGTTGCTAATCAAATCGCCACTTGTAGCATTCCCTGCGCGTACAGATGAATTAAGCGCAGTGATACTGCTATTCGCAGAGGATAAGCCCGATTCTGTTTGATCGACGCGCCCGGACAACACGCTTAAAGCGCTCTGATCCGCTTTTTTACTGACGTTGTTATTGGTCGTTGCCAGGTCATTTGTCAGTTTGGTGATGCTGTTACCCTGACTGGTGATCTGGTCACCCTGTTGGGAGACGGTCGAGTCCAGTGTCGAAATCGCATTGGCATTAGCGTCTGCTGTACTTTGCGCATTGTAGGCATCAGTCACTTCGGTAATGACCAGGTCATCAATGAGGAATGAGTTTCCCGCCTTAACGCTGCTAACGTTAGGAATAGAAATCCTCACCATTGCCTGCTTAATACCGCTCTTCGTTGATTTCAGGTAACCAGAAACCTTCGTCCATTGAGTTGAAGAGAGATCCTTTGCCGCTTTGGTAACTGCCGGCCACTGCCAGGAGTTGTCCTGATACTGGAGCGACAAACCGATAGAGATCTGTGCATTCTCGGCCATAGCGGTACTCTTGGCATCCCGCTTAACCCAGCATTCCATATAGAAGACTGCGTTATCGCGAACCTGGAACCCGCTGAAAATGTGATTATCGCTGTTATCAGTTGCGTTAGCGTTGTAATCATTCGGACGCGTCACACGGATGCACTTATTACCACCATGCGAGTCATCAGTGGTCACGATAACGCGATTATTTGATAGATTGTGGCCAACCGCGTAGCTTTCAAAAGTGCCATCAGGAAGCAGATTAGCGCCGCGTTTGGATTGCTGGCTCAGAGAGCTGCTAAGCGACGTAATGTTGCTGTTCGCCGCCGTCAGACCGGACTCCGTCTTCTCTACCCGACCTGTCAGCGTAGTGACTGCCGACTGATCGGCCTTTTTCGCGATGTTTGCGTCAGCGGCCTCGAGGTCATTGGTCAACTTAGTGATGCTGTTGCCCTGGCTGGTGATCTTGTCACCCTGCTGTGTCACCGTGCTCGACAACGTAGACAGCGCATCGCTATTAGCCTTGATCTTCACCTCATCCGTGATATCAAAGACCTTAAATGTATCAACCCAGATTTCGGCATTAGCCGGGTGCGCGTAAAGCTTAAAGTTCTGGCCATCAGCGTTTGAGGCAGTAAGTCCAGTCTCCCAGGTGATGGTCTGCCACTCACTGGTTAGTGTGACGTTTTTATCTTCATAATTGCTGTCGGTCTGGCCGATTTTATTCTGGCGCCGGATCAACATGTTCATCGCCCCGGACACGCCCTTGGCTTTAACCACAACACGATATTTGCGCTGACCATTAAGCGGCAGCGGCTTGTTGTTGTTGGAGAAGATGCCTGGGCTGGTAGTGGTCGTCCGGTTCAGCTTAACCCCAGCCTTACCATCACCGAAGTTGCCGAAAGTGACGCCCGCCGGATACTGGGTATCCCACGCAGTTGCACCCTGCAGGAAATCGTAGTTCGGGATCAGGTTGTCACCGGCGTTTCTGGCAGCGGTCAGGGTGTTATTCAGGTTCGTGATGCTGTTACCCTGGCTGGAAATCGTATCCCCCTGCTTGGAGACCGTATTTTGCAGCGTAGACAGCGCCTGTGCATCTGCCTTATTCGCCAGATTAGCGTTGGTCTGTTCGAGGCTATTTCGCAGGTCAGTAACGCTCTGTGAGGTGCTCGTGACGCGATCACCTACGGTGCTGACGTTTGAGGTGACGGCGCTAATGGCATTCGAAAGCGCGTTCATCCCAAGAGCAGAATTCAGCTGGGCTACCTTCTCGGACAGTTTAAAGCCGAGGTTAATGTAAGCCTGACCAGTCCATTGGTTCACCAGGAACTCAACCGTGTTCCAGCCAGCTTTCAGATCAAAGCTAACCGTATTCCAGCTCGAATTACCAAAAGCAGCCCTAACACCGTTCACGTATACGGCGCCCGTATCATCAAAAACACGGGACCCTGGTGCCATAGTGATGGTGGTATCAGCATTAACCTTCACGAAGGCTTTGTAATGCGCAATCACGTAACTGCCGGCGCTCGCAAAGTCCAGTTTTGCCGCGTCAGGAACCTCATCGATCGAGATTGGCGCCTTACCGTTGATATCGCTAAAGGTCGGCTCGGTGGCATTGTTCGCCAGTTGTACGTTGTATACGCTACGCACCCACATGTTCTGGCGGCCGTTAACTATCTGGTTTGACAGCGAAGTGATGCTGTTGGAGTTCGACGTAATGTCTTTTCCCTGCTGGGTCACGGTGCTGTTGAGGGTTGATAACGCATTGGACGTCGCATCAATCGCTTTCTCATTGCTCACGTCAACGCAGAAGACGTCATCGAGATACATATAGCCGGAAGCGACACTTGCGCGCAGAGACACAACCACGCTGGCGGTTTTGGCTGGCGTATACTCGCCGCTAATAAGTGCCCAGTTAGTCGACAGCCCGGCGCCGGTGATCGGGATATCCTTTAACGGCGTCAGATCTGCGTTTCGAAGGCTAATCTTGTTGTTGCCGGCATTATTGATCGCGAAGTCAGCGGATTTGCGAACCCATGCGCCGATACGATAAGTCTTGCCAGCCTGCAGCTCGACCGTTTGATTGCAGCCTGAGTCACCGCCAGAGGCCAGTTTGCCCGCCTGGATGATGTATTTCCCCGATTTGGGGTTCTGGGCCTCCAGCAGAGTCCAGCCGACATACTCCCAACCTTCGAAACCACGTTCAAAAGAGTTGTTTTTGAGCATGTTGCCGACGATCGCTTTCGAGGCATCCGCATCAGCATTGGCGTTATCCAGCGAGTTTGACAGGCTGGTGATGCTCTGGGACTGGCTGGAGATCTGATTTTCGGCAGCAGTTACGCGGTTTGTCAGATTAGTCACAGCTGAGGCGTCAGCTTTGTTCTTGATGCTGTTCTGCATCGAAGTGATCTGCTGCCCCTGGCTGGTGATGGTGCCCTCAACAGACGATACCCGAGAGGTCAAAGCATTGGTGGCACTGGCGTTCGCCTCAATCGCCAGAGCATCAGTGACGTCAATAAAACCAACATCATCAAAGTACTGAGAACCGGTTTTGAGAGAAGACATGATCGATACGTCCACTTTACCGGTCAGCGTCGCCTTCCAGGTATCAGAGACCTCTTTCCATGTTTCATCTTTGGGCAGATTCTCCGGACGGATCGGAATCTCTTTGAGCAACGTGGCCGCGCCAATACGCAGTTTGTTATTGCCAGGGCTGCTGATCACCGCATCAGTGGTGCATCGCACAAAAGAAGACAGCTTGTAGGTCCGCCCTTCGACGACGCTTACAGATTGCGTGATTTGCACCGTGCCGGCGGCGCAAACAAGAATTTTGCTACCAGAATGGGGCGCACTCGCCTTGATAACACTGGATACGCTGTTCCCTGCAGACCACCCTGCCAGGTCACGCTCAAAGGAGGCGTTAACCAGCAAATTGCTCGGGTTGCTTTTGGCAGTATCGGTATCGCTCTGGATATCGCTCAGCGAGTTATTCAGGGTGGTGATACTTTCACTCTGGCTGCTAAGGGTTTTATCCTGCTGTGTTACGGTCGACTGCAGACCCGTGATCGCCTTGCTATTCGCAGACACACCAGACTCAACACTTCCTACGCGATTATCCAGCGTAGACAATGCCGCACCTTGTGATTTTAGGGTGTTGCCCTGCTCTTCGACCTTCTGGGAAATTGTCTGCACTGCACTGGCATCGGCCTTCTGGCCAAGGCTTGTTTGCAACCCGGTAATCTTGCTTGCCTGGGAAGCTTGTTCAGTGGACAGCGTATACAGCTCTTCTGCAACAGAGGCTTTGTTTCTGTTGAATTCAGTCTGCAAGGATTCACGCGCACTCGCTTCCGCAGCATCGGCGGTGATACGAGCATTTTTCTCCTGATAGATCAGACCGGAGCGAATGTCGTCCAGATTTCCGCTTTCAGAGGAACCGCGGATTTGTGCAGCCAATGTGCTGCGCGCCTGCGCTTCGGCGGTATCCGCATTCGCACGAGCCTGCTGCTCTTCCTGTAACGCGGCCATGCCTGCGCCCGGCGTCGGTCGACCGACAGCGATCCAGTCGAATAACAGGTAATTGTCCGCATCCTGACCTGAAGTGAAATCGAAGCGGAAACGACGAATCGTTGTCGAATCTCGCCACTCAAGGTCGTGCAGGGTCAGAATCGCAATACCCTTGTCATCGTATTCCGGTTCATTGATAACCACGGAGCGACCAGCATTCCAGCCGGTTTCATCAGCGCCGATCCAGAACATTTTGGCGTTCCAGGTTGGGTTGCCAACCTTTTTAATGCGCATCTTAATGAAACGATAAGCATGGGCATCGATCGTCAAGCCGTTAGGGGAACGACAGGTTGAGGTCGGATTGTTCGCTTTCAGCCAGCCATCGCTGGTGACGCTCATTGGCGTGTAGCCATTATCATCTTCCGTCCAGCCTTCAGCGTCCTGGTCGAAATACCAGATTTTCAGAGAGTCGAACTGTTCTCCTGTGCCGGCGGCAATCTGCGAGATCTGTCGCGCGAGATTTTCGTCACCGGAGGTCACAACCTCAGACAAGCTATCGATAGAGGTTTTCAGCTCATTCTTCGCGCTCAGCAGTTGGTCGGCCGCTTGCTTGGCTGCATCATTAACATCTGCAATACGGTCATTCGTCTCTTTCTGAATGGCCGCAGTCAGATCTTTGCTGGTCTGGGACAGCGACGTTGTCAGTGATGACTGCGCATTCTTAATCTCCTGCGACAGAGCCGCGTCGCCGTCTTTAATAGACTGTTTTGCAGCTTCAATTTGGCTGTTTACGTTGGAGATGTTGGTATTAATCGTCTGGTTGACCGTATCGATATTGTCGACAATTGTCTGATTGACGGTATCAATGTCCTCTTTCAGCGACTGATTGACAGAGTCAACCTGCGCCTTAATTTCGGAGGAGGTTTGCGCAAGGTCGTTTTCAACTTGCTGAATAGACTCGTTGACTGAGTTCTGAACCTCGCCAATGGCGTTGTCTACCGCCTCCTGAGTGGCTTTGCTGTCGATTTCGTCGAGCAGCTCCTTGCCGAGTTCAGAAGATGTGATCTTATCTTTCAGGAAAGACAATACGTCGCGTGTGGTGGCCTCTGTACCGAGGTTAGAGTTAGGCTGGCCTACCATCCCACGTTTGTTTACCGCACGAATCCAGTAATACCAGGTCTCGTTGTCACCCAGGCCAGCGTGAGTGAAAGTCGTTGTAGCGGCCTGTGCAATGAGTGTCGCGGTGTCCAGCTTGTTGGTTTTGGACGCATACACGTTGATCTGCGCGAGGTCGACTGAATCAGGGTTAACCCAATTCAATACCACGTTACGATAATCCCCCACCGCGGTCAGTGATGTGGGCGCCCCTGGCGGCGTCATCGTGCCTTTTACCTGATAGACAGCAGTAATGATCTCGGATTTTTTGCCGCCGAAGGAAACGGAATACAGCTGGAAGTCATATCGCCCATTTTCGGCAACATTGACGATTTCATATTGTTCTTCCGTGGCGCGGGCAGATTGCCAGTTGGAGACGTTGCCCTCGTCGGAGCGGCGCCAGCTGACCCAGTATTCTGGTGATTTACCTTCCCAGGCAAGCATCAGCTTCACGGACAAGTTGCCCGGACTGGACAGATAGGTGCCTTCTGAGATGACCAGATTGCTCGGTTTGGAATATGTGGGATCAAGAACCGTCGTATTTTCTGGAACGAGCGCGGCCCCGTTATCAATCGCCTGGTACTTAGATGCATTGTTCTGCACCACCGTGATATCAAACGACCCCGGGGTTTCACCTTGCGCGATAGCGACAACGCGCGCCCGCATTGGAACCAGGTCTGGTTCGGTGATCGTCCAGACGCCATTCGCTACTGGTTGATCGGCTGTGGCCAACGCCGTCTTGAAGGTAACTTTAGTGATGTTGTCGCCGGTCTCGTTGATGTCTCGCTCAACGATTTTGCCTTCCTGATTGATGATACGGATGAAGCTACCGCTCTTTTTCAGAGAGACAGGTGCATCGAGGGTGATGCTGTTTTTGGTGAAAGAGACAATGCGACCGGAATTGCGTTTGCCGGCACGATATTTGTTCTGGATCAGAACGGTTTCGCCCGGCATCAGGAACGAGGCGTCCAGGCCCGCGGTAAAGGTGATCATGTCTGACTCCATACGCGCGGTATAGAGCAGCCACAAACCTACACGATGAGCCTGACCTCGGCTGGTGCATCCGAACGCAACGGCCTCGGTCTTGCGCTCCCCGTATCGGGCCATCGCTTCCTGATCTTCAACATACTCAACGTTCTGCTTATAGCCGTCTTGTTTGTTGTTATAAGTGATCAACGCTACGGACGGCCGGTCTTTTCGAGCTGAGCCTTTATAGGTAAACAGGCCATCTTTTACGTTTGCGTTGGTAAACAGCATGACAGGGTCAGACGGGCTGTCCTGCATGATATTCACCATGCCACCAGCCCAGAAAACCATGCCACGGAAAGCGCCGGCAATATCCTGAATCAGACGATAAGCGTCCTGACGACTGGTGATCTGGGTGTTGATTGCAAAGCGTTTTTCTTTGCCGCCAAAGCCATCATCAACCTCTTCGTCGCAGTAGCGACCGATCTGATAAAGCTGGCCAAGGTCAATCATTGACTCCGAAACAAATTTGCCGAGGCCATAACGAGCATTGGTCAGCAGATCGAACAGAATCCAGGCAGGGTTTGAAGATGACAGAAGCTTAAATGTTCCATCCCAAACGCCGTTATAAGTGTTCGTATTTTCATCATAATTCGAAGGCACACGGATTTTGAGGCCACGGATAAGATACGAACGTGACGGCATAGAGCTACCAAACTGCTCAGAGTTAACCTTAAGGCCAACCAGAACGGAGTTCGGGTAGTTCATTGGGGTGTCAACGATCTCACCGATAGAGTCGACCCAGGTATCGTTAAAGAGATACTGATCGTTGCTGTCGGCGGATAGACGAAGCACGCGCACTTTATAGGCACGCCCAGGCTTTGGAAGCTGGATTTCGTAACTGCGGTAGTAGACACCAGTCTTTTTCGCAGTCAGCGTCACGTCAGAGCTGCTCTCACCTGCAGCAATCACGTCATAGAAAGAGCCATTGCCGTTGGCCAACTGGAACTTAAACTGGACCGAAGTACCGTTTGTGTCCCCTGTTTTCTTGTCAATGCTACGCAGCGACGGGAACTTCATGATCACTCGGACACGATCAGCATCGTCGTTATCGATGGCAACCGTAACCGCGTTTGTGGTTTTCAGCTGTGTGTTAACGGCCTTTGGCGTTTCGACAAAATCGAAACCAGACATCGGACTCTGGTCTTGCGAACCATCCCGGAAATCCCAAGTTACACCGGAATAGTTGAATGATCCGTCTTCGTTCTCCAGCGCCACGCCATCGATGAAGATAGATTTTGCGCCGTTAATCAACCCGCCAACAACACCTTCCCCGAGCAGATCGAGGATAGACGCCATGGCCCGCGAATTAACAGTATCATCCGCTTCAACTGGTGTACGGCTTGAGCCTGAGCTCTTTTTGCCGCCCGCTCCCGCAATCAGGAGGGGCAATCTCTTTTTCTTGAACTGATCCATGTTCAAAAAACTTCCCTTACAGTTGGTCTATGGTGATTGAAGAACTCACAATCTGTGAGCCAACTAAAATTTCCTCGCCGTAATTAAGCTGAACCGGGTTTCCCTGGTTGCTGGTGTTTTGAGGCCCATCGAAGTAAAACGAATCCGTGTTATCCGCCTGTCTGACAGACGCATTTGATGCCTGCGGCGAAATCAGCATGGACACACCGCCCATCATCAATGACATCCCTCCCATCACCAGCGCGGAAGACGCACCAAAAGTCAGCCCAGAGGCCAGAGCGCCGACAGCGATCATCGCGGCGCCCACGAAAGTCTGGAACCACCCAAACGCCTTACCACCGCTGCCACGTGGTACGGGAGTAATGCGGATTTTTGCGATATTTTCCGACTCGCCCATCATCTGGTATTCGGTGTCGTCCATTGACCACTTGTGGCCCTGCTTATTTGTGACCTGGATGTGGTACTTATCGAAGTGGTTACGGTTACGTTTAATCCAGGCTTTAAAGCCCGGGCGATTCGCCTCAATCAAATCGATGGCTTGTTTGGTGTTGCGCACCTTCAATTTCCAGTGGCGGCCAAAGTTCTTTGCCATCGCACCGCCGAGCTGAACATGAACTAATTCAGACACGTCTCGTCTCCCTTGAGTAAATCCCTGTGACGCAGGTGATGCGTCGTGTGCTTCTGATACATCCCACCGTAATAAGCCCGACAGCTGAGACGGTCGATCTGGTGATGCATGATCATGCCGTCGCCGATGTATACCGCGCAGTGATCTGGCATTTTCCCGTACTGGATGAAGAAGATGTCGCCGCGCTGGGGTTCCGTCCCCGGCGCCATGCGGACAAGTCCTTCATTTCGGTAGTTCTGGTCGAGGATGTCGTTGTCCCCCGTGTACCAGGAAGGAATATGCAGGTGGGCGTTTGCATTCAGCTCAACGTCAAATTCACGCTTTAGGTAATCGCGGCACAGCATCCAGCAATCAAACACACCGAATACGTATGGGCGCCCGAGGTAGGGCATCTCAAAACCACACGGATAAATGACGTTCATTTCGCTAAAGTGGAATGGCATATCGCTTTCCACATTTTTGCGAATTGCCAGAATCATCCACGGTAGTTCCGTCGCCTCGCACCCGGAGCGATCCGGGTCTGACGCCTCTGCGCTGCGCTCAACGTGAGAGTGCCAAATAGCGATCACTTCCCCAGCATCTTCGGCCGCAATAATGTCGCTGGCACGCATGACAAAATCCTCACGTGGCGTTTCAGAGACATTCATCGCTTCCATAAAGCGATATTTCTCACCCTGTGTGCGCACCAGAAAGCCACACGCTTCATTCGGGTAACGTTGGATAGCGCAGCGATAGATATCCTGCATGACTTCTGAGCCCAGCTCAGGTAACGTCTGGTTACTCATATCGTGTCGCCCCAATAAATCCGCCAAAATGAATAACGCCATTCGCGAAGTAGTTGCGACGAGCATTACAGGCGTCGTAACGCTTGGTGCAGTAGTCGGCGCCGGCCAAAGAGGTTTGCTGGTTGTTTTTGTCGAAATAGGGGCCGGTGTAGCCACACTCTGTTCCGCGATATTTCCACGGGCAGCTGTTTTTGATGATCTGACGATACGGCAGTTGAACGCCCATCAGATCTAAGACGCTGGACAGCTCGAATTCGACATACTGGTGCGTCTCCAGGGTCTTCTGTTCGACGAACCACATTTCATCAGCAAAATGCTGACTTAGGTCTGCGGTCGGGTTTCCATCCGGAAAGTTCACCGCGTCCAGAAAACGTGCCAGCGTCATCTTGCGAATGATTTTGCAGCCAATCAGATCGTCATTGGCCTGCAGCTCGGCAGAAATTACACCGTCGTAGTTGGAAACCTGAATCTTTGGACGAGGAAGTGTTCCCTGACCGCTTTTATCAAAGCCAGACGCTTTAATTGGCCACGGCTCATAGGAAACTCCCTGCCAGACAATTGGCTGGCTAAGCCCGTTGGTGCCGGCATGGAAATACAACTTGCCGCCGGAGGTTGTCACCGACATATCCAGCTCGAACAACTCAATGAGCGCAGAAGGCGATAAACTCTGAATATCAGCTCTAATACCCATCACTTCATCCTTGAAAAACTCAACGTCACATCCTGTGACGTTGATATATAATAATAGATAAGCACTTACTTATCTATAGTCGCAAATTAAGACTCAAAAACCTGTCTAAATGTTGCCGTAAGCACTTGATAACCTGGGTAACGCTTTACCGTATGGCTATCACATACCACGATAATTGCTTTGCCTCTTGGGTTAGTCCAAATAAATGACTCCACCCCAGCGCGGGCAGTCAAAAAGTCATCAACGTCGTTTACCACGTCATGGCTACGGGTGAACGTGAGAGACCACTCTTCTTTAATCCGATTGAGCCCCTGCGACTGGCGCTGCTCGTAATCGTCGCCGTAGTTCAGCACGGTCACGTTAGGCTTTACGGTTTTCTCAGACTCATAATCTGGATACCAATTAAATACTTTCCTCGACATATCACTTCCTTGTGATGGCCGCCCGCTAAGGCGGCCGGCTTTACTACCCTCTGGTGGTATGCGGATTAAGTGAACCACCAGAACGTTTCTCTTCGGCAATCGTCTCAAGCACAATCGACTTGATTTGCCGTGCTGCGCCGTTCCAGAGACTGCTCTCGCTTCCACTGCTGCTCTCGCTGGTTCGGCCATCCTTGGTTACATTGATCTGAATCGAGACAGGTGACACCGCATTACCCGTACTCTTTCCACCTGGCTCTGCAGAAAGTGTGACTGGAATGGTTCGACCATCTGGCAGCGGTACGTAAGCCTCATTCATTGAGCCCTCGCCAAACATCGCCAACTGCGGTGAGGTGGCGATTCCGCCTTTCTGATAGGTTCTCAGAGGTACAACCCCTTCCTTGCCAAAGATGCCGCCATTGGCGTGTTTCTTCACATTAGGCTTTGGCTCAGATGAAGACGATGAAGCTGACCCAGCCCAGGCGGATACTGCGGTACTGGCCAGTGACAGACCGAAATTCAGCCAACGGCTGGACGAACTCGACGACGAAGCACCTACCATGGCGAATGTAGCTGCCAGCGCCCCAGCCGCGGTAGACAGATTCCCCATACTGAGGATGCTGCTGTTAACCGCTTTGGTTTGATCTTTCGTAGCGTCAGTACCGGTGAACAATGACTTAGTCCAGTCCCAGACGCCATTCACCGCCTGACTTAAACCACTGGCCGCATTCTGAGACGCTTGCCCCATAGAGTTCACGCCGGAGGCTGTCTCCTTAGTGGCCTCGCCGACAGATTTATCCCCATTGGCCACCGACACACCAGAATTACCGAGCTGAACCCCTTGATTAGCGATCGCAGACGCTACGCCATTCATGAGATTTCCACTTTGTGCATTGCCGGCGTTTGTCGTTCCCATTCCCAACATATTCATGAGAGGCAGAGTGATCTGGGTCTTCACGACCATGTTGGTGATGTCTTTAAGGATCGATGTGGCCAGACTGGAGAAGCTCATCTTTCCGTTAACAACAAAGTCAGTAAGCGTGTCAGTTAAGCCGCTAAACAGATCTGTCCAGGTGCCCTCAATCTGCTCAGCCAGGTTCTCATACTCCAGAGCCAACTGCTGGGTCGCTGTACCTGTTTGCTTAATCAGCGCATTATTGCCAGCGGCCACCAGCTGATTAAGCTGCTTGTTGTAAAGCGAGATGATTTTCGGGTCAGTCGCCTTATCACGCAGCTCGATCAGCGCCTTAAGATTGCGGTTGTAGGTATCCGAAAACTCGGCAGCCTTCTCCTCATGGCTTTGCATCAAGCCTGCGCTGATAATCGAATCCGATTCCGGCGCCCAAGCGCTGATCATTTGCTCGACGTTGCGGCGATTAAACATTTCACGGTATTCGGGGGTAGCGTTCCTCAAATCCGCGAGACGTTTTTTGGCCTGGTCAACCATCTCCTGCGAGATAAACTCGTTAGGCGTGGCGTTTGCAAGATCGGTTAGTGACTTGGTGACATCACGCAGCGACTGATCAAACGACACAGTGGCCTTTGAACTTTCGCCCATTTGCCCCATGAGCTGATCAGCTTTATCCAGAGCCTTCTGGTAGCCGGCAGCCAGCTTCTGTTGCGCACTTTCCTCCCTCTTCGCGGCGCGTTCAGAGGCATTCGCGGTACGCTTCCCCGCCCTCTCGGCGGCAGCGGCATCCTGTTCACGAGCTTTGGTTAGTGCGGCTATGGCGGCTGCACGCTCCTTCTCGCTCATCTTTTCCAGAGACGATGCAGTGGAGGCTTTCTGCAGGTTAAGCTGGGTTTTAAGCTGCTTCGGCCCAATGATAGGTTTTCCTTCAAAATCCATCATTGGTGTGCCATCAGGCAGCGTGCGCTGGTAAACCGCAGAGTCCATCTGGTTGCGCATGTACTGCGCGAGCGCTTTATCAGCGCCTTTGTCGCTGGTGCCCAACCCAAGCACTGTTCCCTGGTTGGTCTTCACGCCCTTCCCGGTTTTCGCCGCGTTATCGCGTTCAAACTCAGCCTGTGTCAGTTCCTGAGCAATCGTCTCCAGGTGTTCCTGATAGCCGCGAATACTGCCCTGCAGCTTCTGTACCTGTTCTGTGTTTCCTTCTTTTTTCGCCTTTTCCAGCAAATCGCTAAAATGTGCGATCTGCTTTTCAGTTGCGGTCTTGCGCGATGATAAAGAGTCGACAAGTTTCTGGGCCGGCTGCAGATAAGATTTGTTTACTGTCTCTCGCAGCGGCGCAAGCAGCTTGTTCTTCTCATCATCGGACAGTGTTTTGTCGTCATTGATCTTCTGGATTTTGTCCAGTGCCTCCTGACGCGCTTTAACAAACGTAGCTGAGAAGAGCTGATTGTCCGCACGAATTTTCTCGATCTGGGATTCAGCAGCCTCTTTCGCCAGACGTTTGGATACAGCGCCATCCCCCAGCGCGATGGTGTCAGTGGTTCTCTTGTACTCTTCCTGATTTTTCTTCAGTCGAGCCTCAACAACCTCTTTAGACTCCTTAACGGCGACAGGGCCGGCGACTGTGGAAATGTAGTTCACACTTTCGCCAGATTTAAGCGCTTGCTGGTCCCGCTGAATTTGCTTCTCTAGCTGCGATGCGCGCTCCGCCATTTGTGCGCGCTTGGCCGCCGTCATCGCTTCGGGGATTTTGCGAATCTCCTCAACAACTTTGGACGTTTCGTTGCGAAGCATGGTCATGTAGGTGATCAGCCCGGCAACAGCCACTGTTGCAACGGTAAACGCAGCACCAATCGGGTTTGCTGCGATAAACGCAGTCAGCCCAGCGAATGCCCCTTTCAGCCCCGTAATCGCGCCACGAATGGCAAAAATGAGCGATGGGATTGGTGCCAGTCCCATGCGTGCAGCACGATTGAAACGAGTGACCGCCGTCGCTCCCAGCGTGAATGGTGTCTGGATTACAGTGGACATCTTCATGAAGGTGGAAAGCATCTGGCCGCCGGCGCCGACAACACCTAAAATGCCCGCTCTGAGCATTTTAAATGCCACCATTCCGGCGACAATTTTGCCCAGCGTAATAACCAACTCCTGATTCTTAGCCAACCATTGCGCCAGCTCGCGCAGGCCATCAATCGCGGTGGTAAGCCCCTCGCCCAATGAATTAGCGAACGAAATGCCTTCTGCGCTGTTCATTACGGCCGCCAGCTCTTTCATCCCCTTGGTCAGAGAATCAAGATATCCAGCCTGCCCTACTCGATCGGCAAACAGAGTGAAAGAGGTTTGCAGCTGCGCCAACGCACCGGTGTAGGTTTGCATCATATCTTTGGCGGCATTTTCGTTTTCCGCACGCAAACCAACAAACATCAATGAAAGAGCCTGTTTCGCTTCAACGGTCCCACTGGAGACGGCTTTGGTTAGCTCCCCCATCGTGATACCAGCCGCATCTGCCATAGCCTTCATCGCATTTGGAACCGCTTCACCCAATTGCTGGCGGAGCTCTTCCATCGACACAACGCCTTTACCAGACATCTGTTGGACGGCCACCGCCGCTCGCTTAAGCAACTCACTATCGCCACCAAAACGTGCGACTGAGTCCACCAGTGCCTTTAACGAGCCATCTGTAGGATCGAGCCCAGCAGAACGGAACTTCACAAATGAGTCGGTTAAAGCCTGCATCGCAAATGGGGCATTTTTAGCCATGTCCACGATGTACTGCATGTCTTGGGCGGCAGCTTCTCCAGGATTGACCTTATCCTTGTTCAACCCACGCAACATGACACGCATACGCTGCATCTCGGCCGCAGCCTCTACGATCGGCTTCTGCCAACCAAACAGGATGTCAGTGACCGTTCTGGCCGCATCCCCAATTTCCCCCAGAAGGAAAATATTGCCGCGTAATCCAGAAAAGACGCCATTTTCACGACTGCCACCGCGATGGGACGCAGCGGTAAATCGATCAGCGCCACCTCCGCTGCCTCCCCCACCCGTTGTGGTTGTTCTGACCCTGACAGGGCGGCTGATAAGCTGCTGGCTTCGAATAACGCCATCCATCTGATCTTTGACTTTTTTTAACCCCTCGGCCGCCTGGCTTGTCGTTGTCCCCCAATTGCTCAGACGCTTGCTGGTCGCATTTAGTCTGGTGTTCATTCCACCAAGAGAAGTAGTAGCTCCCTTAATCTCAGTGTTGAATTTGCCGGCATGGTCTCCTGCGTATTTGACCCAATCAGAAAACTCATTGAGTTCCGACTGAACCTTCCGCAATGAGGCCAGGAACTTGTGCGTAGACGATGTGGCCGAATCAACGCGATCTGTGAATGTCCGCAAATCAGTGCTGATAGCGGACAGTTCACGTTGTGCCTTTCGAGAGGTGTTGGAAACGAGCTCAAAACCGGCAGCTACGTCCTGCAGTTTGTCTGCCGTAGAATTGAGTCGTGTTTCAAGAGCGCCAAGAATGCTGGAGACCGAACCCAGAGAGCGCTCGAGGTTTTTAATTTTTTGAGCCGGTTTGGTAGCCCGCTCGCCAAATTTGGTAAGTAATTTACCCGCCCGGTCGATTGACGCCGTAAACTGTTTGTCTTCCAGCGACAGGATAAACTCTACGTTTTGTGACATTCCCTTGTCATCCTCTGCCAAAAATTTGCATCAGCTGCTCTTTGGCGTCGGGGTCTGCCTTATCCATATGCGGACGGTAGACTTTATCAGTAACGACTGGCCTTCCAATCCTGAGTTGCAAACCCTCCATGAACGCCTTAACGCCATCGCCATCCGCTTGGGCGACGCGGGCGACCTGCAGATTGCGGACATCCTCTTCCGCTCGCAGACGATCGATATTGCGGCTGAGCATCCAGAACATGGTCAACGGGACACTCAGTAGCTCTGTTGGCGATACGGCGTAGTGAGCAACTACACGACTGAAATAGAATCCGAGATCTATCGAAACGGTCTTTACCCCGGATTCATCGCGGGATATTACTTTGCCCCTTCGCCAGCCGCTTTTTCGTTCTCTTCATCAATCACTTCCATGGCGAAGGTGAAGATCTGCTGGAGTTGCTGGACAGTCAGTTTCTCCAGAACGGAGTCAGGTACTGACGGAATGACTTTGCGTACCAGTTCTGCGTAGGCAGTTACCTGGTCGACGGGAGACATATTCATGAGGTCTTTGTCTTCCATCTGTTTGATAGAAACAAAGAGGCCGACGGTCATTTCAACGATGGGATATTCTTTGCCACCAAATTTGATGCTTTTTTTCGGCGGCAGAATGGAGTCGAGATCGAGTAATTTGGTCATGGTTTAAATCCTTTTAAACTCATACAGAGGCCCATCCATGGGCCTCTTGGGTTATCACAATTTAGCTTGCGGCAGTTACAGAGACGGCTTTGGTCGCCTTCTTGGCGCCGTCATTAGTTGTGAAGGTGATATTGGCTGAACCGACAGCTTTACCAGTTACCAGTCCGTTCTGATCTACGGTCGCTTTATCAGTCGCATCAGAGCTCCACACGCCAGTCTTATTGGTTGCATCGGCCGGGGTAAAGGTTGCGCTCAACTGAACTTTAGCGCCCACTTTTACGGTCGGTGAAGACGGGGTCAGCGTGACGCTCTCAACCGGCTTTGGGAGGCTCATTTTCCCCAACACGCCAGCGTCGTCCGGGTAAGCGGAAAACTCAACTGAGAACACGCGAACGTCGTCAGACTGGTAGGTCATGGTGAAGTTACCCGCGGTTGCTGCTTTAGGGATGGTCAGAACATAATCCGTCGCATCCTGCGGGGTCAGCACCAACTCTTTTGCAACGTCGATCAGGTTCACACCCTGCGCAGACGTGATAGTTACGGTATCTTCGCCAGAACTCAGCGTTGAACCTGGCATCAGATCGACCATGTTTTTCAACACGGATTCAGCCAGCGGCGCAGTAATGGTGATGTTGCGGCCTTGGATCAGCTCGGAGATCGTGGTCTGGCCCAGCTGGTCTACGGTCACTTTCAGCGTTTCGGTTGCGATTTCAACCTGAACACCGCCTTTGGTGTAACCCAGATCCACGCCACCAAACGACACCTTGCAGGCGCCAAGCTTGATGTTTTTAACATGGGTATTGGACATTATTGGAAAACTCCTTTTTCCGTTAAAACAGTGTCACTCCGACATACAATAGTAAGTATATACTTACTTATTTATTCAGTTCAATAAAGTACCCGGCAAATTCAAGTGGAATCCCCGTTTCAATAAGCGATCCGTCATTTATTGGGTACGTTATTGGCATCGCCATCGGCCTAACCATTTTGAAGAATACCCCGTCAGACTCAACGTTGCTAACAGGAAGGATGCCCATGATTTCGTTGGCCATTTCAACAGATTTTGTAATACTCGCATTGCGAACTACTATCGTGAATGAGTCGAAGTAAAAACCCTGCAAATCCGGGTCGATGGCTATGCCTGTATTGGGATTAATCAGCAAGATGCCAGACTTAACTTTTGCTGGCATATAGTGACAGAAAATGTCCGTCCCTACTTTTCCAAGCCCCTTTTTTTGTATCAATTTTGCGAATGCTTCTACAAACACGTCAACCTCGCGTAAATCCTGCTTTTCTGGCAGCTTCCAAGATCGTCTGCGAAAATTGCTTTTCGCTGATCTGAGTCGCTCGCTCAAGGAAATATGGGCCCACTTTAGGTTTAACGCCGGCGACAGGAGGGTTAGTAACATTCTTCATACGAGACAAATAACCAAGACGGTACTTACCAAGCTCCATGTATTTGGCATAGTCCCCCACCTCAACGCCTGGATGCCCTTCGCGCTGCTTTGCGCCTGAAACGGAAAGCTCAATACGAAGCCCCGCGTATCCTTCTTTTACAACCCGCGCAAAAATGGCGCTCTCCAGCGATCCTGTTTCAAGCGGGGCCATGGCTCGTGCCAGTCGTTCAACCAGACGCGCCAGCTTTTCCATGTCCCTGATTAGATATCGCTTGAACGCTTTCTGGCTGTTATTAAGTCTGGCGCCGGCACGCTTAAACTGGTGTGCGTCATATTTCAAACCCATATATTCGCCCCCAGCTCAAGATGCCCAGGGCGGCCACGTAGTCCCCATCGCCGATGTACGCTTGAGACCTTCAGCTTCTGTCCCTCCAGCACAAGAACGTCGTCGAGTTGAACAGCGGCTTCAAGTGGAGCAATAAGTACTGCGTCAAACAATTCCAGCGCCGCCTTTCCGTGGCTTCCAGAGCTATCTGCCCTGACGGACGATTTTTCATTGCTCTGTTCAAATTTAACGACGCCTACTTTCGTCTTCCTGACGAACTGCAATTGCGCTTCACCGTAGACGTTTTTGGAACCAAACCGGTAGATCGACAATTCGGCTTGCCACGAAATATTCATCCACTCTCCTTGTGTGAAGTCGTCGCACTCATTACCAGGCGGAGGCGCGGTTTCCCGTCTTTGGCCTGTCGACCAGAAGTAAAGAGCACGACGTGTGTTACGCACGACGAACAATCATCCGATTGTTGATGTAACTAATAAGCAATCGCCAGGTGCTGCGGGCTACACGGACATTCGCCACTTTGCTTGTGCGGTACATATTGGTTGTTTCACCGATCGATTCAGACAAAATGCCGTCTTCTCGCGCACTCGCAATATCGTTGCCATTGGCGATCTCGCATGCCTCATTAACAGTGGCCAGAAGCAGCGCCTCTTTAAAGTAGTCTGGCAAATCCGCAAACTGCTCCGAAGTGATCCGTTCCCAGTCCACCAAATCCTGCCGATACACACCGTCAGCCCCCCAGGGAATGTCATAGACATTCAGCATGTTTTGGGGACGGTCATACCGGTCGAAATCGATGCGCATGATCGTCCGGATAGAGAAAGGCAAGGTTTTGATTCGCCGTGTCGCTTCGATTAGCCGCTTGCGCATCAAACCCTCTCCATCAGCCAGCAATGTATCTCCATTGATCATATCAATGGCCTGCATTTGAGCATCGGCTACGGTAGCAAACGACTGAGCCGGGACGGATAGTTCAAAGCTATTAAGCAGCACATACATCTGCCGCTCTTCGTGGGTTAGCCCACCCGCTGTGGCCTTCACGATGACGTAGCGCAGATCACGCTCTTTTTCGACCAGCTGGTTATGATCTGATGAGATTACAACCGGTATAGACATTTGGCCTTCTGCAATATCGAGAGGCTCTTCGTCCACAAGTGTTGTGCCTGCACTATCTCGCACCGTATAAGAGGCGGAGTCGATATCCAGTACGTTAAAGGCGAAGGTCAGAGAGACGATGTCTCCGCTACGAAACGTGTCGATCAGAGCCATCACTCACCGCCTTGTGCTTTCAGGATGCCCTCAATCATTTCAACAATGCCCTTCGCTTTCACGCCAAGCGTGTTGCCGATCTGGCGCAGGCCGGCGATACCTTCACAGTCAGCAATGGACTCCAGCTCTTCTCGGGTGAAGCGCTGCACATGTTTTGTCTCCTCCTTCGCGACGCCACGTTTCATAGGGACAATATCAGGGGCCGTAGGCTCCACAATCTGATCGGCCACCAGCTCGTTACGATTGCTGAAGGCAGCTGATGGAGAGACATTTTGCCCATCAATCGTTTCGGCACGCATTGAGGCGCAGATCCGCTGTTGATCGAGGAATGGCAGCTCTGCTACGGAAATGCCGTCTTTAAAGTAAACGCCGCACAGGATGCCCGTGTATCCAAGGAACTGAGGTTCCAGAAGATGAATTTTTGCTGGTTTCATGAGTTTTCCTCTGAACAGGGTGGCCAGAGCCACCCCTTGTTACTGAATCAGGCTGCAGCTGCTGTAACTTGAACAGTTGCGGTTGCTTTACGGCTGCCGTCTGCGGTCGTGACTTCAATTGTTGCAGTCCCTTCTGCAACGCCGGTCACGAGACCAGTAGCCGCGTCAACCGTTGCAAATTCAGCATTTTTCGACGCCCAGGTAACTTTCTTGTTGGTAGCACCAGCAGGCGCCACGGTAGCCGTGATTTGAACCGTTTTTTTCACCTCCACCGATGCCGACTTAGGACTTACCGACACACCAGTAACAGCGACAGTGGGCTCCACCGGAACCGCTCGCATAGCTGCGGTGATACGGTTCTGCATGCGCTCGTTTACTGGATGATCGGACACCGATTTAGTGAAAGAAGTACGGAACATAACCCCCGTAAAGTCGGTGAAGGCCTTTTCAGTGATCTTCACTTTTTTTTCTGACATATATCGCTCCTATAAAAAGGGCGGGCGTATAGCCCACCCATTTAAAAATAATAGGTAAGTACTTACCTATTATTAGGATTAAATTTTGACGTTAGTCAGCGCCGCGATAGCTTTGTCGTGCTTATTGGCCAGAGAGCAGTACCACTTCACACGAGTACGTACTGCGTCTTTGTTCTGAACGGTGCCAATGTTTTCCACAACGATACCGGCGTTTTCGCCGCCGTACAGACCAGTTACACCGTTTTCTTCAGAAAGGTGCAGACAGTAGATATCCGCTTTGGTGGAGTCCGCAACCGGAATGAAGTCGTTTACGATAAACGGAACGCCGTTATGGCACAGCATTGGTCGACCGAAGTTTTCCATCATGATTTCGGACGGGCCTACGTTTACAGTTCGCAGCAGCGCACGATATGCGCGAAGATGCTCAGAACGCATCATGATGCAGTCTGCGCCCAGATCTTTAACTGCGTCGACCAGTTCGTCGAACATGGAGAAAGTCATGGAGGCGCCGGAGATGTCGATCTTCTGATCGTCATGCATCAGCTTCGGAATACCGTCGAAGGCTTTGTTGTTAGTGGTGGAGTCGCCAACAATCAGATTGCGACGGAAGGCACGAGCCAGACCTTTGACTTTCTGACGAACCTGGATAGCCAGCTGGTTGTTGGTATCAGCCATAGTGGTAGCCAGGAATTTGTCGACGTCAACGTCGCCAGCCAGAATGCGCAGCTTCGCAACTTTCTCTTCGAAGGTTGCTGCACCTTCGGTGATGGTGTCGTTCACATCAATGAAAGTAGCTTCGCTCAGTGTTTTTTCGCGGTTATAAAGATATGCCTTCGAATTGATCTTCATGAAAGGCAGGACGGCAAACAGGTCGTCACGATCGATAATGGTCTCGATCACGCCCTGTTCAAGCTCGTTATTAGACAGCTTTTCAGCTTCTTCACGCAGTAATGGCATCTTTCATTTCCCTATGATTTAAGATGTTACTTGATTCCGATTTTCCCTAAACCGGCAGTCAACTTATCCATTGTCGACTTGTTCTTCGGCTGGGTTACTTTGTGGGTCGGTTTACTAATTGAACCAGCACCCTGCTTAGCTTCGCTGCGCAATAAAGCGTCAGCTTCCGGATCTGCACGTAAAATACGCTCAATCGCGGATTCGAACGGTAACGGCTTACCTTCGCCGTCAACCAGAACAGCACGCTCTTTCTGACCTGCCGGCTTGTCATAGCCAACGACGTTACCGTCTTCACCCACTTCGAAATGAGAGCCGTAGATAACGCGGGCCTTAGCCGGAGTCATCAGAACTTTTTCACGCAGGAAATTGGAGCCAGAAAAGGAAGCGCCGACGGTCATTTCAACCAGCTGGGCTTTAAGTGCGGCGTTTTCGCTCTCCAGAGCGGAAAAACGTTCATCACGTTGAGCCATCTCAGCCTGGTGAGCTTCGATCATTTGCTTTTTCACAGCATCGAATTCACCGCGGCGTTCCAGTTCAGCTTGCTCCGCCTCACGGCGTGCGTTTTCTGCGGCTTGCTCAGCTTCAAGAAGCTGGCGTGCTCGTGCCGGATCGATATCACCGTACTGAGCCAGCTGATCGGCCATGGCACGCTCTTTTTCCTTGCGTTTCATGTTCTCTTTCAGCAGGTCAGCACCGGCTTTCTTGGATTTACGCAATTCAGCGAGCAACTCTTCCTGAGTCATCCCTCCGAATTCATCGTCTTCGATTTTCGGCTGATCTTTCTGCTCGCCGTTCTGCTTACCAGATTCCTGGGTGCCATGCTCTTCTGCACCAGCGGGAGCTCCAGCACCTGCGCCACCACGTTCATGTGATTCGGCGACATCCATGAGGCCACGACGGGCCATTAGCATTTGCCACAGATTCATAAAAATTCCTTTTAATTACTTATCACTCGGTTGCTTGAGTTGATGAGTTCCCATTCCCTTGGGATAGATCTTGTCCGCTCTCTTGTACTGTATCACGATGATAAGTAAGTACTGACTTATTTTCAAGGGTGTTAAGAGCATTTTTTGGCGGAAAATTCAAGAGATCTTTCTCAAATTCTTTCTGCATCGCGGCCGAAATATTCGGGAAGATTTTCTCAATGAGCATTTCCATCTGATATCGACGCACAGAATCCGGTGCTTCCAGCAGACCAAGTTTCTCGGCAACGGCAAATTCATCCGTCAGACCGCGGATATCAAAGCTCTCCGGATAGGCAATCAGCGAATGCTCCTCATCGAGATCGACTCCCATCCACTTCGCCACCAAAAACATCATCTGGCGTTCAGCCCGCTCAAGACGCTCGGCTTTAGTAATAAGCAAACTATTAACCCGCTGGAAGTCATATAACTTGGCGGCCCCGGATGAATTATCGATCCCCTTAGCGTTATCCTGCTTTGTTCGCTCACCAGCGACCCCAACGGAGTGGTAGATCTCATTAATCACGGTCTGGATAGTGGTGATGATCATCTGAGCTTGCTTAGGGTCTGGCGACAAATAAAAAGGCTGGTTGCCACTTTCCGAGTCATAGGTGAAGACGCGTTTTGTCCCCATTTCCATTACCTTTGCGTGATTCTCATCGCCTGGCAGGAGCGACTGAACGGGAATGGCCAGCTGGCTGAACGTCTGATCCTGAATAATGGCGTCAAGGTTCGACAGATAGTTGGCTACTGCACGGTCAAGGTAGGCGATATCATCAATAAGCGACGGGCTAAAATACGGCGATTCGCTCTCCCCTATGCAATCAACAGGAAACACAGGTACAACGCCAAGTTTGTGTTCGCCTTTATCTTCAAGCACAACTTTTGCGGTCCGACGACCGGCATTCCCGGCGCCTTTCTTAACCTCTTCCCGGAATAAATACCACTCGTTACGTGTCCATAGACGATAACGCTGATATTCCTGGCCAGATGAGGTAAAAGGATCTTGATCATCGCGCGCCACTTCGACAATCAGCGCCCAGATCAAATTGCCGTCATCGTCCCACGCCATATCCAACATCTGCTGCGGAGAAATCCAGTAGGCATAGGCGCGAACATCCTTCTTCTTCTCGTCAGCGACGGATTCTGCGTCACTATCCATCGTGCTATCGACCACCACCCAGACACGGCCATAGATGGAGGACTGGAGGTCAAGCGCGGACATAAAGCCATCGATGGAAACATTCTGTCGTGTCGCGCGTTTCCAGAATTTCTGAATTGGCTCAGGCGCTTCTTCTACATTTCGATGGATGTCCTCTTTGAAGAGATATTTATTAATCAGGTTCACCACTTCCCTGGTGTGATTGAAGCGGTAGGCGCGTTCCAGACGCTCCTTGAACTCCTGATCACCTTCTTTGAAGTATCGGAAAATGTTGTCATCGAACCAGGCACGCCCGCCAGCGTATGTGCTGGCGAGGAAATCCCAGTGCTCTTTTTTCTTTATGTATTCGGGGTGGCGTCTTGCCACAAGATCCTTAATTTGCTTATCAGTCAATTCCATTTGCTTCTCTTCCATGATAGGTAAGTACTTACTTATCTTGAACCACCAAGAATAACACGATTTTTTACGGGATACCTACGATGAACCGGGTAGCCCAAGGCATCCGCGCTGTGCTCAACCCCCCCGCTCTTATCCATATCGCGAGAGCCTGGTTTGTAGATAACTTTCTCCAGTGAATCGATGAGATGTTTGCACTTAGGGTCGATATACAAACGAGTTTCGCCAGAGGCGCTCATCAACATGCGGTTCACTGAGTTCACACGATCAGCAATCGGTGGGTGCTTTTTCGAATAATCAACACGCAGAAAGCCCTTCTCCTTGAAGATGTCGATGTCCGATTCCCCACGAGCGTGCTGACGATAGGCGCCGGCCGGGTCTGGAAAAATTGTGACCTGCGATTTCCACCGCCAGAAGCGACGCTCCAGCTCATCGCACACTTCTGCCGTATTCGACGAAAACAAGACAAGCTCATCCACAGCCCACAGCTCCCCATTCGGTTGTGGCTGCAGGATGACCGACGACATTGGATCAATGTTGAAGTCCTGGCCTACCCACACCGGTAATTTAGGATTGAACTGCAGCGGCTTAACGTGAACGCTACGATCGAACGGGTAATACACACGCCCTGACATGTTTTCGAAGCTGGCCAGGTACTCCTGAGCGAACGACTTAGGGTCCATATCGTTCTTGGCTGCCTCGATTTCTGCCGTCGGAACGAATGGTGAATCAGCGGTTACAAACTGCCAGCTTTTCCACTGACCTTTGCGTTGCAGTTCTTTGTTCTGCCCGATAGTCCATAGTTTATGGAATTCGGAGAACCCTTTCGGCGTACCGATGATCAGCGCGCCGCCGCGGGTGGATGACAATGTCGGACGGAGAACCTTGTACCAGGTGTCTGGCTTCATATCCTGGAACTCGTCGAGCACAACGAAATGCAGCGCAACACCACGAAGCGTATCCGGTTTATCTGCGCCTTTAAGCGCGATCTCCGAACCGTTTTTCAACACGATGGTCATCGTGGTGTCGTTCTTCTTCCGAATCCACTTACGCGGCAGAACTTCCTGCAGATCATCCCAAAGAATCTGGCGCGCCATTTGGTAGGTCGGCGCGACGTACCAAACTCGTTGTTTTCTCTCCTTAGCGGCAGCGCGAATGATGGTTGAGATCGACAGCCTCGATTTACCCCAACGTCGTCCGGCGCACACCACTTTGAAACGATGTGGCGACTGGAAGACTTGCATCTGCCCGGAGTGCAGCTGTACGAGACTTAGAGACGACGGGATGGACATGGTTATGCATCTCCATCATCGTCTTCGCCCGATGCGTCAAAATCGCTCTCAGCTTCGCTCAGCGCTTCTTCTTCGAGTGATTCCAACAGATCGTCATCAATCACTTCGGGCTCATCATCTTCCTTGCGCAGCTGGGCCACCTGTGATGGGGTTAGCTCGCCAAAGACAAGGTTCGGAATATCCTCTTCACCGCCTTCTTCTTTCTCCATGCCCAATGCCTTGGAGGAAATTTCGAAGCATTTAGCCAGCGTGCCGCTGGCGCGCTGCAGGCTTTTAAGATCGTCCTCAATCGAGGCCAGTGGCTTGCCTTCGCGCTTTGCTGTAGTGACCTCGACCATTACCATCTGACCAAGGGCATACGCCCAGCCGTCATAGCGTGTCCGGCGGTCTTCTATCTTTTCGGCTCGGGCTTTAGCGCGCAGTTCTGCATCGGACTTGAGAGACTCGCGCACCATCTTCCCAACAGAATCGGCGCCTTTCTCTAATCCACGCTTTTTGAAGTGTCTGGAGAGCGTTTCACGACGGATGCCGTACTCTTCTTCCAGTTTTGAGAGCGTATACTCGCCCGAAGTCCATTTCGCTTCGGCTTCCGCCCATTCAGCCGGAGTCAGGCGAGTTTTGCTCTCGTCTTTTTCGACAGTCATAGATCCCTCTAAAACACACACAGAGCGCTTCCTTGCGCTCTTAAACAATTTGTTTTCTGGTTGTATTAATTAGGTCTGGGGAATCTGTTTGAGAGCCTGCTTCCGTATATATTTAATAAGTGACTTATTAGTTATATATACAGACGCAGGCTGTTAATCTGACTCCCAGACCAACTTACATCACCAGTAACTTGGCTCTGGCTCGACCTAATGTCGTCAGCCCCAGAGTTCGACGCTGGTAGCCAGAATCCTCTCGCGGCCGGCAGTCGTGCTTTTCGACCAAACCTTTCTTGATCAGCGCGCGCAGGGAGAATTGCATAGACTGCTTTGTCGTCCGGTAAGGCAGCACTTCCAGCAGCTCGTCCAGATCGAGCAAATGTCCACGTTCATGGCCTAAGTTGATGGTCTTAATGATGTCTTTCTGTTTATCAGTCAGTGTCATGGCAAATCCTTATGCCGGTAACGCAATATCCAGTGGTGCATTCAGCGGTTGTTTATCAAAAGCCAGCAGTGGCAGTGTGTCTGGCAGCTGGCGACCAAAATCAGGGTTGCGATAAACCCCATAGAGCGGTGAAGTGAAGCTCAGGTTGTGAATATCCTTGAGCAGTTTCACGATGCTGGCCTCATCCACCAGGCTATCCGCGATATCCTGAATGGTAGTGCCACGGTTGCGGCCTGCTTTTGCCAGAGAACTATTCTTGTGATAGTCCGCCACCAGATCTCGCAGAGCGCGGCGCCGGCGTGAATCAGTCATCGCAAACAGCTCTTTCACAATCGCTTCGTTGTCGCCGGGATCAGAACGAAAATGGCGCTGAAAGACGCGAAGCGCGCTTTCGTAGCTCTTCGGACGTTCAGGACGGATGAAGCAAAACCCTGCTTTCATGGCAAACGGGTTATATTTGCTCATCGACGACTGGATCTCGATGATTGGCCGGTCATGCATCCTGCTAACCAGATTAATCATGCGATACGATACCCCGACGCCACGATACTGGGTGTCCACTACAGAGCGGCTGATCACAGCGAAGTTGTTGTTTACGTAACGTCCCCAGTACTGATTTGCCACAGTGGTGTTGGTTGTGGGTTTCAGCTTTGGAAACATGCGATGCCGCGGCGCCAGTAGCAGTTTAGGGAAGGCCATAACTACAACGCCTACCAACCGACCATCAAGCTCACAACGGTAGTAGGTAGGGGCGAACGGCTTCCCATCTGTCTTGTAGTGAAGCGACTTAAGCGCGTGCCAGTCTTCTACCGTCCCCCTGGTGACGGTCATGCGCTCAAGAAAGTCCAGATGGCGCGGGAACTCTTCCGGACGGTAGCGTTTGATGATGATGTCTGTCATGCCGATCACCTGCGCTCGATATTGGCATTGATGAAGTCCAGGCGAAGCGATTCCATCGCCCCAACCATGACGTATGGGCGCCCACCGTTATGCCAGCAATCCAGAACACTCCCGTCGTTATTGATCATCAGCAGCGCCAGGCTCTGGCTTTTGCCTTCTCTGGCGTACTGGAGTGCATCTTCCAGCAGGCGGATGACTTCAACGTTATTGTTGTCAGTCTCTTTCGATGGCTTCAGCTCTACGATCTTCAAATCAGGCATATTCCACCTTCACGCGTTCTTTGTAGTGCTTGGTGATCTGCATATCCGGGCGCAGCGCGTTCTTCAGGTCTTCGTGTGTCGTCGCCACCATTACCGTCGCACCTACCTTTCGCGCGGCACGCTGAAGGTTCGACGCCACAACCTGGGCGGTAACACGATCAAGAACTGCGCCAAATTCATCCGCAGCCCACACCTTCGCGCCCGACTCAATAAGCTTGGCGATCTTGAGCCGGTATTTCTGGCCATCCGACATTTCAAAAGGTTTGCGCACAAAGAGATAGGCTTCATTCAAGCCAGCCATCGAAAGCAGCCCTAACGCTTCGCTGGTGGTTTTACCCAGTTGGTCAATGACATTGACGTCGTTGTCAAAGGTAAAGTCATCAATGGAGGCGACTGAAAGCCCTTCATCTTTCATCTGGCGTTGTAGCTCACGCAGCACGACAGACTTTCCGGAGCCTGACTGGCCAGTGATGTAGACCACATCACCCTGCTCGACTTCCAGCTCAAGATTGTCGTAAAGCGTCCAGTCTTTTTCATCCAGACCAAGCCCAAACGATTCGGCGATCTCAAGCGTGCGAGTGGTCTTGTTGACACGGGTCTGGAACGATACGTTGATGGTATATGTGCTCATGCTTCGACTCCCCCGGAGGAAACTCTCTGCGCATAAGCAACGAACGCGTCTACCCCGCTCTCTCCCGTGATTTCTTCCATATGGGCAAGCAAATCCCCCACGACAATCGCAGAGCCAGCAGGGAGCGTTTTAAAGCCCAGAACATCGACCACTCGAACCTCTTCGGCGGCGACTTCGCGACTGATTTCGGTGTGCTCTTCTTTCTGGCGCTCGGTTTCCTCCCCCAGATCCATAACCAGTGCGCCAGTATCCATTTCTTCGGTCATGCTACCGACCAGCACGTTCAGCTCACGCTCGTCAAAGCCGAAGACTTCAACGTCACCAAGTACCAGAGACTCCAGCTCTTTCTGTAACTTGATGGCATCGTAATCAATGCTGGCCAGCCGGTTATCCTCCAGACGCTTCGCCTTCACTTCTTCATCGGACAGATCGTCGCGAACGATCACCGGCACACTTTTCAGCCCCGCTAAAAGCGCAGCTTCGCGGCGGCCATGGCCAGTAATGATGACATCGTCTTTATCGACAGTGATCGGCTGGTCAAAACCACGCTTTTTTATGGCTGCGGCCAGGTCACGGATCTGCTGCTCGTCATGCTTTTTGGCGTTCATTTCATAGGGAATGAGCTCTGCCGGGTCTCGGTAGACGATTTCGAACGTTTTGGTCATTAAATACACTCCTTGTAGTTATCGACCAGCCATACCAGAGCTTCACCAGCATTCTCCATGTCGTTGCCGGTGTTGATCGCCTGCTCTTTGATGATGGATTTAATGGTTTCGGTAACGCGATCAGAAGCGTCAAACGTCACTTTGAAGCGCATGGTCTGGTGTTCCGCACCGACACGCTCAGCTTTTTCGCGAGAGTCCTTCTCAATGGGCTCTTCGTCGCCACGCGACAACGCCTCAAGCATTTCCAGGTCAATTGCCGACTCACGAGCCAGTGTGGCCGCCAGTTCGTCGTCGTAAGGGGCAATTTCCGACAGCTGATAATCGAGTTCGGACTGAATTTCCTCGATCAGACGCTGTAATGCGACCTGATCGTCTTCGCCGTATCGCTCGTTATCGACCAGAGACATTTGTTTCGCGACCAGATCGCTTATTTTGCCCACCGATATAACAGGAACCGTGGAAATACCCTGTTCCATAGCGGCTCGCCAGCGATGTTCGCCACCGAGAATCTCAAATTGGCCACCGTCCAGCTCTCGCGCGAGAATTGGCTTGAAAAAACCCAGTTTTTCAATGGAGCCTTTCAGTTTTTCGAAGTTTTGAGCACCAACCGAGTTGGTGTTCCAGGGATTTGGCCGGAGTCTGGCCACTTCTACCTGCAGAATGGTAATTTTTACGCCCATACTTTTTGATACAATCCATTGCATAAGTACTTACTTACTATTCTAGCCAATTAACATATAAAAGGCACGAAGGAAAGATATTTATGACTGTTAGGATTGTTTCGAACGCGGTCAACGCTATGGTCTCCGGCGTTGATGACAACGTGAAGCGACTCGTCCAGGAAATGCTGAGTTACGAAGTCGAAGCTGGCGACTGGAAAGGCACCAGTACTATGTTCAACTGGAGCAAAAATGCCTTCCCCGCGGGTTTTGCTAAATCGGTAGCAGCCAATCTGGTGAGGGCTGGCATTAAATGCGTGCATATTCGCAAAGACAAGGTTCCGGCGCTTGGTAAACCAAACCCGGCAGTTAACCCCTTCCCCTATAATCCGGACTATGCGTATCAAGATCAGGCTGTAGAGACACTGGTTCGCGAAGGAATGATGATTGCGCAGATCGCCACAGGCGGGGGAAAGTCGAACGTAGCTTGCAAAGCCGCGGCGCGTATTGGACGCATGACGCTGTTTTTAACCACCCGCTCTGTTCTTATGTTTCAAATGGCAGATAACTTCCAGAAGTCGATCGACTATCGAGCTGAGAATGGAGAGCCGTGGCTTAAAGGTCAGAAGGTTGGCATCATTGGTTCTGGTGAGTTTCAGGTGTCTCGCCATATCAATGTCGCAACAGTGCAAACCCTGGCGAGTTTTCTTGAAGAGCCTCCACGCGATATGCCGGCGGAGAAAAAGGCTTATCATCTTAAGCGCCGGGAGCTGGTTAAGCGATTCCTCTCAAGCGTCTCACTGCTAATCCTCGAAGAAGCCCACGAATCCTCCGGTTCAAACTTTTATGACATCGCCAGACTGTGCATTAACGCAGACTATCGCCTGGCGCTGACGGCAACCCCGTTTATGAAGGCTTCAACTGAGGCCAATATGCGTCTGATGGCGGTTGCAGGACGCATCGAGATAAAGGTCACTGAAAAATATCTGATCGAGCGAGGTATTTTGGCCAAACCTTACTTCGTATACCATAAAATCGCGTACACTCCGGATGAGGCTCGTATCCGAGCGGAGCTCGCTTCCAAGCATCTGAACTTCAGAGTTGGTATGAGCACGCCGTATCAGAAAGCTTATCAGCTCGGTATCGTTTACAATATTGGACGTAACGAGGCCGTCGTTCGCGACGCGCTGATGTACCGTGATCATGGACTGAACTGTATGACCCTGGTAAGGATCAAACGCCACGGTCAGATACTGATGGAAATGATGAAAGAGAGCGGCTTACGGGTAGATTTTATTTACGGTGAATCCAACCAGAGTACCAGACAGGCTAAGCTTAACAGCCTGGCTGCAGGGAAAATTGATGTGCTTATCGGCTCTACGATACTGGATGTCGGTGTCGATGTGCCAAGTGTTGGCGCCGTAATTCTTGCCGGAGGAGGCAAGGCCGAAGTCGAAATGCGTCAACGTGTTGGTCGCGGCCTTCGTGCCAAGAAGAATCAGGCAAATGTGTGTTTTATTTCGGATTTTATCGATATAAGCAACAAACACCTGATGTCACACTCATACGAACGAAAACACATTATTGACACCACTCCCGGGTTTGCGGAAGGCGTGTTGCCTGTCGGGAGCAGTTTTGACTTTGGTGTATTACAAAGAGATTAATTATGACCGAAAATCGCTCAATTTCATGTCAGGTGAAGCTCACCGAAAAAGCCAACGAAAAGCTTGGTTCGTTCAAAACGCGCCTGAAAGAACGCAACATCAAAATGTCGAAGTCAGACATCATTAACCTTGTTCTGACCAAGATGAGCACAGCAGAGTTTGAGAAGATCGCGACCTCGATGGCAGCGGCTGAGAACGCTAGACAGAAAGTGTTGCAGATCTACGAGAACTCCGGGATGACCAAGGAAGACTTGGAAGATATCCTCAAACGTCTCTAACGCGTACTTACGGAGGGCGTGGGTAAAAAGCTCTCGCCCTCCTCTACCATTTATTTATAGGCTGTTTTCATGATGAACAGCTCTGCCGACACCGTCACCCCGATCCGATATTCGTCTTGCTTATCTTTTGACACCATGATTTCTCTTTCGGTGTTCATCTTGCCGCACATAATAGACATACCCTGCAGATCTACAGACAGAATATGCTCGCCATAAGGCAGGTTTAACTCAACCTTCTCAGATGTTTTGATATCAGCAACTGGCTCACCATCAACAGAAAGCCGGCTGGTACAAAGCGCGCCCTTACTGCCAGAGTCTCTTTTCACGATGATTTTTTGCGTATTCTCTGACGGCGTACTGTATTTGGTCGACAGTATTCTCGAAGCTGGGACTGGGTCGGCAGCACTCGTCCTGACCGCCTGGGTTGAACATCCGGCCACCAGTAAACTGGAGGTTAGCAAAGCTATTAATGCGCACTTGTTCATCATTCTTCACCATATAGAAACTTGCCTGCAAACTATAACAATTCTAAGTATTTGCAACAAGGTAACGCTTTTTCGCCTGTCAAAACTAAGGAAATAGAAGATAATGGTGGCTCGAACCTTCTGGTAATTTTTATCGCATAACATGAGGCGTTTAAAATATGCCCAATACCATTACCGATATCACCTACGGGATACCTGCTGAGGTCTGGCCGCGCGATTACTCAAAAGTAGAGGCGTCGTTGATGTTCTGGCGCAAGGAGCAAATTCCCGTCAAGATCACGATGGAAGATGGCCAAGTGTTCTGCATGTACGTTCAGGGGACGATGTCCTCCCGTAACAAGGTAGATCTGTGCCCGGCGCCGTTCGACAAAGACAATCGTGTAAGGTTGCCACTTGAGCGAATCAGCACTATCGAGTCAGGTGTAAATGACGCTGTCACCCATGATTTCGTTGGTCGCGTAACCGTACATCCAGACTATGTTGATAACCGGCCATCCCGCCGTGATTTCTTTAAAATTTGCCGCCAGGCCCACGAGAACCAGAAATCAGTAAGGGTCTACATGGCGGACGGCCGCGAAATTGAAGGTGTGTCACTCGGCGTCGATGCTTGTCAGGTCACACTTGCCGTGGGGAACGGGCGAAAAATGATCGTCCTGTTTGATTGGGTTGAACGTATTCTGCCGTTTTAGGATATTGATGTGAAAATTGTAGCAGCATTAACATTCTTAACTTTCATTTTTAGCTCTTCCGCATTTTCTCAAGAAAATAGCATTGAACGAGCTCAACGTGTCACTACAAAGGTGTGTTCAAAGGCGGAAGACTACGATTTGTGCATGTTAGAGCTAAGCATGGCTTTAGGCGCTGCATATCAAGATGGACTGATCGTTTCGGGATGCAAGTTGGGGCTTGATGAGCCTTCGAAAGACAAATGCGAAAACTCGGAACGTTTTGGGGAGTATATAATAAAAGAAATCAGGAACTATGCAAAAAAGATGTAAATTCCTATAAGGGTAATAGCCGGCTATGTCCGGTTATTATTTTATGGGTCACTCCCCGATAAATTAAATCACCAAAAGTATTGTCAGCGCTAAATATATAAGGGTAATACACCGAATGTAGAATTTATTTAGGCAACACCTTCGAGAAAACGCAATTTATTTCTAAGACTTTGATTTATTTGTGAAATAAATTTTTATCACCCCTTGCGAAAAACGCTTGATTTTATTTTTTGTATGTCGATAATTACTTACATCGAAAGCAAACAAGCTGACGATAGACGAAAAACAAAATAAGTTTTCAATATTACATAAGGATTAAAATCATGTCTAACGTAACCATTTCTAAAAAATCCATCATTGATGCTGCTGTAGTTATCACTGACGAATTACAATTAAAAGCAGATCAAGCTACACAGACTTACAACGAACATTATCAGAATGGCACGCACACCAAAGCAGATAAAGCTAACATGCTTGCAGCGTCTACTAAACTTGCATACTTCGTGAATAACGTTGTAAACGCAGTAAACGACGATAAGCTGTCTGGTGTCTTCTACTACGCGATTAAAGCAAGCAAGCAAACGCCAGAAGTGTTTTTCCGCGAAGCGATGACAAATAGCTACTCTCTCGAAAAGCTGGTTTATCTGGTTAAGTCTATCAAGTCTGGTAAATGTGTGTATTCAGTCGCTGATATGTCCGGATCTCGTGTATTCGCTTTAATCGATATGATTAACGATGAGATCGACACGTTCACAAATGGTGCTGTTTTCGATTTGATGAATGAAGCAAAACAAGCAAATGAAATTAAGTTAGATGCAGGATATACGCAAGCCAACCAGCTGATTAATCTGTGTGAACGTCTGGGACTGGTCGAGAAGATTAAAGGAATGGGCGCTGCCAAAAACGGATCACAGCAATATCGCTTTATCAAAAATGATTTTTATAACTATCTGGCTGACGCTTTCAAAGCATAAGTAGACGGATTCAGCGCCCACTATGGGCGCTGGTTTTAAGGATAAAAATCATGATTAGCTATGACCAGATCCGCGCGGAGTATCGCGCTAAATATCGCGCTTATAAACTTGAACTCATCGACGAATTAAGCGCCCAGCGTGACGCGCTAAACTTTACGTTCTCTGATTTGCTTAACAGCAAGCGAGACTGTAAACGGAAAAGAGAATATTTGCGCTTGTCTGAAATGATCGGAAAGTTGCAAAACAGCATTTAGCCACCAGCGCCCACTATGGGCGCTTTTTTCGTTTCCGGATCTCCACCATAACACGCCATTGTTGGCGCGTTTTCTTTTATCTGGCGTTCACTCATTCACACCAAAAATAAGCGCCATAAACGCGCCAATTTAACGCGTTTTTACGTGTGGTAGTACATACCCATTACACACAGTAAAAAACACGTTATAGCGCGTTTAAAAGCGTTTTAGCGCGTAGCTTATTTTGTCGTGTCGTGGGCGTGATCGTCTGGTGACGTGATCCGCGCTATCCTTCGGGGCGTGTCGGCAATATTGGCGCGATCCGTGGGCGCTCACGTATCATTAGCACGTTGGCGCAACGTGTGCGCGCTAACAATGCAGCGCAGATCACAGCGCTGGATGTATGGCGCAAAAACAGCTTACGTCCACCAGCTGGTGACGATTCTGGTGTCTCTCTCTCTTTACAAATTTTTCCCATGAGGCGACCCCCGCCGTTTCCCGAAAATTTTCTGGCCGTTTCCCGTCGGTTACCCGGATGGCTTTCTGCCCGCTCCTGAATTTCCCTGCGGGAGCTGGTGGACGGAAAGAAAGGGGCGTTTCCAGCCCCCTCCCCTCTTACTTGCCAGCCAGTATATGAATCCGATTACTGGCGTGCATCTCTTTCACGAACTCCCCGCAAGTGACCTTCCACGAGTCGATACCGGCTTCGTAAATGACGTTTTTGCACGTAAGAGCATTGTCGGCGATCCGCACACTCTGCGCGGTTGCTTCCTGGTCTGTAAAGTCGAACTCTGACTCTGTTTTGATCCACACAGCAATCTGTGTTGCGAGCTCGATGAGTTTGGACTGACAGAACCTCCCGCTTCGAACCGGGAAGATAAACACCCCGAATCCTGAGGTGGTGACATAAGCTTTTTCGAAGACACGCGTGAATCGACGGTTGCAAATGATGTCGTTGGCGATCTGCTGCTTCTCTTTCCCGGACAGCTGGATGGTCTCTTCTTCGCGCCAGGCGCCCAGGATGTTCTTTTCAATATCGGAGTATGTGACAGAGATGGTGCCATGCGCGGGAGTGTTTACAGTGGCGATATAGTTCATTGTGATAATCCTTTAAACAACTTGTTTTCTCGTTGGTTTAATTATCGCAATGGGTGTGAGGCGTCCAAGCGTTCTGTTTCGGCAGCTGGTGGCCGTCGGGAAGTCGGTGGGTGCTTCGGTAGCCTGGCGGTAAGAGGTGGGTGTTTTTAGCCTGGTGTGATGAGGTTGGTGTATCTATAGGGCGACCGGTGCTATCTTGCCCGTAGGCGATAAAGGAGATGCGATATGTTAGATACCCTGGACAATCTGCAGTTAAGCAAGGAAGAGGCGCTTGCACTGGCGCAACTCGTGAAGCGGTTAACCTGGACTGATATGCGAGGGTGCGCCGTTGATGATGATGAAGCCTATACGATCAGTGATGCGGTGGCCAAATTGCAGAAGAGCCTTGCCGAAGCCGGGTTCGCACCAAGGTAGGCCACCAGCATCGGTGGCCCTCCCCTCTCAATGAAGTAATCCGATGTCGATGGTGTCGCCTGAATCAGTCACGCGGATCATCAGCATAGCGAAGGCATTCAGTGGATAGCCGGCGTGCCATTCCGGGAAGCGGTCATCGCGCATGAAATCGGCAATGTCATAAACGCTATCCTGATAATGGAAGAAGCGGGAGCTGGTTTGTTCGTCCGGTTCGACGTGATCCATTTCTTTCTGCTCGGCCGGCGACAGGTCAAGCCAGGATTCCAGCCATACGTTTTCTGCTTTCGGGGAGATAGTGAAATCGGTCATGTGCGTTTCCTCACTGCGTTAATAACTTGTTTTCTTGTTGGTGTTATTATCGCAATGCAGGAAAGGCATAAAACAACTTGTTTACGGGTTGGGAAAAATGGCGCGGGTTACGCGCCATTGGCTGGTTTACTGGACGTTGTAGACGGACTCAGGCAGATACTCTTCCAGAGAGCCGCCAGACACAATGGTGATGCCGTATGAACCAACCCAGGTATTGTTGGCGCCCAGATTGCCCTCGATCATATCCTGAACCTGTGCCATCAGGTTTTCGAAAATGGTCTTCGGGTCTGTTCGATAATAGGCTTCAATGGCGGCCAGCAGAGTGTCCGAACCATTTTTCACGGATTGCTCGCCGACGGCATAAGCCTTCGAGCGATCACGCTTAAGAGTTGTACGGGCCAGCTGGGTGGTCACATGCGGAACAGCCGATTCGTCACGGAACTGAACGGTCAGCTGGGCCAGTTTATTGCCTTCTTCGTCAGTGCTGGATGCGTAGTACAGGTCAAATACTAAATCTTCTTTGGTCAAACTCATTTTTACCTCCATGTAGATGCGTCGTAATACTATCGCCGTAGGTAAGCACTTACAATACAAAAAAGCCCCGAAGGATCGACGGGGCTGCCGCAAATTCGACTAATCTGTGTTGCACATGACTATGCTATGGCGAGGGTTGTTGCGCGTTGAATTTCCTGCTGGGCGACCTTGTTAACTTCCAGTAAAGCCAACTCCAGATCTGACTCAGGCCAGATAACTTGTTTAGCCACCCACCCTTTCCCACTATGGCGCCGGACGTTCATTACGATGCGCTTGCGAGAAGTTTCGCCGAAGACGACAACGGTCTCTTTGAAAAGTCGGATGGCTGTGCCGTTGGCCACAATGTCCAGTAAAGTGATCGAACCGAGTACTGCAGGTTTGTCTTTGCGAGGCTGGAGTTTATCCAGTTTCAAAATCATCTCGGTATTCATTACACACTCCGTAAACAACTTGTTTTCTTGTTGGTGTAAATAATACCATTGTGAAAACGGCCACCAAGCGAAGCGTTCAGGCATTCCGCTGGCCGCAGGCAACATTCACTAAAAAGCCACCTGCTGGTGGCCGTCGTTAATCTTCGTCAGGGAACTCCTCTTTCACTGCGGCCACCAGCTCCCGCTTCTCTTCATCAGTCAGCAGGTGCCAAACATCCTTCCCTTTGGGTGACTCTCCCTTAGCTGGTACAAACGACCATAATTTACGGGTCAGTGCTGGCCCTATGCCATCAAGACATTCGGCCAGCGAGTCCACGCTCCATACTTCCACAATCACAGGCATATTCATTGTCTTCCTCCTTTATCTGGACTCTGACGTTGTGCAGTTCCACGCGACGGACATTGCGTTGTCCTCGATATGAAAATCAAACGTGCCCTCGCGATACCCTTCGCCAATCAGCGTACCAATGCGCCCAGCGACATCCGCAGAGCGGATAACGTCATCCAGAGAGATCTGGAGTTCGTCAGTACATGTCTCTTCTCCGCAAAGGGTGATGCTGATGTTCAAATGCTTGTACATGTGTTTCTCCTTTGTCTAAACACGTTGTTTTCTTGATGGTGTTATTATCGCAATAAGACATAGGCGAAAAAGCATTTTGTATCGGGGAGAACTGAAAAAGCAGTGAGTATCCGGGAGCGTATCGGGAACACTTTTTACATTATTCTTCTCAACGCGCACCGCAGGGCTGGTGAGCAGTATTTTCCTCTTCCCTAAAACCTACTGAAACAGCTTGTGACCCTCGAACGCTCTGGCAGAATACGTATCAGCAGCTGCGCGCAGCGGGAAGAAAGCCACCCGCGCACCAAACAACGGTATACCGCCAGGGAATCAGCCGTCCCCGCGGCATTTTGCCTCTATACCGGCACGAACCCTTTCCATGACGGGAACCCAGCCGTTTCCCGAAAAACCTCCAGCCGTTTCTACTCAGGCAGCCAGCCTTTTCCCTGCGGGGACGCTCCCGATGGATTTTCGCGGTGGCCCTTTCACCCATTCGACCGCAGGGATGTTACGGGGGATAAAATCATGACTTGAATAAATACGGGAAAGGGAGCGATCCCCATCCATCCCCTCTCTCTTATATCTGTGCTCTTTCCTGACTCGAATAACCTCTCTTATGGGGACTCGTATCTCTCTTATTAGCGCTCTATACGGTGACCATTCGTATGGGAGAAAAGGCGACTTTCTTCTCTCTGCCGGTAAGTGGTTTTGCAGATGTTGTAGAGGTGGTTGTCTTGTGGTTTTCCTCTGGTCTGTATTCTTCGTTTTGGGGATAGTTCTTCTCTGTGTATGGAGTGATGGCGTGCGCGCTTTTCCTTTCGTTCATCTTGAGAGGTGGAAGTGTGGGTGATGTGGTTTTTGGTCTGTTGTCGTTCTCCGCATGTGAAGTAATGGCGTTCTCTGCTTATCAGGAATTTGCGTTATCTTTCGGGGTAAGAGTGGGTAAACGAGATGGCGCCGGGTACTGTTCTGGCCTGGTCTTGTTTGGAGTTTCTTCCCGGGTATTATCTTCCGTGTAATGGGGAATGGCGTTCAGAGAAATTGCCTTTCTCTCGTCGCTTTTTGGTGGTGGTCGAGGTTTGCTTCATGGGGTCGGTAGCCTGGGGCAATGAGGTTGGTCTTTTCGGTAGCCTGGCAGGAAGAGGTGGGTATTGCCTGGGTGTGGGGTAATGGCAGTTCCTTTTTCGTTATCTTGTTTTGTTGTTTTCTTATCGCCTAAAACAATTTGTTTATACACTCATTAAACGCAATGAGAGCCATTTTGAGCGTGTCTGTTTTGTGGTGCTATCAGGAGTCGTTTTTGGCGTTTTCGTCGCAGGGTGTTGGTCTCTGGTACGCTTCTTAACGGATATAAGAAGTGGCATGGCAAAACGTCAACTTTCGAGACCAAATCAGGGTAAAGCGTTGACTTTTCATTGATGTGTTATTTATTTGTTTTCTTGTGGGTGTTAAGTGCGTAAAAGCCTTGCCACGCCTGGAGTGTATGAGGTTGGTGGGTAGGGAAGAGGGGCGATCAACGAGTTCTTATAGAAATCCTCAATTAGTGACCGCCAATGTCAACGCGTTGATTAGTCTGGCGCCTTAGCTTCATTACCCCCAAATCACCGCGTCGTTATCCAAATACGGTCTAATAGAGTTCCCCACTGAAATATTTCTGAGTGGATTTTTTCCGCGTCCACTCTGGACGTTTGTTCTGCCTCTGGCACTCATATATACGCATGAACGGTCTTGACCGAATCTCATGCCCAGTCTGTGAGGTGTAATCAACAAAGGTATAGTCAATAGCATCTCCATTATCGAGATTGTCACGTCCAATATGAATTAGCGTCCAGTTAGTGAACTGCTCATGACTTTCAACTTGTCCGAAAGGAGTGAATCCCCATGCGTTAAAAGAAACATGCAGATACTCGCCGGATTGAGTTGTAGGGATTAACGCTAACAGTATTTGTTCCCCAACACCTTCAAGATACGCTTTTCCTGCAAGAGTGGTTGCAACACCGTCTGATATTCGTTCAGCTTTACAGATCAGCATTGTACTGCGTGTTGCTGTTGGAGCTGTATGTAACAAATCACTCTGCCTCTCTGTAGCGAGGGATGAGAAGGATAAACTTATGGCTATAACACCAGCTATATAAGAATTCATTGACATTCCTTATGTCTTTTATTTATTTGTTTTCTTATGTGTGTAAACAAAATTATCAATAAATAACTTACGTCAGTTGCGGTTATGGCCTATGGAACGTGAAAGAAGGATGCGTTTCCAATGAGATTCTCGCAACCCTATCTCATCAGCATCACTGTTAATGTCCATGATCTCCAGTATGGAGAATGTGACACGTTTAAGACGCTCTTCGTCGAATGCTCCGAACGCCTCAATCAACCCTGCGTTCCCTCCATGGCCTGTGTCAAAATATGTCTTCCATCTTCCCCAGATACCATCCTTGCCGTTCGCTTGGCCTACGTACAATTTACCTCCATCCACGTCAGTCAGCAGATAGATGCCTTTTACGATACTAAGGGCCGTTTTCCACGAATCAAGCTCCTGTCGAATAATAGTGCCAAGCGTTGCTCTGGTAAGCACTACGTTCTTATATCCAGGGAATTCACCAAACGATAGACACACAGGGGCTATTTCAACTATTGGCATTTTCCCCGCCAACCTCTCTCCATAAAGTACATGGATGCGTGGTCGACTAAGGCTGACATACATACGTCCCCGGTATTCAGCTAACTCGGGAATGGGACTCAAAACATAGGCGTAATAGTCGTCTTTGCGATCACGAAAACATGGTGACGCTGTCGGACTACAGCTTTCACGACGATACGTTCCGGCATAAAGCCATCTTTGCTTATCCTCAGTTTGAATGAGGGAAATGACGTAAGTCCGGTTAAAATAATTCTTCTTCTGGAAGCATTGCCATTCATCAAACGTCCCGTTAAGAAATTCGTTTATCGGCAATTCGCCATGCTCATTCTTGCCAGCTAAATGAATTTTGCAGTTCTGCGGTGTCAGTTGAGGATACATAGAATGAAGATACTGGAATAGTTCCATACGGACTGTGTCCCTGGTTTTATCAATTCTGCTGATTGGTATCTCACATGAAAAGCAAGCCTGTCTACTGCAAACAAAGCTCTTACCAGTCCCAGGCTGGCATTCCATCCACCAGCTCGGCATCACGATCAAAGTGAACCACGTCGTAACCGGCATCCAGTATCATCTTGATATTGGCTATCGCCGCTTCGGAGATGTTGAATGTACGCAGTTCATCTGCCCAGCTATTGTCACGCATTCCGGCACGAACAATCCAACCATATTCTGTGCCGTGTACCCAGTTCAGTCCGCGATCGGTGATTGGGTCAAAACAGGCTATCGGCAGTTGTTCGGAGTCTTCCGCAGTAACGTGCGCAGTGCTGATAACAGCTGTCTTGTAGGCTTCAGTGATTTTCAACATTACTTAACTCTTTTAACTAATTGTTTCCTTGTATTAGTTATTATCAGCTATAAGAAAAGGTAGAAAACATTTTGTTTGAGGCAGTGCGGCTGTCTCGATACTGTCATTACGATAATCAGGCGCATAGTGTCAAAGCTAAGTTCAGATGTCCGGGGCAGGGCAAAGCTGAAAAGTCCGCTCTGTGCCAAGAGCGGAATTACCGCAGTGACTTATTTTAGTCGAGTGGAAGCAGACCAGCCGGCCAAAATCATTGCCGAGACCCGACCGACTGATAAAATCTGGCTGAAGAAACTCGTCTCACGCTCAAGTAATAATTTAGCGACTTCAGATAAATCTTTTAAACACTTCTTGTGCGAAAATTCCCAATGAACCGGCCAGTTCTAGAATCTTTCCGGTGTTTTTTCATGTCATTCTTTTCTACTAAACGAATGTTGCTCACGACTATTGGAAATTTTATAAAAACACTTAACAGGAAGTCAGAAACATGAGTACCTAAAGATACGAACGTATTCTTTGCGAACTAAGGATTTTGGCAAGCACCGTCAGCAAGCAGAGAAAAATCATTATTTTCAATTGCAAGCGCTAGTTTATTGATATCATGATACATTTTATAAAATATAAATAGAGCCGCATACAAATTCATTTCAGGTTCAAATTTTTTAAACTCAAGGCAAATCATTCGTTCACTTTCAAAATACGCATCATCACCCACAGTGTACATTCCTACAGAATTATTCCATCGTTCAATCAACCCCATGTCGAACAAATTATCAAGGTCATTTGAAAATACTGAATAGTTTCTTTCATCAATACTTAGTGGGCCATAAAGTAGCTTTTCAGGAAACTCGATTTTTGTACTTATACCCTTCGGCGAGTCTATTTCACTAATGATTTTGCTTAAAAGACTTCTAGCTGGAAAAGTGCACTGCCGTAGAGTTCTTTTAAATATTTCAATAAATTCATGCACATCTCGTTCGCCTTTGGCAACATCATCAAACCATTCATTAGTTTCAATCAAAGAGTTAAACAGGCCCAAGTCAAAGGGGACCGGAATATTTTTTGATACACTATATCCCTGATTAGAAGAAACTACACTAGGAGAGAAATAATCCGAGTATTCTTGCTCGGCAAGGAGCAAAAATTCACACTGAAACGCCAGAGGCTGCGCCATGACCATTTCAACCAAGTCATATAACGTGTAATATTTACAGCAAAAATCCTCAGAGTATTCACGAACATTATCAGGTAAGCGTTCAGCCGTGAGTACGAAAAACCAAACCTCGTCAAACTTGCCCTTCAATTCCTTATTGTTCCGCAGTTTGTCTAAAGTATTCTGATACTTTTTTTTTGCTACGGTGGCAGTCATCTGCAGACCTAAACGCTTGACAGGTTGCCCATAATCAAAGCCAGGGTAATTTTGAGATACCTTATTCATATTCTCAAATTGTTCACCCCAAGCATAATTGATTAAAGGCAATAGCGAAATTTCTTGTGCAGTAGAAAGATCATTAAAGTTACTGCGGGTGTAAATCTTGATTTGACTAGCAAGTTTCGCTGCAAAGCTAACTAATTTATCCCTATTTTTCATCTGTTCCGGTTTCAATCTAATTTCTCCAGCTGCTAATTTTACCTGACATTATTGCCTGTTCCGCATTGATTATCAAATATAAATAGAAGCAGGCTTTGCTTTTTCTTTAAGAGAAGATGCTAATATCCGCTCTTCGCTCAAAGCGGACATTACAACTTTGCTGTTGCACATAGTCTGTCCCAAGCAGTGACTACGTTAAATTGAAGTCATCGAAATCGACGAACTCCATATGTCTGGCTTCCACCTTTGCAAGAGTGAGCAGAAACAACATCCCCTCTCTTAGAGAGGTTGGTTGTTCGAGCAGGAACTCAAAACCGTCCACATGAGTCTTGCCCAACCAATAGCCGCCACCATACTCTCTCTCTCGCTGGAAAAAGACGCACTGGCCAGGCTTGAACTGTTTAAGTGACTCGCCTCTGTATACGACCTGATAACTGGTGTCTTTTCCGCCCATTTTGATCACCCTAAAATACTGTATATTTAAACAGTAGTTCTTTGATGAAATGCGGTCAAGTTTGACGGCGGTGACAATAACTTATTGGTGAAAACAAATTGTTTAAGGCTATTAATATAGCCTTAAATTGGTGAAACCAGTTACGACCTTATCATGATGCGATGGCGTGTAGGTTTTGCCGCTGCAGTGTCTTGACCTGTTCTTCAAGCTCACGCACATACTCAACAAGAGATCCGCCTGGCGGTATTTGGCACTCTTCCATGAGTTGAAAGTAAACGTCGGCTGCCGCGCGAATGTTTGAGCCTTTGGTTAGCTGATCACTGAGCAGTTCGTCGCGCTCTTTCATAAGCCGCACGCATTCTCCATTGCGTTGGTTGACTACAGCCTCCAGCTCTGCGATGCGATCGCCTGGCGTTTTGCACCCCTTACGTTGAGTCGTAACCGTGAAATATCCAAGTTCAGGAACGTCGTAGCTCAATTCCAGATAGTTTTTTGCACCGTGTCGAACAAATTCGCCGGCGAACATGGTGGCGAACATGGTGGCGAACATGGCAGAGGCCAGCTCTCCGTTAAACAAAGACTCCAGATCTACAGGAGTGCCAGCAGCAAGAGCGGCACGCGCAGCCTCTATGACATTCATAAACTCATCATAATGTCTGGCGCGTTTCTCCAGTTCTGCCCACTGCTGACTAGTTCGACGCACCAGGTACTCAATAAAAATCAGCGCTGATTCGTCGGCGTCGCCTTCAAATGAGACCTTACCTTTATCGACAATAATCGTGCCCACAGCGGTTGGGTTGTTGCCCTGAAGACACAATCTGAAAGGAGTGTCCGTGCTCATCGGTGATACAGCCTGTATATCCATAGAAGTGGCTTGATTCCTGCTTTCCATGTGTGTTTCCCTCTTAATTTCGCGTCATCATTCTTACACAAAATAAGTATGTAGTTACCTATTATTTTGTTCGTTTGAAGACATACACACTGACAGTTATCCCCGTGTCATCAAACTCGCCTGTGTACGACTTACCTTTGGCGTAGACGAAATTATCCAGCATCATCCAGTTCAGTGTTGGTGAGTCCCCCGGCAAAACAGCAACAAGGCGCCCACCGACTTTCAGATGTCCCAGCCCAGCCAGCGTGTGTTCTTTGTGGCGCCCGAGAGAGTAGGGTGGATTCATGACTATCTTGTCGAAGAGGTAGCCTTCATTGTCAGCAGACCACTTCATGAAGTCACAGCAGACTGTGTTCACGTAGCCTTTTCCAAGAAGGATGTCAGCAAATAGCGGCGCAACCTCAACACAGGTCACGTCCTCAGGATTCGCCTCAATAAACGTAAGCAGATCTCCGCGACCAGCTTCCGGCTCCAGCAATGTTTCGCCAGATTTCAAGTCAACGACCTTGGCCACGTACTCCGCGATTACACGAGGGGTAGGGTAGAACTGATGTGATTTTGCATCCGGGATCAAACCTGTCGCCACAATCGTATTGAGTGTTTGACCGATATCATACGGGAACTGCCAGTGCTTTTTATCCTGTACGCCGCCAATGAAGCTCAATGTGCGCTCCAATTCTTCAACCTGCGACTTCTGGAGACTGGAATCAGAGAAGTACCAAACCCCCTTGTCTTTGCTGAATCGCCCGTCACGTAAAGTGGATCGAACGGGCTCAGAGATGGTCTTTTGAATGAGGCCAAACTCATTAGGCGCTCTGGTTTTTGGGGCTGTTCGGCAGGGGGCAGGTATAGCGGCAGGCATACTGTAAGCCAGCACCTCATTCAGCTTCCAGGCCACGTCAGGATGTATTTCAAAGTGAACGTTGCCGTTCTTGAACATCTTCACGCGCATCAGGTTTCCGTCGACATTCATCCAGTCACCGGTCTGGCAGTCGTTTGCCCGGTACGCAGCTGATAGCATCTCAGTTGTGCGGTTGATGGTGATGAACTCTTTGTGTGCGAAGAAATGAAGCATGACACGCAGGTCGTCGATGTAGTCCTCTTTCCGGTAGTTCACGCTGACGCTGTCCCGCCAGAACTCGGAAATGCAGTTGGCGATGATCAGACGCTCGCTAAAGCCGTTCGTCTTATTGGTCTTGTGGGCAGGACTCAGCGCTTTAAACAAGCCATACACGCGCTCAGAGAGATATTTGTGCCTGTCATTCAGCAGATTGAGCATCGTTGGGATGACCGTTTCTGCTTTGAACTCCGGCACACCAACGAACTCCTTCACCTTCATCTGGTAGCCGGTTCTGTCTGTTTTGATGGTCTCCTGCTTGCCCTCGATGAACTGCTCACGCCACTCGTCGCGGCGGGAAGCTGGCATGATCAGCAGAACGTTTGTCATATCCGTGACCTTCTTCCAGTACTCGGCCCAGATATTCTGTTTCACCCATTCCAGGTCGACTTTGTCCAGCCAGGCTCTGTTAAAGCGTGTGCGCTCGTCATCCGGCCGGTGGTTGAGTCGCAGCAGGCGGTTAATCATGTTGTGGCGTTCGTCGCCATAAACGAAGTCGTGAACCTGATGCATGAATGCGATCTCTTTCTCGCACTCGGCCACAATTTCGTGGATGACGTTCATTTCCTGCCGGTAGTCGATATCAGTGTTTGGGGTGATAGCGTCAATGATGGAAAGGGCTGTATTCATGATCACACCATTAAACAAATTGTTTTCTTATTGGTGTTATTTTCCCAAAGTTGAAAAGGCGTAAAAGCAGTATTCACAGGGGTTATAGAGACGCTTAGAGACGCTAAATTGATAGTGTTCAAAGTTAATTGGTAATTCAATAAATTAAGAACGTAACCACCTTAAAATCTAAGGCTACAACCGCTGTCATTCATGCTTATTTTTTCCTGAAGAACGCTCAGCTCCTAGATTAAGAAGTCATATTCTTGTGTAACCCGTTAAAAATGATACATTAATCTCCCCCCTCTTCGGGAAAACGGAAGAAGTTTGATGAGGATGGCATCAGGCAAATGGAACTCAAGTCTACAAAGGCCATTGCCCCCTCCTTTTAACGCTAAAAGGGTAATACATGAAAGGTAACGTTCTAGGGGATATCAGAGCAGAACACGATGCCAAAATGCTTGAAGCCTCATTCTGGCAAACAACTGATTATAAAGCTCTTTTAGAGTCGTATGATCGATGCATAGTTGTAGGTCGCAGAGGCACTGGCAAAAGTGCATTAGTGCATATGCTGTCAAAACATTGGCACGCAAAACCTAAAACGCATGTGATGACCATTAGCCCTATTGAAGAACAAATTATTGGTCTAAGAGATGTTGTCTCACTTTTCGGTGAAAATTATTTGCATATTAAAGCCGGAAGCAAACTAGCTTGGCGCTATGCGATTTATATGGAATTACTTTCCGAAATAGCAAGCCACTATAAGATGAAAAATGATCTAGACTATAAAAGTGTAGAGAAACACTTATTATCTTGGGGAGCTAAAAGACAAAACATAAGTGGTAAAATAAGGAAAAAATTAATATCTATCCTTGATACTGGAAAAGATGTTAAACCGGCTACAAGAATATCAGATTTATCAGATAATTTTGAATTAGATTTACTAGAAGAGGTTTTATTCGAAGCTATTTCAAAATCAAACCATCAATTCGTTATTTTTGCTGACAGGCTAGATGAAGGATACACTCCAGATGATTTAGGGGTTGCTATCGTTGACGGTTTCATTCAGTCTGTTATTGATATAAAACAAAATTTGCAAGAAAAAGTTATCGCATTTGCTTTCGTTAGAGACAATATCCATAGAGCCATATCTAAAATGGATCCTGATTTTACCAGAAACATTGAAGGACAGGTATTAAGATTACATTGGGACGAATACAATCTCTTCAATTTGGTTTGTAACAGAATGAGAGTTGCATTTAACTCAACCATAGAAAATAACACGCGAGTTTGGAATGCGTACACCGCTAATGAATTACAGTCAAATACGGGTTTTAAAGAAGCACTTAAGCTTACATTATATAGACCGAGAGATATCTTGGTATTATTAAATGATGCTTTCCTGAGGGCCGCAACTCACGATCGCACAAAAATAATAATTGATGACATAAAAGCCACTGCAAACACAATATCTCAAAACAGGCTTAACGACTTACTAAAAGAATATGAAAATGTATTCCCTGCACTAGATATATTTACATCGCTTTTTGGCAATAAAAAACCAGATTTTTCCATCGCGGAAGCCTCTGAAATAATAAGCCAAGCATTTGATATAAAAGAAGTTAATGACAAAATGAAATTACAGGACATCCTTTTGTTTGAAGGTCCTGTTCAGGTGATCCAACGTTTGTATAGTGTTGGTTTTTTTGGATTATACAATCAGCAGTCCTCATCATATGTGTTTTGTCATGATGGAAAAGAACCAGAAAAAGAGTTTACACCAGGCTCCAAGCTTCTGCTACATCCTTGCTATTGGCTTGCATTAAGTGTACATGAGTCAGACATTACTCCTGAAACAGCTGACGATATCCACGATGAATACGATATCGAAGTTAGCTCCGTATCAGAAGAACAACGAAAACAACGGATCGGTGCTCTTCTTCAAGAATTAAATAATATCCCAGAAGGTAAGGAAGGGGCTGTTGATTTTGAAGCATGGGCTTTGAAAGCTATTAAAATATTGTTTGCGACGAATTTGACCAATATTGAACTCCATTCAAACAAAAATGGTCTACAGCAGCGAGACATTATTGCAACAAACCTTGCCGACACACCTGTCTGGAAAAGGATATTGACTGATTACCAATCTCGACAAGTTGTATTCGAAATCAAAAACTACAAAACGTTAGGTGCTGATGAATATAGACAAGTAAATTCATATTTATTTAAAGATTATGGTAGGCTAGCTTTCATTATAAATAGGGATCACTCTGAAAACTTAGAAAAACATAAAGAGCTAATCTGGGTAAAAGAACTTTATGACAACCATAACAAATTGGTTATAAAGTTGCCTTCAAAATTTCTTGAGCGACATCTTTCTAAAATGCGTAGCCCTCAAAAACATGATGAAGTTAACAAACAGCTAAGCAAGTTGCTTGATCTATATATTAGAAGCTATTTAAATAACAAGTGTAAGTAAATCACAACGCAGGCTATAATATCTTATTAGCCTGCGTTTTTATCGAAAGTTATACGAAGATGAAAACTCAATAAAAAACAAATTACAAAGTCCAGCCGTCATAAGTAAAATACAATATTCAATCCATATTATTAGGGTATTGAGGAAGCTCCATTTCATGCAATAGCCTCAGTCACAGCAGAAGGAAGATCCGGAGTTGCAGGTCGAGCTAGAATCGTGTCCAGCAGCATCCCATCCAGAGAGACAGGAGGTCGTTCTGGCAGGGGTGTCGTCTGCAAGGTTGTGGTGGAAGTAGTTGTGTCCGGTATCAACAGACTCTGACCGGCTGGTACGGCTACCGCTGCCAGGGTTGCTAAAATTACTCCGTAGGCCATTGGCTTCAGTCGATTTCGTTGAAAATTTTCCATGAGAACTGTCCTTGTGTGCTTGGGATTCACGCAACACACGAGAGGCGACGGAATCACGCACCTTCCCCATGCCTACTGTCGCACCCAGATTTGCTATGGCGGTAGCTTGCGCATCAATGCGCTTCTCCAGCTCAAACACTCGTTCTTCCAGTTCCGCAAGGCGTGCAGAAACACGACCGCTAAACAGCTCGGCCAGAACCAGGCGAATTGAACGGGGACGTTTATTGAAAGAAGTGAAAGGCGTTTGACGTGCCATTTGGATTCCATTCAGTGTCAGAAAGAGTTGCGGCTGGAATGTCCAGCCGCCGTTTTTTGCGTTCCATCCTTGGAGCCGTGCCTAACCAGCACGTTGTCATCCTGACGATGGGTAAGATACATGATACATAATGATAGGTAAATACTTACTTATCATTTTATACCAAAAAAACCAGAATCTTTTTTGTGTGGAGTATCCGCTGCCGCATATGCTGCGATCTTGGCCAGCCTGTCGCATATTTCGTTTTCTCGATGCCCGGCGTGGCCCTTTACCCAGTTCCACCTGACATTGTGGCGACTGGCGGCTAAATCGAGTCGTTTCCAGAGGTCGACATTCTTAACAGGCTTCTTGTCAGCAGTGATCCAACCATTTTGTTTCCACCCCTTCATCCAGAGGGTCATACCATTTTTGAGATACTGGCTATCTGAGTGCAGGATCACGTTGCAGGAGAATTTTAGGCATTCCAAACGCTATCAAAACTAACTAAGATCAATTTACTTAATCAACAAAAAAGGACTAAGGAATTAGTCCTAATTCCTTATATAAAAAATCTGGGCACAGTCTCAAAAATAGACACTTACAATTCCTTTTCGATCAAGAAAAATATTATTTCCTGATAATAAATTAAATAACATCTGTCATTTATTTAAAGTAATAGGATCAAGCATGTGGATAGTTTTGAATGAATTGTTTAAAAGTTGATAATGGGGTAATCTCAGTTCGAGAGATAATTGATTTTGAGTTAATAACAACTGAGATTGAATTTCTAAATTTTTGAAAGTCTCGATATCATTTTTAAAAATTAAAAAATCCTTTTCAGTTATCACATGAGGGCTAAGCGCACCTGTTTTAACTAAAACCTCTAATTTAGAGCGTAGAAAATTATTTGAGTCAATGTTTTTATTGAAATAATTTTGAGCAAAACCCTCTTCACCGAGACGAATATGTGTTTGTCCTAACACAAATGACGCCTTATTTTTAAGGTCTGCAATCAACATTATGAACTGGATACAATCAATTATCTTTTTATTACTAAACCCAGTAAGAATATCCACTAATAACTCGTTAAGAGTGTAAAAATTTTTTCTAAGTGGCATTATATGCAATCGGATAATGTGAGATTCTCTTTGAGTTTCATTAGCATATATTGCTTCTTCAATTGAAGATAATGTCGAGCTTTTTATTTCGCTAAATTTCATTAGCTTATCAAATATTATATTATCCTGAATATATGATAATTTAGCATTCAAAATATCAAGTTTATCACTGATCTCTTCAAGCTTCTTTCCAATTATTTCATTTGTGTTACGCGCACTTATTATATTAACAGCAGCTAACATAGCTGTTTGATTAGATAATTGATGCATTATTTCTTGATAGTTCTGGTCAGTTGTAGAATTAGGTCCTCCAAAGGACTCTTCAGCGTTATTATTTTGCCTATCAGAAGGGAAGACTAAATGTTTAACAATTCTACCAGCCTGATCACGAATTGTTCCCCCTGAGACGACTAACTCACCAGAATGTATACGTGAAAGAATATCTTCACCAAGCGGCAATGCACGTTCAAGAATTATTGAAATACTCATAATTTCACCTGTTCCATAAAGTTCTCAGCAACTAGTCGAGAACGAATACTACCAACAACTAACACAGCTGGAATCGTAACGCTATAGGCTGTCCCTGTGAAAGCCAAAACTATACTAGCAACTCCTGTAAGCGCTCCAAGGAACTGACCCGCCACGGGAATGGCTGATATAGCTCCACGGCGTAGCATAAAACTACCGATAGCCAAAAGAGCCGGTGTAATGCCCATCAGACTACGAGCTGCAGCGTTTTTTGCCTCCATAGCAAGTTTCTGGTTTTCCAAACTTTCACGGAGTACATCATCAAATTGATTTCTTTCTTTTTCTGACAGCTTTTCTTTATAATTATCAATCACTTTTACAGCTATTGATTCTTCGATTTTGACGATCTCATCTTGTTTATCAACTTTTACGCCTACCTTATCGGCAACATCGATAACAATCTCCCGATAGGAGACCCCGCGTCTGCGGAGCAAGTTCATGAAGCTATCCCCCCCCATATTTTGTAGTTCTATAGCCAGTTTCAGTGCATCACGTTCATTTTTATCTATGCTAGAAGACTGTTTATTGGAAATAATTTCCGCTAATATAGCTTTCTCATCACTAGTGGCTTCTTGCAATATGGGAAAGAGATCATGGTCGTTTCGTGCAAAGTCAATGCTTTTCATTCTTAAATCATCTATCGTTGTATGATGATTGAAATATACTGCAAGTAGTTACCAAATCAAGTTATTGTTTACTGTATAAATAAAAAATGTTCATACCACTTCGGCTTGCATTAAATCTGCGAAATCAGACCTAGATACATCATTCTTAATGAGCCATTTTTCGTCTGGCGTGTGTGCTTGTCGTCATCTCTAACTCCAAAGCGTGCGCCGCCGCCCGTTTTTCCTCGCGCGTGTGCGCACGCGTGTTTATACATATTTATTTTCAATGAATTACTTCCCAGATCGGGTTTATTTTTACCTGAACTGAGCGAACGAAGTGAGTGAAGTTCACCTCGAACGAAGTGAGAGGTTGTCTTTTCAGGTAATACTCTCCCAGGGAGGTGAGTAAAAAATACTCACCAACCTGGTCGTTTCATAACCTGAAAAGTTATGACCTAAGTCTACTGCCAGCTTAGGCTTGGGAAGTTATGGATGACAGCACCCCAGAACCGAGATCTTCCCACACTTCATGAAGGGGAGTACTGGATTCAACCTCTCAAAATACCCAGACTCGACAATCATAAAGTGACCCTTCTCTCTGCCCACTTTGGTTCCCCCTTCCCCAGACCCCAAAAGGGCTGGTTCTGCGCTGGTTGTGGGCTTTTTTAAGTCTGGTGCCAGTGACGCTATCCTCCACCCACCAGACCGAGATTTCGATTCAGGTCGAAATCGACATCATTCTACAACCACTATGATACATCGTAAACGGTAACTACTTACTTACTTTTTTGACTGATCATTTTGTCTACCATGAAGCTGAACTTGCAGAGCAAAAACCTCGTTGATTAGCTCGCCAAGGAGCTGCTCAATCAGGTCTTTGTGTTCGCCAGTGTGCAAACATTTCAGTGACCACTCGTAAAGACTGAATGCCTTTTCACGATCCTTCATGAGTTCGCGAGCGTTAGCCAAAAAATCGCTCTCAACGAGCGCTACAACGTTGGTCGGGTATGCCATGATGGTTTCCTTACTTGTCTTCACAAAAACGATTCTATAGCGTCTGGAAAGGGGTTCCAGAGTGGTCTGGGCGTCCTGTTTCGGTCTGGGAGTGGTCTGGAATCGACAAGGAAAAGCCTGCTTTCGTATATGTTTATAATTAGTACTTAGTTATTTATATATACGAAAGCAGGTTATGAAACGCTCCCAGACTCGGATTAAGCAGCCTGTTTCCGTGGTCTTTTTTTCCTGATCACTTTGGCAGGATCGTAACCACCCAGACTTTTCATCACCGTCAGCGGGACTTTATTCATGAAGTGACCAGCGTTCTGACAGAATCCGCGAAAGACCACCAGCATACTTCCGCCTGGGTTGATATTGACCTCAACCAAACCCAATGTGACGTCATGTTCCATGAACGCTACGCGGCCGCCAGACAGAACTACCGTCTGGTTTGCGCACTCGGTGGCGAGCTCATACCACATCGTGTCGAGCGATTGCGGAATGAGCATAACGGTGGTTACGCCACGCGCTTGCTCTCGGATAGCCGCCTCTATCCAGGGGGTTATTTTGGAGTAGGGCGGGTTGAGAAAGGCCACCGTACCAGGATCACCCCAGCTGGACTTAAGAGCATCTCGTTCCACACCTATGTAGCTCGGAAGAAGCGCGTTTTCTTTGTTACAGGCGACATCAACATCAAACGTAATGCCGAGATATCGCTGAATGGCGACAAACAACCATTTCGGTGTGCGCCAAAGGTCTCGAAGAGAGGCATCTCGCTCTCGCTTTTTGATTTTTTCGGCTGCTATCATTTTACAATCAAATAGGTAAGTATTTACCTATTTTTTCATGTCATTTTACGAATGGCAAATAAAGAAAAAACACGCCAGATTGCTTAACGGGAGATGCTCTGGCGTGTTTTTTACTGTTGGGGCATACGAATAACTGTCCAACGCTCTAAAACTATCAGGGGGCTTCAGAGCGCGAAACGGATCGTCAGCCAATGGAATACTCCGCGATAAATTTCCTTACGATCGGGGACTCTTCATTAAGAAGCAATCTTCCACCATCCCTCGTAGCGATTCCCGTGACTGGGAAAACAGCCATCATCTGGCCAGCCTGAGTCGACGCGGTGCTGAGTGGATATGGCTTTTCCGGATAGCTCATTAACGCCAGCTTAATGCTATTGCTGCTTGCCTCTTTTGTGTCAATAAGATGCCGCAATGCAATCACCGTGTAGATGCTGATATCCGGTCCGCCATTGAACCAATTTAGCAGGTTAGAGATCTTGTCTTTTGCCTTAACCGGCGCCGCATTCAGAGCTTCGATGAAGACCTCACGTTTCAGACCAGCCGCAGCATAAAAATCATCGCCCTTATCGTTCAGGCTGAATCGAGGCTTGGGTGCTGCGCGCTCTTTTTTCGCCGCCTTCGACTCTTTTGGCTGAGCCGCAACTGACGATTCTTTGGCGTGTTTCTCCTTTTTTTCATCAGTCTGAGGTTTATCACCCTGTGTCGAGTCGATCTCAGGAAGAGGGGAGCTCGACTCGACTTGAGGTATCTCAACATCAACCACCTTCAGCGACTCATGTTCGTTTTCCAACTCTTCAAACACACCGGTGAGATCGCCGCCGTCTTTCGCTTCCATTACAGTTTCAGCAACAGCCGGCACCGGCAGGATCGTCTCATCGTTAAGATCTGCCAGCAGGTCGTCTATTTCGTCTCCTACAACAGCCTCCGAAGCCAGTTTTTCAGGCTCATCGAGCAGTTGCAGCATGGCGGTCAGCTCATCCAGATCATCTTTTTTGACTGTATTGTTGAGGCTGCTCATGTCTCTCTCCTTTACGTTGTGTGAGCGTTTATACGTTTTTGGGTTGAGAGCATTTTGTCAAAACCTATTAGGCGGAAAAGAAGTAAATACAGGCAGTTGTGATAATGAGAGGGGCGAAAGCGCCGTCAGGCGCTTTCGAATGGGAGCTTATAGAAGCCGTATTTTTCCCGTGCTTTGAAAAAGCAGTGCATCATCAGATCGGTATCATAGAGCGCGCTGTGCGCCTTAGCCTTGTCATAGACAAAACCCAATGAGAAGGCGAGTTCCTCCAGTCGCGGCCGTTTGCCGTCTTCTGTGGCCCACAGGGAAAATAGAGTGTCAATCAATGGGACGTCTGGAAGCGAAAAACCGTAACTTTTCAGCTCATGCCTAATAAACGGAATGTCGAATGCTTCGCCATTGTGGGCTATCCAAATATCGGAAGAAGAGAGGAATGAAGCGACAGATGAAGCGTGATCGGCTAGTAACGGCTCAGCGGCTAAATCTTCAAGACAGATACCGTGTACAGCTTGCGCTTTAGGATCGATACTGCGACGCGGGTTGAACCGCATTACAAAACTATCAACCATTGCCTGGGTCTCAATTTCGTACTTCACCATTGCGATTTCAATGATCTTATGGCCTGAGAGAAAATCAATACCTGTAGATTCGATGTCCACCCCTGTAGCAATCACTTTTTATCTCCTTTTACTGGTCGTTTGGATGGTGTGAAAATGGCAGCTTCAACATCCCATCCCCTCAAAATTCGCTGCGAGATAATGGTCGCAGTCAAGCCAACCTCTCTTGCCCATTCGGTAATCCGCTGAGTTCTGCCACGACACTCGATCAGACGCTTACTATCTCGGTTGGCATATGTGTCGACGCTGGCGTTAAGCGCGCGATCTAATGGCCACCCCTTCTTGATTCGATAGTGAAGAGTAGATGCCTGAATCCCAGCTCTTTTAGCCCATTGTGAGAGAGTCAGCTTTTCCCCCATATGCTCCAAAATTAAGTTTGAACGCGTGTTATTGGCCTGCTCTTCAAAAGTCGCCCATCTGCAATTTTCAGGTTCGTAGTCACCATTCACATCTTTGCGATCAAGAGACATCCCTTCTGGTCGCTCTCCCATGTCAGCATAAAAATTTTCAAAGATTTGCCACCGCTCACAGACTTTGATACCTCGGCCGCCATACCACTTATAGGCGTGATGGGTTGTTTTTTCACATCGTTCCCGCATACCCAGCCATATACGATAAATTGGCGTTTTACTCATACCATGAGGCTTTATGCTACGACGATGTGCGTTGTAGACACAGCCACACGATATTGTCGCCCCGTGATTTAGCTTCCCGTAACTAACTTGGCAGGTGTTACCGCAATCGCAGATGCAATCCCAAAGTCGCCCCTGTTTGTTTGAAATACCGGAATATTTAAGTGCAACCAACTTTCCAAAACGTTTGCCTGCTATATTTACTGGTTGTCCCATTACTACTCCTTACAGCTTTTTGGCACCTTTAAGCAGTGCGCTACGCACGAATTGAGCTGCTTTTTTGATGGTCTCCTCCTGCGATTCGCACACTACCGGCGCATGCCACTCACCAGTGGTGACGTTGAGAATGCGAATTTCATTTGTATCCAGACAAATCGACACATACAGAACCGTGCCGGCAGCCATTTTGATATGCATGGGGAAGATAGGTCGCTTGCCGCGTTCGCTGAACTGGGACATTGCCACATTCAGAACCTCTCCGACATCATCGCCTACCAATCCCTGAACGGACTCAAAAACAGCTCTGATAGCCAGCCTGGCCTCTCGTTCTGTCATCAGCGATCGGGACTGCTCGTCTGCGATGCGTGTCAGCGCCTCTATCGTTTTACGATCTAACTCATCAGCCAGAGATATTTCGCCTAACATTCTGTTTTCCTAGAACTATTTTTCGTGACGTTATTCTGGCATTCCTTCACAGGGGAACAAGAATCAGTGGAAGGTGACGCGATTTGAGATACGGCTCTCTATACGTTCCACATGGCGGTCGATTACTCGCATGATCGAGCGTGCTCTTGCGTCAACGGAAATGCAGGTTTCCGACAGGACGAAAACCTGCAGATCTCCGGATTTGGCCAGAGAGTTAATTTTTGTCAGCTCGCCACACATCAACGAGTCGATACGAGCGACATAAAGGCGATCAAGCGAACCTCTCTGGGCACGTTCATAATCTTGTGCTTTCAAATTCACGCCCGGGCGCAGCCCCGCAATGGCATTAAAATTGGACAACGCGGTCTTGTGGCAAAAACGCTCAATTTCCAGCGCCAGATCAATACATCGTTGGTCATTGGTCTGGCCGACCAAATCGAGCGTATAAGCCATCACATCAGCAGGCGTACGGTCTATTACAAAGCCTTCCGCTCCGCGTGTTATCAGCTCAATATGGCGGGCAACTTCCATCTGCACCTGCAGACGCTCAAAGAGCGGCATTGGATCGCCTACGTTGACTCCAAGCCTTGTCATCAGTGCGCCGACGCCAGCATCCACATACGGAATGCCGTAATGCTCGTCGATAAACTTTGCCAGGGTTGTTTTTCCACTGCCCTGAGCGCCAGTGATCCCAATTCGGTAATCCATTACCACCTTCTGTAAACAATCTGTTGGAAGCCGGGCTCATCCTCCGTTCCCCGTTGTGTATGAGCCGTTAACACAGGAAAGAAGCCGAGATTACGCATCATTTGCCGTGGAAAATGAGCATCACTGTCAGGAACGTCTACGCCCATATGCGATAGCCAGAGTTCCTCGACGTGAGGCAGAAACAGAGAATAGATCTGCGCACCGCCGATAACCCAAACGGGACCATCAAGCTGCATTACATCGTCCATAGTGGCAGGGTAAAAACCATTGGGCATGAACCCAGATGAGCGCGTCAGAACGACGTTGTGGCGCTCCGGAAGCGGGCGCTTAAGACTTTCCATTGTCTTTCTGCCCATGACGACTGTGGCGTTTGTGGTGAGCTCCCTGAACAGTTTTAACTCTGAGGGGCAGCGCCAGGGGAGTTCGTTTCCTCTACCGATCTCATAATTGCGACCGACAGCTGCAATCATCTTCATTGAGACACCTCATACATTACCGGGCGCTGGTGAAAACCAGACAGAGCAGCTCGTAGACGTGACGAACTCACCAGTGCCGCGATCATCAGATCATCTTTATGCGCGGCAAGCGTGCGCTTTATATGGGTTTCGTAATTGACTCCACGTGGTGCCAGGTGCAGCCAGTCATAATCAATGCCGAAATCTCTCAGCCATTTTTTGGTTGCGCTTTCGAGCGCTTCCGGACGGTGGCTGATAAGCACCACTTCAGCACCGGAGCGAGCAAAGCCACGCAACATGCGGCTGGTGGGGAATATGAGCTCATCACCTGCAACGAGAGTGTCTGCGTTTTCATCAGCAGCGACTTTACGATGGCCGGCTCTCGCCAGCACATCTTCAATTTCACATAACACATACATGCCTCTGGCCATATCACACCGCCACTGGAGCCTTAATCCATGGAAGTGGTTCGTAGCCGAAGATCTGCACGCCGTCCCATTTGAAGTCATCCAGCTCTTCCCATTCGTGCGGGAAGACGACGATGGGGTCGGACGACTCCGGATGTTCGCGAGCCAGTAGCTCTTCAACCTGCTCCAAGTGGTTGTTGTAAATGTGAACATCAAAGCCGAAATGGACGAAGGCGCCAGCCATGTGACCCGTAATCTTCGCAATGAACTGCGTGAGGATGCCGTAACCGGCAATATTGAATGGCATACCAAGGAAAGTATCGACACTCCGCTGCACCAGGCAGGAGTTCAGGATACGTTTAGGGATACCAAGCTCATCCAGCATTGGCTCAGAGATACTGCCTCGCTGCTCTATCAGGCAAAGCATCTGGGTATAGATCGATTCATAGCCATGCCGGTTATGCTGGATGCCAATATCGGTGGCCATAGACAAACGGGTCTGGAAATCGAGCTCACGACTCCATACGGATAACACAAAGTGGCAAGGTGGAAGCTTCATATCCTCCAGCTCACCAACATTCCAGGCATTAAGCAGGATGCGGCGATCGGTCGGGTTGTTGCGCAACTGATCAACCATACGTTGTAACTGATCGATTTCACGGGTGATAACGACGCGGTCTTCATTCAGCCCAATGTAACCTTCAACGCGATAACCACGTTCCATGAAGATGTCCTCCTTAAGGCGATACTCACTGTAAGGGACAATCCTGGTGTCCTCCCATCGGCGCCATTGCTTGCCATATACAGGCCCTAAATCGCCATTATCGTCGGCCCAAGCATCCCAGATCTTCACACCATGCTCTTTAAGGAACCCAATGTTGCCTGAACCTTGTAAATACCATTCAAGCTCAACCAGTAGCGGTTTAAGGTTTACCTGTTTTGAAGAAATGAGCGGAACAGCCCCGCCGGTAAGCATGTAGTAGGAAGGCACATAAGAAACGCCAAGCGTACCGGTGCCGGTGCGATCTTCGGAAGGAATGCCGGTATCAACAACGGTCTGAATGACACGGCCATAAGAGCTCGAAGCCAGCTGACCGTTACTGAATTCTCGATTAAGTAAAAAAGACAAGATGACCTCAAATAATAAGTAAGTACATACCTATCATTTTAAACACAGAGAAGACATCCAGGCTAGAAATTAAGTAAAAAAATGGTGGCCACGGGGCCACCAACGCTCAACTTTATCGAAAATAAAGATTGATAAGGATAGAGATAGACAATAGATCACACGTCCATTTCAATATATATTGATAAGTTAGTACTTACAAGGTGTTTTTAACCACTTCATACAGCGAAGATGCCTGTGCTTGCTCAAGGAAACGAGACAGATCGACATCGCTATATGTCGGCGATTTAAGGATTTTTCCATCAGACAGGCGATAGCCGATCATCATGTCAGTGCCGTCAGCATGGCGGAATCCGAGATCATTCTTATCATATTTACAGCTCTCAACGGCAAGACGACGCGCTTCAGCATCCGCCGGCCACAGCTTTGTCATATTAGAACGGTGGATCTCCGCCACCAGTTCCACGACGTCGACGCCAAGGAATTCAGCCAGGCGATACACCATCATGCACGCCACATAGATTTTGTTCATCACGCGGCGCAGATCCTGAATCAGCTCAGCATCACCTACCTTGTTATGTTCAAGTTTATCGGCCAGCGCGGCCAACATAAGCGCAGCTTCTTCTGCTTCATTGAAGGGGATGGCCATATCGTCGAAGACGGTATTTCCAGGCACCATAATGGTATGAATAAAGCGATCAACGCTTTGCTCCTGAGTGTAGTAGCTCATGCCAGTTGATAGCCCACCTTTGATGGCTACCATCGTCCCGACACCCACATACAGGAAGTCCGCCATTGCATCCAGCAATCCCTGCATATCCCCCTTTTTCGCTGCAGGCAGCCCTTCTTCTACCGCCTCTTCATGGATCAGCTTAGCGCGCAGGCGCAGCAGCTCCGGAGTGGGCATTACACGACGCGGGTGCTGAAACAGCTCGTGGAACTGGTCAACCATCTTGTAAATACTCTCTGTCGCTTCTCCAAAACCGGGGTTCAGCTCATATGGCTCTGGTTTGAAGCCCACCAGCTTATCGGTGGCCAGCTTGAGATGGTCGGTCAGTTTCGTTAATTTCATGCTTTATCTTTCCTTAGTGCTTTTTTTCGCGTTCATTGTGGCCCAGAGCGACCAGGCCACAAAATCTTTATCCAGGCTTACAAATCGGCAAACTGGCTTAGGCCTGCGCGATCAACAGCGGAGTCAATCTGGCCAACGAGATAAGTGCTTTGCTCAGCTTCCTGCGGTGCAATCTGCAAGGTGTCGGACAACAGCCATTTGTTCATCCACACCAGCGGTTCATCTTTTATCTCCGGGTACAGTGGTTTCAGGCCAAGACGGCGCATCGCAAGATTGGTTCGGTATTTAACATAGCTTTTCAAGATATCGGCGTTTAAGCCAATCATTGAGCCGTCTTTAAACAGGTAATCTGCCCAGCGCATTTCCTGTTCGGCAACGTCCATCATGGTCTGATAGATGAATGGTTCCTCATCCGCAGCGATCTGGGCCCATAGCAAGCCTTCGCGGCCTGTACGCATAAACCGGAGCATTCGTTCTGTGCCTTCGCAATGAAGCGCCTCATCGCGCGCAATGAAACGCATGATTTTGGTGTTGCCCTCAAGTAATTTCCTTTCTCCAAAAGCAAACGTACAGGCGAAGCTAACGTAAAAACGAATGGCCTCCAGCGCGTTGATGGATACCAAAGTACGGAACAGCTGGCGCTGGAGAGGGTAGGGCTTTCCGTCAAATTCGGAGACGTAGAGCCGTTCGAATTCATCTTCTCCCAGATGCTGGCGCGCGCAGGTCATCTCATAGAGCTTGTCGTACTCTGTAGAGATACTGATAGCCCGGCTGATAATTTCCTCGTCGGTCACAATGCCATCGAAGACAATGCTCGGATCATCCACCATACCGCGAATAATGTGGGTGTAGCTGCGGCTGTGAATGGTTTCAGAGAACGACCATGTTTCCACCCACGTTTCGAGCTCTGGAATTGAAATAAGCGGCAGCAGCGTTGCGTTTGGGCTGCGTCCCTGAACGGAATCCAGCAGAGTCTGGTAACGGAGGTTGCTCAGGAAAATGTGTCGCTCATGCTCTTGCAGCTTCGTATTGAAATCGATGCGATCGGTGGTTATGTCGACTTCTTCCGGGCGCCAGAAGAAGGAGAGCTGTTTTTCGATCAGCTTTTCGAAATCGCGGTACTTCTGCTGATCGTAGCGCGCAACGTTGACAGACTGCCCGAGGAACATAGGCTCTTTGGTTGCGTCGTTAGCGCCCAAACGGAAAGTGGAGTAACTCATGTGTTTCCCTTTGAATGTTATCGGTATTATTAAACAATTTGATTAGATGCACTTCTAAACAAATTATTATCTTATTGGTTAAAATGAGGCATTCAATGAAGTGAAAGGTGGGGATATCTCCCCACGCTTATTAGATTTTGCATGCGCCATCGCACTCATCTTCTGGCTCAACCAACGCAACAGAGGCCAGATCATCGTCTTCACGCTTACCGGCACCATCTCGTGTGTTGTGGTAATAAAGCGTCTTCACGCCTTGCTGATAAGCGAAGAGCAGATCTTCAAGCAACTTCATCATTGGAACCTTGTCGCCCGGGAAGCGAGTAGGGTCATAGTTGGTGTTGGCTGAAATAGCCTGGTCAAAGAACTTCTGAATGATCGCAACTTTGGTCAGATAGCCGCGGTTATCCGGCATATCCCAAAGGTACTCGTACTGATCTTTCAGTGCCGCAAAGTCCGGAACCACCATTTTCACAATGCCGTCTTTGGATGATTTCACGGAAACAGGGCCACGCGGCGGTTCGATACCATTTGTGGAGTTGGTGATTTGGCTGGACGTTTCGCACGGCATCTGAGCTGTCAGGGTAGAGTTACGCAGACCATATTCGCGTATGCGGTCGCGCAGCTCTTCCCACGGCATTTTCAGCTCAAAGGACGTATCAGGGTTAGCGTCAAGCGACTTGCGGTAATGGTCAATCGGCAGCTGTCCCTGGGCATATTTAGTTTGGGAAAACCAATCACATGCACCTTTGGCTTCCGCCAGCCGGCAACTTGCATCAAGCAGGTAATACTGGATCGCTTCAAACGTTTCATGCACCAGCTGGTTGCCGGCCGGATCAGAATAGTTAAATCCGTTCTTCGCCAGATAGTACGCAAGATTGGTAACGCCGACGCCCAAACTACGACGTGCTTTTGCCGGAATTTCCGCTGCGGCCATCGGGTAATCCTGATAGTCGAGTAGGGAATCGAGCGCAGCCACCGCATAGAATGCAACCTCTTTCAGCGTGTCCAGTGAGCGTAATGCCCCCAGATTAAACGCAGACAGTGTGCAAAGGGCGATCTCACCATCGGGGTCATCGGTAAACGCCAGCGGTTTAGTTGGCAGCGTAATCTCCATGCATAAGTTTGACTGGTGAACTGGAGCGACTTTCGGATCGAAGGCGCCGTGTTCGTTCATGTGGTCAACGTTCGCAATATACACGCGGCCGGTAGAGGCTCGTTCCTGCATCAGGGTTGAGAACAGATCAACAGCGGGAACGGATTTCTTGCGGATGCTCTCATCAGCTTCATATTGCAGGTACAGCGCTTCGAATTTGTCCTGATCGACAAAGAAAGCATCATAGAGCCCCGGTACATCATGCGGGCTGAACAGCGTAATATCCTCGTTGCGTACCAGGCGGCGATACATCAGGCGGTTGATCATTACGCCATAGTCCAGATGACGAACACGGTTCTCCTCGATGCCGCGGTTATTCTTCAATACCAGCAGACTTTCAACTTCCAGATGCCAAATAGGGTAGAAAGCCGTCGCTGCGCCACCTCGAACGCCACCCTGCGAGCATGATTTCACAGCGGTCTGGAAGTGTTTCAGAAAGGGGATTACGCCAGTGTGGGTGGCTTCTCCATTGCGGATCTCACTCCCCAATGCACGCAGTCGGCCAAAACCAATCCCAATGCCAGCACGACGCGACACGTAATCGATAATGGCAGAGGACGCAGCGCTGATCCCTTTCAAACTGTCTTCGGACTCAATCAGAACGCAGCTGGAGAACTGGCGCGTCGGGGTACGGACGCCGGCCATGATTGGGGTGGGCAGAGACAATTTGAATGTACTGGTGACGTCATAGAACCCCTTCACCATTTCCAGACGTGTGTTGCCGGCACAACCATCTTCCCAATTCTGGAAAAGACACATACCCACCAGCATATACAGCTGCTGCGGGGCTTCGTAAATTTCGCCGGTGACTCGGTTCTGGACGAGGTACTTACTCGCCAGCTGAACAGTTGCGGCATAACCAAAGAGTTCGTCACGCATGGGTTTGATATACACGCCAAGTTCTGCGATCTCTTCGCGGGAGTAAAACTTAAGCAAATCCTCATCGTAAACGCCGCGGCTGACGTTGCTGACGATATGGTGATAGAAACTTGGGTAAGCGAATTCGCCGAAGGCGTCTTTGCGAATTTTGAACATGTTCAGACGTGCTGCGACCTGGGAGTAGTTCGGAGTTTCAGGCGAAATCAGATCTGCAGCCGACTTAACCAATGCCTCATGAAGCTGCGAAGTTGTCATGCCGTCAAAAATGCTCGCGGCGGCGCCCATGGCTACGGCAGAGGCGCTTACGTTACGTATACCTTCTACCCCCCACATCACGACGCGGTTGTACTTCTCTTCGGATAGCGGCTCTGTGGAGCCATTACGTTTGACAATCCTTATCATGTATCACCCATCAAAAAAGGCCACTAAATGTAGTGGCCTATAGTATTAAATAAGTACTTACCTATCAATTGAGGATTATAAAATCCCTTTAAGAACGTCGCGGACTTGTCGGAACTGGTCTGTCTGCATTCCAGAATATATCGAAGCTATGGCATCAGCCAGGTGCTCATTCTTGGCAACGAGTACATCTTTCCCCGCTTGTTTCCGACGCAACCAAGGGGCATCAGGCTGTTTTGCAACCGCCCACTGGATGATCTCTTCTTTAGATGTGGTCAGTTTATTCCCGACGTAGTGCTTAATTTCATTTGGCGTAACCTGGATAAGTGGCTTATCAACGCAAGCAAGAACGCCGATACACACACCGTAAGAAGTCTGCGCGCGAGAGCTTTGACTACCTACCGGCAGTTCACAAAACACCATATGGGCCTGTTCAATGATTGGCCTGGCGGTGCGCCAGATTTCTTTAGCCCGGCGCAGATCATCGCTGTTTACTCTGACAGTTTTCTTCGTTCCGCCGGCTTTGGTTTCAACCAGTTCAAGGCCATGGATTTCAAGTTTGTCTGTATCCAGATCCAGCGTACCAATGGCCAGCCCGAAGTTGCTCATTGAAGGGTCGACGCCAACTACTTTGATCACTTTACTCATAGAGTTTCCTTACCATGTTGCCCATACCGGGCATTCCATTAATTTCTCTTCCAGGGTTTTAACTGGAGACTTGCGAACGGGCTCTGGAATGCGGCTCACCACATGTATGTTGTCACTGGTCAGCACACCATTTTCTATGTCTGCGTCGATCATGCTCTGCCCGATGAAGTAGGACATGATATCTATCAGCTTACGCGCAACCATTCCGTTAAAACGAAGTACATAGGGGACAGAGAGCTCAACCATTGCCTTATCGCCATCTTCAGTCTCAAAGCTTAATTTGCCTCTTCCTGGAAATGTCTCAAGTGTATCGTAATTGAAATCGATGCCAGCAAATGCCTTGCCTGGCATTGCAACCTGCCCAGCACGTGCATTTGCCAGTCGAGTCAGGTTAGTAAACGCGCTGCTGGTATGCGCCTCTATAGCCCCGTACTGCGCATCATCTTTGATAACCAACTCAGGTGATTCCGGGATCACCACGAACCCAGGCCCAGTGTGTGGAAGATAGCCACCTTCCGAAAATGGGTTGATCAGAATGGGCGCTGTACTTCCTGACGGCATCGATTTCAGACTTGGCATCAACGGGGTCTTGAAAAGTAGATCTTTCAGAGCCGTAAACTGCTCCGTCTCAATATTGAGATTTTGCCAACCGACACCAGGAGCCGCCCCAGCAGCGGTATAGCTGTTAATCAGCCTGAATGACTGCATCACAGCAAACATTTGCAAAAACTGCGTGCGGCTAAGATTAAACGACATAGCTGCGGCCCTCTTTCACTTCCACTGTGATGGTTTCCCGGAACCATGACTTCATTTCTTTGTGAGAAATGATCATCACCGTGCCGCGCTCGCGCGCTTTTGCTTCCAGAATCCCCATCAGACGCTCCAGCCCGGCAGTATCCAGCGCATCGTCAATTTCATCACCGATAAACAGCTCGATGTTCTTGCTCGCGCGGCTGGCCACCAGATCCTGCAGAGCCAGGGAGCACGCAATGCGCACTTTGCGTTTTTCGCCACCTGACAATGTCTGGAAGGTTTTGCTGGCGCCGATCTTGCGCACGCTGATATTGAACTTATCGCGCCACTCGCCCTTCTTGGTTGATTCCATCGTTGACCATTCCGCAACAATGTTTCCGTCCGACAGTGTATTGAGATATTCCGCTGTCTGGGCATTCAGGAAAGGCGTCACGGAGGTCAGGATATGCGAGCGAACGCCGGCAGGAGAGTAGACCTGGCGCGCTTTATCAAGCAGCAGAGCCTGCTCCTGTATATTCTTTAACTCAGTTTTAAGTACACCATAGTTAGATTTATTGGCAGCCAGGCTTTCTTCATGGCGTTTGATGACAGCCAGAAATGGGTTAGTTTCTTTGGTAATGCGATCTACTTCGCTCCGCGCCCGGGCAACCAAAGCTTCTACAGCCACGACTTCTTTTTCCCGATGACGAAGCGTTCCCAGCTCTTTAGTCAGTTGTTCGATTCGGGAAATAATGGCAGACACATCTGGTGTACTGGCGACAAGTGATGATTCAATTTTGAGCGCCTTCTCAAGATGCTCTTGGTATTTAGCCACTGACGTTGCAGATGCCTGCGCTTGGCTGATCTCACTGCGCGCCTGTTCAACAAAACTCTCCTTCACGGTAGACAGATCTTCAACGCAATAAGCCTTGCCACAGGTAGGGCACGGCTCCCCGACTTTGGTATTTACTTCTTCCGCTTTCACCTTGAATGCGCGAGCACGTTGCATCGCTTCCTTCTGGATGTTTTCAGTAATGCGGATGCTGGCGCGTATATCAGTGATCGCTCCACGAACCTTAACCAGCTTGGCGTCGTGTTCTTCTTTGGACGCAAGTTTTTCCCGCTCTTTACCGATAGCATTTTCAGTATCGCGGATCTGCTCTGGCAGACTGCGCAACTCCATTTCGACCTCAGTGAGCGTGACTTCCGCTCCAACCAGATCGGCACGGGCGACATCAAGCCGTTCGCTGCGGTCTCGCTCCCAGGCTTCAGAGGAGGTTTTGGCAGACTCCAGCTCATTCTGGGCCGATTCAACCAGAGACAAGCAGGCATCCATCTTGGTTTTAGTGGTCTCCATGCGTGCGGCAGCTGCGTTGGCTCGTTCGCGAGCAATCGCGTAGGCTTTGGTGAGACGATCGACGCCGGCAGCCTCTTCTACGATGGTTTTGAGGTTTTTATCCGACATGCCAGGCAAATCAGGCATCGCCTCCTGACTGGCATAGATCGATGCCATAAATACTTCTTTTGACGCACCGATCAGTCGCTCTACAAACTCCTGGGTGAGCGAATCTTTACCCTTTGTCATGTCGCCGTCTTCGCCACGGACGATAAGCCGGTTTTTAAATTCCTTATGCTTGCGGTGGCGGATAATGGCGTAGCGTTTACCTTCGTCTTCAATGGTGACTTTTACGCGACAGTTCTTCTCATGGCCCGTAGAGAGAACGTCGTCACCTTTAACACCATGGGATGTCTCGCCATAAATACACCACATCAAACTATTCATGAGGGTTGATTTACCAGCGCCATTGCTGGCGGCCGATGAGTCCCCGGCATTAACACCCTGGATGAGCACCAGCCCACGCTGATCAAGCTCGACCTTGGCGTTTGCCAGCGCCATGAAGTTTTCCACTTCGAGCGTTAAAAATTTCATGCTTTGCCTCGAATTGCTTTAGTCAATTTCTGCCCTTTGCGAAGGCGGTATTCCGTATGTGCCGGGAAGGAGTTGCGTGACAGGAGGCCACGTTTCGTTAGTTGACCAAGGTAAAACGCCTGTGGGTTTCCTTCTGGCGGATAGGGCTTCTGGAATAAAACGGGCTTCCCGCTTTCAAGCCGTTTAATCATCTGGATGAAATCCCAGAAATTATTGTGGGAGGAAGTCACTACACCGCCTCCGCACTTTCCGCTTCGGTGAGGATCTCCTGACACAAGGCATTCAGTTTGGTTAGGTCAAATCCACCGTCTGTGTCATGAACGATTTTGCAGTAAGCAGAAACAGACTCGCCAAGGCTGTCGATTTTGCTGGTCTCTGAGGTGCTGGCAGTACCCTCCATCATTGAGCCCTTGCGGATGAAGTTGCATACAACACCTTTCGCTCCCATGGACTTCAGGACGTTCTGCAGCTTGATGCCTTCCTCATCGTTTTCGACGACGGCCCGGAAGCGCACGTAATTGCCGCGTATCTGCCTGTCATCCACATCGTCTTCCAGGTTTACGAATTTCGGCGCCGAGGTTTCGAAATGACTGAACGAGCCGTCAGGGTTCACAATCATGTAGCCCGCCAGCGAACCTACGTCCCCCCAGTTTTGGTGCGTCAGCGCGCCGACACTGATAACTCCGGGGATCACCTCCTTGTGGTTGTGGTAATGGCCGGACAGCACCAGGCGAAAGCCTATGTCTTTCAGCTCCTGCGCATCGATGCCAACATCAGGCATTGTGGGGATAGCTTTGTTGATGGCGGTATGAATCACGACGTCGTGCAGATCCCCGTCAAGCCGCGCACGAAGTGCTTTCAGGTCACTAATTAACTCGGCGTGGTTGTTTCGCCAGCTCACCATATGGACTGTGACGTCACCCAATTTGATGCTGTGTGGCTTACGGCCGCAGACGATCTGTACACCAATCGACTTCAGCGCCGCAGCGGCGTTAGCGCTGTAGACAGAGTCGTTTGTTTCGAGGTCATGGTTGCCAGCCAGCATCGCAACGCTGAGCCCCAGATCTTTGACGATCCACTCATAGGCATCGGAGACGTAGTTGAGTACGGTAGGAGATACGGTTCCGCGGACGTGGAATGTGTCGCCGGCCACCAGCATGTGGCTGCAGCCCGCTTTTTTCATAGCGATGGCCGCTTCTTTTGTGGCCTCCAGCTGAATGGCCAGCCGAGAGTTGAGACCATCTGCATCGGTCGTCGAGAATGAATCCCATTTGTGGTAATGGGGATCGGAGATCACCCCATATGGCAACGTCATGTGTATTTTCCTTTGTGGTTATTTTGATATAGATTCTAAGCATGTAAAACAGGCCAACAACCAAGTAAACACGGCACATTAGAAAATCTACAGGCTGGATATTATGGCAAAACAGATAAGTAAGTACATACCTATCATTATAAATTAGAGCGAGTCACTTGAGTAAGATCTAAGCTACTAGCATGGCCTTGCTGTGAGCTCGATTCCATAAGTACAAGGTGAAAATGCATGATGATTTATGTGAGAGGAGTCTGCTATGAGTGAGGAGCAAATCACATCGAAAGATTGGATTTCACCTTCGATTCAGTTATCCGAGAACCACATGAATTAAAATATATAATGTTCCGTTACAACCTATTGATTTTGCATTGGCCGCTAGTAGAAGGCCATTTCTGGTCAGCTATAAGGGAAAAGTATGCTGGAAAGTACTCCTGTACCCATAAGTCGACATCGGCCAGTCACGAGGAAATGGATATCATCAGTCAGGAAAGACTAAATTTATAAGCCCACGTTAGCGTCGGCTTTTTGATCCAAACCCCGTAACGACAAAAGTTGTAAATTATAAAATTGCTGAGACAACATCGGACAAGTATATTCTCCTACAGCAGCCGGGCGGGTGCGCCGGTAAAAAATCTCATCAAGGTTATCCTCCATGAACGTTATGTATTATTCGATCGCAGGGGCTATCGCTTTTGTGACCATTTTAACGGCCCTAATTGTTAACGCGAAAAAACTGAAAACAGCTAGGGCTGATTCTGCCGATAAGGCAGCACAATTGGCGCGTTATGCCGCCATTATTGATGCCGAAGATGAAGCGGCGCGCATCGTGGCTCAAGCGAAGACGGAAGCAGCCAACATCATTTCGGTAAGCGAAACAGATGCGAAGTTTGTTAGAGACTTAGCCAATGCGGTCTTAGAGGATGCCCGAACGGCTGCTGAAAAACTCAGTAATGAGACTCAGCAAACCGTTGCCAAGCAGCTCGCAGAAAAAGATGAAATTGAACAACAGATCCAAACTTTGCGCGCTTCTTACGCAGATAAGAAAATCACGTATGACGAACTGGAGTCTGCGCTCTCTATCTACAAAGAGGATATGGATTTTGCAGAAATGGGCTTCTACGCGCCACATTTCGATTTCGATACATCGGAACTATTCCAGGCATCTATCCGTAACAATCGACAACAGCAGAAAGATTTGCTTCGTAACAAGACCACTTTTGGGGCCATCTACTGCACCACAGAATGGACGGTAAGTGGTTCAAAGGCCGAAGGGAATAAAATGACAACGCGAGGTATCAACCTGACGGCCAGAGCCTTTAACAGTGAATGCGATGCAGCCATTGCCAACGTAACATTCAAAAACATCAACACCATGGAATCACGCATTTACAAAGCTTTTGATGTATTGAATAAACTCAATGAAGTTAACCAAATCTACATTAATCATGCCTTCTTGGATCTTAAGCTGACCGAGCTGCGTTTAACTTATGAATACCGAGCCAAAAAGCAGGAAGAAAAAGAAGAACAACGTGAAATCCGCGCCCAGATGGCCGAGGAACGCAAAGCCCAGTTAGAGATTGAGCGCGCTATTCGTGAAGCTGAAGAAGAAGAACGCCGCGCCCAGAAGGCCCTAGATAAAGCTCGGAAAGAAATGAATGAAAAACTGGCGAAAATGACTGCCGCTCAGGCCGAAAAGTATCAGGAGAAAATCGATTCCTTGCAAGAAGCGCTTACCGAAGCTGAGTTGAAAGGATTAAAAGCACTTAGCATGGCGCAACAGACCAAGCGGGGCCACGTTTACGTTATTTCCAACATCGGCTCTTTTGGTGAAAATGTCTTTAAGATTGGTATGACACGCCGCCTTGATCCTCAAGACCGAGTTGACGAGCTGGGCAGTGCATCTGTGCCGTTCCTGTTTGATGTTCATGCTATGATCTTCAGTGAAGATGCTCCGGCATTGGAATATGCCCTACACCAACATTTCGCTGAAAACCGCACTAATCTGATCAACAGACGTAAAGAATTCTTTAACGTTAGTTTGGAAGACATCAAAGCAGCCGTGTTTGATGTGGCAGGTGATGATGTGGACTTCATTGAGACGGCAACCGCACAGCACTATCATGAAACAGTGGCAATGCGAAAACAAAAAGCTGATGCCCTTACGATGCCCGTAAAAGTTGAGAAACAGCCACGTTTTGCAGAAGCTCTCTAATCCCCGGAACGACAAACCGCCTTTTTGGTGGTTTTGTCGATTTTCATAGCTTTTAGAAGGTACGCCTAGAGCTGTCGATTTAGAGAGTTCGTACTTCATGGCTAACTTGCTGGTATCTGCAATGTCGGCTCATTGAACAGAACAGACAAGCTTTGGTGTGAGAGTTGCTAGCTCGAATTCATGCATCAGAAAGGGCATATCAGCCAGAGTAATCTCTCTTGAGTAAAAATCGTCCATATATCACTCCCTTGGCTTCTCAGATGCATTCTAAGCTACGCTATTTTGTATTCGCGTAAAGACCCATTTGTTCGCTTAGGGTTCGTCAGAGAGCTTCTGACGCGCATTTGCGATGCTAAAAACTTCTGCTTTTGGCCGAGGGTCGACTAAATCGAGTTCTTCTTCGCTGTGATACTCGATATCAAAGTCCCGTTTGATGTGTCTGATGTAAATCGCTGTGAGCAGGCTGTCTTCTTTCAGGAAGTGGCCATAGGATCGGCGGATCACTTCACCCACTTTTTCGATCTTCTCTCCGCCCATACAGAGGTGATTGAATCGACTGTGCTTTCTCAGCATCTCATCAACTGGCCCAGAGTAAACTTTATCCACGACACCGAATCGAAGGATCTTCGCAGTATCAGCTTCAACCAGGCAGACAATTTTCCCCTCGGTCAATCTGTCACGCCAGGTAACGCCTGAACGCATAGTGTTGAAGTAGGGGGTATCCAGACCGATGATCGGTTTTCGAAATGCCAGCAGCGGTACGTATCTAACACAGCTGTTCAGGTGGAAGTTAACGCCGGCGTCACGCAACTTGAGTCGTGTCTCGTTGATGTTGCACTTCGAGGCTATGCCACACAGGCTGCAGAGAACCTTCTCGTTGCTCAGTGTGGAGTTTGATTCTATGGTGTAGGTTCCGTCTTCAAGACGGCGTACCCAACGTGTGTGTTTTAAGTCCATGTTCTCGTTTTAGTGATTGTTGACCGGAACCACGATAGCTTACTAGGCACACCTGTAATCGCAAATGCCTGTTTTACTTATCCACTTATCCACTGGATAGATCCCAATAATAAGATCCCTATAACAGATCCCCAAACAGATCCAAAGAGATCCCCGATCGCCGCAGGCCGCGCCACGCCTGGGCTAAGGACTGATCCGTGTATGCTGTCAGCGGTAAACGATATGCTGTCAGCGGTACAGTATATGCTGCCAACGGTTTTGTGTATGCTATCAGCGGTAATTGACGTATGCTGTCAGCGGTTAGAACCAAAAGGTATCCACATGTCCACAAGAAAGAAAATAGAGAGCGATATCAAAGAAATACCTGAAGACAACGAAATTCCTGAGGAAGAAGCTCTCACTTTGTACACAGGTGATTTAGTTCCTAACAGCAACAACACGGTGCAGCCAATCGCTTTAATGCGTCTTGGCCTCTTCGTGCCGACACTCAAAGGAACGAAGAATAGCTCTCGCAACAAGTCCAACATGATCGACGCATCCAGAGAGCTTGTCCAGCTGGAAGTCGCGCGGTCAGAGGGTTATTCAAACATTAAAATCACCGGTCCTCGACTGGATATGGATCATGACTTCAAAACCTGGGTTGGTGTTGTTCGCTCTCTGGCTGAATACGGCGAGCCAACCGGGCGCGTTGAGCTGAGCATCACGAAGTTCGCCAAGTTCTGCGGCTACCCGTCTTCGCAGATCCGCAAAACCCTGCGAGACCGCCTGACAAACAGCCTGCTCAAGATCATGCGCACGACGTTGTCGTTCCAGCGCACTCATGAAGAGAAGAACGTCGACGACACCAACAAGATATCCCTGTTGATGGTTCACCTCATAAACAGCGTTGATTACAACGAGAAGAAAGACTCCATTGTCTTTTACGCTGAACCTAAGCTGTCTGAGCTCTATCGCTTTGACCATAAAGTTCTGCTGCAGTTGAAGGTCATCAACAAGCTCCCGCGCAAAGAGACGGCCCAGGCGCTGTATACTTTCATCGAAAGTCTTCCTCCTAAGCCGGCACCGGTATCTCTTGCCCGGCTGCGCGCCAGGCTCAATCTGAGCACGCGCAACGTCAGTTCGCAAAACCAGACTATCAGGAACGGATTGAAGTCACTGCAAGAGCTGGGCTATCTCGAATATAGCGAGGTTAAGCGTGGCCGTTCTGTCTACATCCAGATCCACAGTCGTAACCCAAAACTGAAAGTAACATCGAGCAAACCTGAGAAGCCAGAGGCGCCTAAGCAGGCAGAAGAAGCGAAGGGTGAAATTGATGCGAAACAGAACCTTAAAAACAAAATTTCTGAGCTATCGCAGAACCTGACGCCAGAGAATATCAAGCTGATCGAGATACTCACCAATAGCCTCAAATTGCTTTGATACGCTGTCAGCGGTTCAACATATGCTGTCAGCGGTTCTTTTGTCTCAATGTATGCTGTCAGCGGTAAAACGTATGCTGTCAGCGGTACATTTCCACTATCTGTGGTCTTTATAAATCGACATGGCCAATGTCTAAGAGCAACTGCTGCCCTATGAATGTATGCTGTCAGCGGTGAAAGATATGCTGTCAGCGGTAAAACGTATGCTGTGAACGGTATAAGGTATGCTGCCAGCGGTAATTCACTGGCAACGTATGCTGTGAGCGGTAATTCAGCACTGAATTAGATATCCTGAAAACGGGCGACGCAGTCGTTGATTTGCGCCAGGCCCGTGTAGATAACAATATGGCTTCCCCAGTGGTCACTAACCTGCTAACCTGCATGAATGCTAGGTTAGTGGTTACTAACAAATGTTATTCCATCACGCTTAAAACGCTCTGCGAAACATCGGTTAGTGGATCTGCTTGAGCAAACCCCAAAGCGTTTGTGCTTTCGATGTGAGTTTCCCGGTTTCAGGATCAAACATGCGCCATTCCCGACGCTGGTGGATGATGTAACCGTCTTCGCGTTCCAGACGCTCCAGCATGTCCGGTTTTCGGAAGCCTTTCGCTCTCCAGTAGCCGCTTGTTTTCTCAATCTCCAGACCAGTCATTGTGAGAGCCATTAACCAACCTCCTTACATCCGTCGAAAAAGAAACTTTGGTCTTTGCTATGAACGCCGTAGACGTCGTGGGATTTGTTGTAGATAAGCTTGTCCTCGCCAACGCCAACCAGTTTACCGTTGCGTTTAGCCAGATATGGAGATGAGAGAACCTCATCGCCGCGGACGACATAGAACTGCTCTCCGCTATCAACGACCAGCGCGCCGAAGTCAGCTTTAGTAGGTCTGCTGATTTGATCATTTTTCACCAGCGATACGGTCATATCGCATTGGTAAATCCGGGTATCCGCCAGCAGAGAAAAGGAGAGGGCGGCCAGCAGTAGCGTTATTTTTCTCATACCACTATCCCTGTGTAGACCTGTGCTGTAGAGGTGATGACCAGCACCAGTGCGAGCATGTTCACAGTGGTTCCGTTGACAGGAGACAGAGCTTTCTTGAGTGTCCCGATCATCAGGCAGTCCAACATAAACAGTATTGAAAAGATGAGTAACAGGATATATATTTATATCTTCATAATAGGTAAATACTAACTTATATATTTTGAGCTGTAAATGGCTCCGAAAGAGCGATAAGGCCTGGAACTACCTAAAGATGGCCAGTCCAGAGCCATTCACCATAAGCAGTGGCTAAACATCACTGTCAGTACTGGCCGATATCCAAACTAATATTCTCATGTGTTTCTCCTTTTTGGTGTATGTACTTACTTATTATTCTGATCGAGAGAAGGGGAGCAATCGTCCTGTTCAGGTGATGGCTCATCTATTAGAGCAATGACCTCGCGCAGCTGAGCGGCCCATTCAGGCTCAGGTAAGCCTTGTGCGATTTCTGCGTCGATAACATCGAGCGCGGCATTGGCCGCATCCCAGAGTCTCTTCACTTTGATTCTTCCTTCACCAACCACCAGGCGTCTAGGATGGCTACCCGGTAACTACGTGGCACTGTCACATTTGACGTTGGAATTGGGATTAATTTCATATTAGTAACCAAGTTGTTTTCTTATTGGTGATAATAAACAAAATATAAAGGCGTCCAATGGACGCCCTGTGATTACGCTTCTTCTGTTTCGGCTGAAGCAGACTCTTTAGCTCGACGTTCGTCGATGGTCTGTAGCGCCGCAATGATCTCCGGAAGGGGCTTATCACGATACATATCGACGATCTGCGATTTGGTGTACTTCTTGTCGCCAATCTCTACGCGGCCGCTGGCATTTTTTGGCAGGTATCCTTCTTCGAGCATGTGCTCAACCAGTGACTCGATAACGTCCAGACCGCGGGTCGGGTCGAAGTAGAATTTCCATGAGCATTTACCGAATGGCGGTGCCACTTTGTTTTTGATGCACTCGGCGCCCACGTCCTGACCGATCTTATCTTTGCCATCCTTCATGACAGAAGCGCCAAGACGAATACGTACTGAGGCGTAGAACTTCGGAGAATCACCACCAGGAGAGGTGGTCGGATCGCCAAACATCACGCCGATTTTTGTACGAACCTGGTTAAGGAAAATAATGCAGGCATTGTACTTGCGCGCCCAGAGCGCCAGCGTTGGAAAGTTGGCGCTCGTAGCACGAGCTAGGGCCGTATTGTCGTTCATGTTTAGCTGATCTTTATCCTTCGCTGTACCTTCCGCCATTTTGTCGAACTTCTCGGCTTTGGAGTTTGGCACCATTGACGCAAGAGAGTCGGCAACGATGCAAATAGGGGCGTCTGCGGGGATCAGCTCTTCGTCTCGCACCAGTTTCAGGATGGTGCCGATCAGCTCAACCGATTCTTCGAACGTGTCCGGCTGCTTATAGACCCACTGGCCGTCATCCTCATCCGCATTCAGGCCGTTTGCCACCGCCAGACCAACATCAAAGCTGTTTTCGTGGTCGAGGAATACAGCCAGACCCTCCTGTTTCTGAGCGGAGACCATGGCGGCCGTCGCCAGGAAGGTTTTACCAGCACTTGGCGGCCCAAAGATCTCAACGATACGTCCGCTTGGGAAACCGCCGTCATAGCGCCCGGAGATGGCTTTATTCAGCGGAGGGAAGCCGGAATCAATCCAGTGTGAAACCTTTTGGATCTCATCATTGCTGCCGATTTTCTTTTTTAACGCCATTGCCAGTGCTGATTTTCCTTTTGCCATTCTTAGGCTCCTTTTGTCTCGTTGATGCGTTTGGAAGCGGCGGCTTCATCAAACTTTATTGCGTCGTGGTTGAGGTGTTTGGCCATGCGGGAGAGGATCTTGACGACCTGTTCGCTAATCAGCCCGTACTCTCGCTCTGTCACGCTCATGCCGGCCGCGCCTAGAATGCGCGGTAGTGCAACAACTGCATGTTCTCCATGGAAGAAGACAATCTCCTTTGCCAGCATCGTAGGCGTGGTCGTATTGCCGTTGATGAGTGATTTCAACATCAGCAGTACCTCTCAAAAGGCAAAACGAACACATCCAGATCTTCCAGGAATGACCGGAAGTTCAGCTCGTGGCAGAGCATTTCGAAGGCTTTCAAATCACGTGCGCCTTTTATCTTTTCGATTTCGCTGGGTGGGAACTTGGTATCGATGAGGTTCATCAGCGTCATGTTGCGTTTGAAGGCTTCCAGCATCCGGCAGCCGGTCTTCTCGTTGAAGGCATTTTTGGCCAGTTTGTTGAATGCCGTTTTGTATCGGCCTTTATTGATGACGATCGAGCCGTCGTTAATGCCGCGCACCATAGCGGCGACGCTTCCCCATTCGTGCAGCAGCTCCTTGGCGCCACCGTCACCAATTCCGCCTACACCTTTGATGTTGTCGGAGGTATCCCCCTGCAGAGCTTTGGCTTCGAGGAAAGCACGAGGAGTAGGCAGGCCGATCAGTTCTGGGAACTGCTCAAAGTTCACCTGCTTGTGTTTGGCGTCTTCACGAAGGCTCACCCAGCTGACTTTTTCTCGAACCAGCTGCAGCCAGTCGCCGTCGCCGGTGAGCAGGTAGATATGATCGACCGTTGGTTGTGGCGCAAGACGACCAACCAGCATCCCCGCCAGGTCATCGGCCTCAGCGTCTTTGGCGATCAGCTGGTTGACACCAAGGGCTGCCATCATTTTCAGGATGTAAGGCTTCTGGACTGCAAAGCCTTCTTTCATCTTCTTCATTTCCGGATCTTCATCGCGATTTGCTTTGTAATCCGGGTAATAGTCGCGACGCTTGTCGCTAAAGCCGTCCCACAGGATCATGGGGCGTGCGTGAAGAATGGACGCATAGCGACGAACGTTTTTGACGAAGCCAAACACCGCCTGAACTTCCATTTCGCCGTTATGTAATTTGTCAGATTGCTGGTGGTAATAGCCCAGGCTGTTACCATCCACTAAGAGATAATTCACCGGAAAACTCCTTCCAAAAAGTAAGGCGTCCGTAGACGCCTTAACAGTCATGGCCTGGGATTAAAGCGATTCTAATTCCGCCAGCAGATCGTCAAGACCTTCATCGTCATTAGAGGTGCTGGTCGCGGCTGCAGTGGTAGTGGCGGCAGCAGCTGATGCTTTAACTTCTTCCGGCTCTGGTACGAACTCTGCCTCTGCGGCACGTAAGATCTCTTCGTCTACCAGAGATGTTTTTGCTGGTTCCGGGGTAGAGGTCGTGGCTACAGCAGCTGCACCTTCCGTATGGCCAGTGATGGTGCCAAAACCAGGCAGAGTAGCTGCGCTGGCAGCAGCTGGTGAGGAAATAGCAGCGGTGGCGGCGGCAGGTGCAGCAATACCAATGAGACGCCCCATGGTGCGAACGGTGGACAGCAGACGAGTTTCATCAGCCTGATTGGCGTAAGCGATCAGGTCATGCTGGGTCGACCACAGTTTTTCTGGGATATCGCCCTTGTAGACTTTACGTTTTGGGGATACGTCGTACTTGGTATCGCGACCGGAGCCGGTGCGTTTGATCAGGAATGCATAGCCTTCTTCTTTGCTTAACGGGTTGCCGATATCATCTGCGATATCCTCAGACATCACTTTGCAGATATCGTCGAACACAGTGGACGGGAGCTCAATCAGCTGGCATTTTTCTGCGTCGCCAAAGTCTTCACGAGCTGAAAGTACGCCATTGACCAGGTAGCGTGGAGTAGCGCGCATTTGGCCGATACGCTCTTCCATTGCCTTGTTGCCTTTGTAGCGAGCGCGACCTTCCATCACCATCTCACACAGCTGACACGCACGATTGTGGGTGTGCTGTTCGCAGATATAGGCAGTGGTAACTTCTTTGCCCTCCTCATTCTGATGCTTAACGTAGTGCATACCGAAAGTCTGGAAGAACACACCGTTCTGATCGTCCTTGTTAGGGAAGATGCGCAGATAGTTATTACCGTCTTTCAGACGGGTTAGGTCGACGTTATTGCCTCGTTTGGAAGCAATATCGCCGCGGGTCTTGTTAAGCAGATCAAGTAATGACTTAGACATGTATTTCTCCTTGTTGTGATTATGGCCATGGGCGCTTTGCGCTTGGGGCATTCGCTTGTTCGTGGCTCTTAAAAGCGTACATAATAATAGATCACTACTTACTTACTATCTATCAAAAAATTATCGGGTGGCGGTGAAGCGTTCGGCGCCCAGTCGTTCAATCTCTACGATGGCCATTTTCGAGGCCTGCACGATCATGTCTCTACGGTGAGAGAAGGCAGTGACAGCGTGCTTATAGATGTCAGCAATCAGACGCGCGTCATCCAGTTTTTGGCGCTTCGCAAGGTATTGTGGGCTTGTGCGAACCTTGGCTTCCAGTACCGATTCATTGAACTTTATTCCGTTCATACTCAAGTTCTTACGTTCAGTGTTGTAGATTTTTGCCTCTATGGCATCGAGGGAGAGTTTAGCATCTGCAACCTCTCGTTCTGCGCGCGCTAGTCTTGCGCCGTACTCCATCAACAGCCTCGGTTGCTGCCGCCAGACCTCTTCCAGTTTGTCGCGATCGAACTCCAGATCGGTCATGATTTTTTCGTAAATTTCGGTGCTCATTTTGTTAAGTATCCACTTACTAAATTGTATCAATATTACCATGAAGAAATCAGCTGGTGGAACATGTGTCGTGAGGGTGTGGAGGGGCTTATAAATGGAGTGTGCAAACAAAAAACCCGCCGTTTGGCGGGTTATATTTTGTGAATTTAGTTATTTCCCAATGACCCGGCCATTGCCGCGTATTTAATCTCATCTTCTGGGATTTCGGGGTGAAGCTTGATTTGCCGAATAACATAGGCAGGGACTTCGTCGCCCCAGAGTTTCGCCGCATCTTTGCAAATCTTATAAGCTAAATCTCTATGTTCAAAAGCATAGGCTTTACCATAGGCGTATTGTTGACAGTTGTGTACATATGCACCAAAGTCGCCATCCTTGTCTGGGAAGGCGCATCCGGAAAGTATTAGTGAGGTAGCGACGATGGCTATGCCTTTAATCGTGCGGGGCATTATTTTTTCCTCAAAATTCAGGTTTCATCTGCTCAGGAAATTTCTTAGATGAAGCGTAATAGCTCCCAAGGGTATAAGCCTTTAACTGCTGTTCAGTGTCGACTCGACATGATGTGTTATAACAAGCACCGCTGATCATCCCATAAGCTGCAGCCTTTTTGTTTAAGTCTGCCTTTGCTTCTTCGATGCTGTTCTTGCTCATTGTCACGACGCATCCTGAAACAATCGCTTGGGCCTTGCGGTCGTCCATGTTCAAAATCACCGTGTTGGCCTCTTTACTGTATCCATTATTCTTGTAAACATCGGCAGCGAACTCACGACATTCAGTGTAGTGCGGGCTTGTTTTGACCTCATCATAATTCGGTATCTTCATGCCAGCACAGCCAACCATTATGAAACTCATCCCCGTTATTAGCGTTTTTTTTATCATATCCCTAACCCAAAGGCTCCGTTATGAGAGTGTGTAGTCCAGTTAAGTACCATTGTTGGTGCTACAAATATGTTCCCAAATTCACGAGAATAAACAAGAGCATCCCTTGAAAATGTGTGGCTTTATGTCTCAATTCTGTTAGAACGGGGTAAATTTTAAACTGATTCCAAAGAATGCCCCGCCATAGGGCGGGGCATTCTTTATGCTACTTTTTTACCGAATATGTTTGATAGAGTGACTCTGGTCTGCCTCTTAAGCCGGTATCTTCTGACGTCGCCTATCTTGCTCACCTCCATGAACTCCTTGGCCACCTTCAGGACAAGACGGGCACGGAACGCTTTAAATGAAGCCAGCTCTTCTTCTGGTTTGTCAGATTCATAAATCTCCAGCAGATATTGGCACGCCTTTGGATCTTGCGTTTTTAATGCCAGCGCACGCGCGCATTTCCGTAATCGACAAATAGGATCGGCGCCATCCTGCTTTGCAAACGCCAATGTCAAATCGAGCGTGACTGGGCAGTCAATAATTTCCCAGAACTGGGATCGCAGAGTGGCTTCAATCGCCTTATCCTGAAACTCCTGTGGTATTGCTGTGAGCTCTTGTGCAATTTTATCCGCTGCGCTCATGTGTTTTCCTTTACTCATTTGTTAATAGTCTCCGCTACCTCTGCCAGAATGGCTTCCAGCTTTTCTCCTTCCTCTGGACGGAAGTACAAAATATTCGGGTTAAACCCATAGAACACGGTCACGTCCAGGTCTGGCAGATATTCTTTGCGCCCAACAAGATCGGATGGCTTGCTCTTGTTATTAAACAGCGATGTCGCCCGACTGCCGCACGTCAGCACGTAAGTTGGACGAACCAGATTTATCTCTTCCCGCATAAAGTCGATAAACTGGCCGATCTCATCTTTGGTGTAGTCTTTTTCCTTATCCTTTACCTTTTTACACACGCCTGTGACATACAAATCACCCATACGCAGGTCACCAGAAACCAGCAACTTGGCTTTGAAGTCATCGTAGCCGTTCTCCATGAAGTAGCCGGTACGTGCATCATTGCCATTGGCATTGTCGAGTATGACCATAATTTTTGGCTTAATGCCGATGCTTGGTCGTATCAACTCATCGCCCAGGCCCATTTCTGCGGCCATGCGAGTCATCAGCACATTGACCTCTGCAGAGCGTTTTGGGTTCATTTCAAATGGGCGTGAAGCTTTCACCGCATCGATCACCAGATTGCCCATCAGCTCTGCCTGATCGCGCAGACGTTCCGGATCGGTCGCCGGCATACTGCCAGGTTCAATAGAGGCGAATGCACCAACCTTTTGTAGAGACTCACGTACTCGGCTGTTACAGGCTCGCTTCTCGACCGCTTCCTCAAATTGCTCAAGTGACTCGAATTTGCCGCCAACTT